TTACCGAACAACTTGATGGGTATTTAAAATCGACCCAAGCTCCATACCCAAACACAAAAGTTATTCGTCCCTCCCAAATTCATCTTTGCTCCCGTTGGATTGTTGGAGATATTTTAGGGGTAGTTCCTTTCGAACCAAAGAGTGCTGTTCAGCAGCGTGTTCTGGATAATGGTTCTTACGTCCACAAGCGAATCCTTCAGAAGTATTTGCCGAGGATGGGTATTGTTTCGCACATCCTGGATATCAAGAAAGGTGAAGTAAAACCGTTTATCGAAGTTAGTTTGCGTGATGATTCTTTATGGATGAAGGGAAGCCCAGACGCAATTATTTTAAATCCAAACGATGGACTTGCCTACGTCTTTGAATTGAAAAGTATGCGGGATGGAGAATTTAGAATTTTAGAAGAAGCGAAGTGGGAACACATCCTTCAGTTGCATTGTTATTTTTATTTGACGAACCTCTCCCAAGGAATTTTATTTTACGAGAACAAAGACAACCAGCAGACAAAAGAGTTTGTGATTCAGAAGAGCGACTTGGTAATGAATGATATTTTAAATAAAATTAGTTTGGTTCAGAAGGCTGTGATGGAAAAGAATTTAAATATTCCGTGCGATAATACAGGCACAAACGCTTGTAAATGTTCCTCATTACTGATATAGTTGATGATATGAAACTCTTCCACCATTCTCGCAAGCTCGTATACGATACAGAGACCGGAGAACTTCTAACATTTGAAGAGTTTGAATATAAAAAGACAATGAAAGAATTGGAAGAGAATAACAAGAATTTAGTTTGCGTTTTGTGTGGTGAATTGTGGGAACCTGGATACAAGAATCTTTGTGAATGCGGTGGATTTTGTACATGGGGAGAATCTAAAGGGGCACAACCACTTTCTTGGAATGAAGATGGCACTGCCAAAGCTCCGCCGAAAGGAATTTCATGAATAAGAAAATTTCAAAGTTGTATCTTGATTGGCCGACCTACCTGCAACTCATCGACCAGTTATCAGAGAAGATAAATTGGAAGGAAGAAAAGTTTGAAAGTATTGTTGCTATCAGCCGTGGCGGAAATATTCCAGCTACGATTCTTTCACATAAAGCGGGAATCCCTTTGGTCGTCTTGAACAAAACTGGGATGATTTATGAACGCGGAAAGTTTTTAGTTGTGGATGAAATTGCCCATACAGGTTCGACATTGGCGAACATCAATTACATGTCCCAAGGGGCAAGTAGAAAGTACCATCCCCTGCAATACGCAAGCAAGGATTTCAAAACTGCTACGCTGCATTATAGGAAGGAATCGAAAGTGAAGCCGGATTATTTTGTCGAAACAACTGATAAGTGGATTGTGTACCCTTATGAGCAAGCCTGATATTATTTGTAAGTGTGGACACCTTCAACATTATGATAAATATTATCCTTTTGCACTTCTTGCTGGGACTTGTAGCACGGCTCCATGTAATTGCCGAGAATATACACCCGACAATCTTACCCACATCGAACAATTAGCGAAGCAGAAAGGACTTGTATGAAAAAAATCTATAATACGACGGTAAAGACCAAAGCGAAACACTATAAGAAATTTTCAGATTTGGTTGGGAAGCAATTCATCCACGGCGGAGATAAATACAAATTGAATGGATTTTCTGACCGCGAAGCCACGGATGTTATTAGTTCGGTGTTCGGAGGGGAGCTTGGGGATCAGTGGATTTTGGGTACAATTTTAAAATATTTGTTTCGATGGAATAATTTTCATCGAGAGAAGGATATTTTAAAGATGGCGACTTATTTGTATCTCCTTTGGGTCAAGCAAGGATTTCATTTACAAAAAGCACACGATGAAGATACTAAAAGGATAAGTAAGTGAGAAATCCATCCAAGCGCGAAATAGAAAGATTTCGAGATATTGAAAATCAAGGCGCTTGGAGTCTACCCTCCGAAGCATTACACAAAGCTCTTCCTTGTGATGGTTGTGGGAGAATGCCTGTAGTTAATCCGCGTTGGTTGATACGGGACAACCCCCGTTATGGTGCAGGAAGAAAATACATTCTTGGTTGTCCCTCTGCTATGTGGGGAGGGGCTGAAGTATACGAAACTTTAATGGAAGCAATTGAGAACTGGAATTACCACGTTGAGTTTGGAGGACATAATTGTGTCGCAAGATAAACTCTTAGATTTTGATTCGGTGTTGATCGAACCGCAGTTTTCTATGGTGCGAAGTAGAAAGGATGTTGACGTTTCCACAGACTTTCTAGGGATGAAGCTTTCGCTTCCTGTAATGAATTCGAACATGGATACGGTCGCCAGCCCATCTTTATGCAGAGCTTTATCCGATTATGGAACAGTTGGAACCCTTCACAGATTCTGGAGTATTGAAGAGAATGTTAAAGCTTTTGTAGAATCGATAAGCCCTGAAGGTAAGGGGGTTTGTCCAATTGTTTCAATTGGAATTGGGGATAAAGAATTTGAAAGGGCGCAAGCTCTGTACGATGTAGGCGCAAGCCGATTTATGTTGGATGTTGCTCATGCCGCCAACATTTCCGCTGTAGAAATGTACAACAGGCTAGTTAAAGAATTTCCGTATTGTTATTTTATTGTAGGGGATTTTGGAACGGGTAAAGAAATATTGGAGTTTCTTACGAAAGTTTCCAAATTTCCAGATGCTGTTAAAGTGGGAATTGGAGTAGGAAGTGTCTGCCATACAAAACTTGTCACTGGCGTAGGAAGTGCGGCATTGAGTTGTTTGTTTGATTGTGCCGATGCGTTGGATGATTCCGATCTGTTTGATAAAAAAATTCAACTCGTTCTTGACGGAGGCGTTCAACATTATGGCGACATCGCCAAAGCGCTGGTAGCTGGGGCAGATGTTGTAATAAGCGGTTCGATGTTCGCAGGATGTTTAGAAGCGGGTGGAAAACAATTTAATGGAGTAAAAGAATATCGTGGATCAGCTTCATTACCGTCTTATGAGGTTCAGGGAAAGGTTGCAACGTGGAGAGCCCCAGAAGGAACTTCCACAATGATACAAATTACAGGGACTGCCTCAGAAGTGTTGAACAACATAAACGGCGGATTAAGAAGTTCCTTGAGTTATGTAGGAGCATTTAATTTGGATGAATTCAAAGCAAAGGCGAAGTTTCAATACAAATGAAAAATAAAGAAGTTAGGCCGTGTGGATATTGTGGTAAAGAATGGGCCGACCACGAAGGTGCTGAATATTATTTAGAAGGGGATGCTGCATTTTGCTTTCATGTGAAATCAAATAATCCCACAGCTACGTATGTTCCGATGGACAATTTAACGTACATCGAATATTTAGCAAAGAAAAAGAACTTGGTATGAAAACCCTTCCCGCTTACAAATATTTGATTGAAGAACGACAGCTTACAGAAGAAACTATTAGGGCGTTTCATCTCGCTCACCGCGACGCTAAGGGAATGATGTACGTAGATGCCGATTGTACAGAACCTTTTCCAGAGCTTGACTTTCGATTCAACAATGCTGTGTTGTTTCCCGTTTTCGATTTGTATGGAAAGTGTATTGGAGTTTCAGCCCGACCTTTAACTCCAGGACCTGACTTGCCAAAGTACGTAAATACCAGTTACGAGAAGGCGGATCATTTATTTGGGTTGAATGTCGCTTACCCGTTTTGTATTAAAGAGAAAACAGCTTTCGTAGTAGAGGGAAATATCGATGTGGCGCAAATGCACCAGAAAGGAATTAAAAATGTCGTGGGTATGTTGGGTAGTAATTTTAGTGTTGTTCAGCTTGGCTTGCTTCTTGGTTTTGTAGAGCGAGTGATTTTTGTGCCGGATGGAGATATGGCAGGACTTAATTTTATGGAAAAAACAAAGAACACTTTATTGAAGCGGTACAAAGATGTTCCGATGTCTTTTTCATTTCTGATGTTGCCAACGGGGTTTGACCCCGATTCGTATTTAAAGAAGTTTTCGAAAGAAGAGTTTCTAGCATTGCCGCAGGTTGAGGTAAAATCGTAATGAATTTCTACGTCATTTACACACCGCTAACGCATGGGTTGACAAGCACACATCTAATCCAAGAAGCTTTTGAGACTCGCCATATCCACGCGAAACTTTGGATTCCTATGCAGTGCATTAAGCGTTTACGTTACAATACAGAAATCGAGGCTCAAGTGCCCCTCTTTCCCAACTACGTACTTATTCAAACAACATTCCCAGAGGGTATGGAGCAGGAGATGGAGTTGGCGTTGTTGGAACTTAAAGCGGGTTACTTCTTGAAGTACCCTGGAAGCGACTTGCCAGCTATTATTACGACAGAAGAAATTGAAAGAATACAAGCTCACGAAGCCAAGGAGGTTCTGGAAACGCAAAAAGAAGAAACTTACACACCAGTCGAGATTGGTACTTATGTTGAAGTGGCTACAAGTCCACTCATGGGACTAAAAGGAATCGTTGTAGATACAACCAAAGAAACTGTTACAATCGAAACCTTTGTATTTGGCAGGAGTGCTCCTGTCGAAGTTCCCATATCCGTACTTTCACGTTCAACGCCAGTTCCCGTTTTGCAATCCAAAAATGTGTCATGAAAAAAAAGAAACAAGTTTCAAAGCGTAAAGAGTACGTAAGAGATAACGCGGTACGAGCAAACAATTCTAAAATGGAGTTCGTGGAAATTTCCATGGACCCGGAAGCACTTGAAAAGGCGGCTCACGCCCATGCAACATGGCAGCAGTTGATTAAGGATGACCCTGCCAACGATTACAATGAATTGGAAGTGAGAATGATCCAAGCCGAAAGGATTAATAAAATATTCCAAACGGCATCCCAAGTGTTGACAGAGGTACAGTTCAAGATTTTCGTAATGCGCTACGCTTACGACTTGAAGCAGAAGGATATTGCGAAGCAGATTCACTGCAACCAATCTTACGTTCCTTCAGTGTTGAAAGCGTCGGTTAAGAAGATTCAGAAGAGGCTGAAGACGGAAGGGATTCTGTGATCGACATTCTTTGTTCTTGTGGGCACGGTAAATCTCAGCATATAGTTGTAGGATGTATGAAATGTGCTGCCCTAGCAACCCGCTCTTTTGATATGTGCAATTATTACGTACCAGATAACCTTTCTACAATAGAAGTTCTTGCCCAACAAAAAGGACTCGTATGACAAACCTCGTGTTCATCGAACACAAAAAGGTTCCCAAGGACCAAGCCAGAGCGATTAAAGAGGATTTGAAATCTTACGCAATTTCGGTTGCTCTGAAGTTCCCCACACAAACCATTTCCGAAGAGGAGAAGGTGAAAGTGGCGAAGCATTCTGTCAGGAGTCTTTTTAAACGTTTCGACCTTTCCACAAAGAACCTTGGAACTTTGATTCACGATGAAGTGATTGGCAACCTCCAGAAGGTGTATTTCAAAATTAAGAAAACCACTTTGAATTACCACTTCCTTTCCAAATCGAATAAAGAGCTTTTGGAAATGATTAGGATTGTTAAATTGCTTCGCAGGAATCATCCGAAGAAGTACAACACACTTTCCAAATCCTTACAGAAACAATTGAACAAAAGGCAGCAGAAGATTTTCAACATTTATTTGAGATTCAAGCCAAGGGGCAAGAGACGGCTCACATACCAAACGGTCAGCAGATTATCGAACATTCCTGCTGGGACAATCAACCATCAAGTGAAGCAGGTTGTACAGAGTTTGGGGAAACTTATGAGACAGCAAAAACTAAAATGACAGACGAAAATCAAAAACCTGAAGAACCAATAGAAGCTGAAGTGGTACCAACGCCAGTTCCGCCCAAGCATCTTTCCATGAAAGTGGGGAGGCTGGACTTGCTGCCCCCAGAACTTAAAGAGGAAATGGATACCCGCATTTTAAGTGGGGAAGCGCTCACCACTCTCCGGGAAGACATGATAAAAAAGTATCCGTCAGTGGAAGAACTCAAAGTGAGTTATTTGACTTGGGCCAAACGAGCCAGGAAGCTAAAGGGCGGAACGCAGAAAGAGCTTAAAGACGGTACAGTAGTGAAGAAAGAAATGGTTGCCGCTTTGCCCACAGCGGAGGATATCCAGAAGACAGTATCCAAAGTGATTGACCCAGCCGTTAGTTTGGAAGATAAACAAGCCGTTCTAGCGGCCCTTTACGCCAAGGAAATGCAGCGCCTTACAATCCTTGAATCAAAGCAGCAATCATTCATAAACCCCGATCTTGAGATGCTGATGCTGGGCTACGTAAAAGAAATCCGCGCCCTACTAGAGACAGTCAGCAAACTACAAGAAACTCTTCAAAAAGACACTCTCTCTGCGTTCAAGGGAGAACTGGACGAACTTATCAGAACGATCCTAACGACCGTTTATGCTTCGTATCGTTTGGAACACCCAGACGTAGACCCCACCTCAAAATTCGATGGATTCAGAGCCACCTTAGAAAGCCATTTGAGCAAGACCCTCCAACAGTATAAGCAGCAAAAACCAGCCTAGAAATTAACACGTTTTTACATTCAAATTAGCCCTTGACAGGCCACTGTTTTTCTGTTACACTAAAGTATGGAAAACAACGAATTCAAAGTGCCGGAAGGAAACCTGGGCTGGTTTAAGGGACAGATTGAAAAGCTCAATCGACGGGCAGTGAAGTTGAACATGCCACTGATTGAGTTTTCTGTTTTGGGTGAAGAGATTGTCGCTATCCAACCCCACTTTGGTGGAACTACTGAAGCAGAATGTGGAGCCCTTCCGCAGGAAGTAAAATACCGCAAATATTTCAAAGTGGAAATCAAGGGGCAAGCCCCCTCCGTTGATGGTTGGGATTTCATTGGAACCATCGACCACATTGATGGCGGAAATATCCTTCGCTTGCTTCCCGGCCAAACCATTCCAGAACATTATCGTCAGGACCCTCAGAATTGCGACCACTGCCATGTGAATCGAAAGCGCACCTCCACTTACATTCTCGTTAACGCGAAGGACGAATACAAGCAGGTGGGAAAACAATGCTTGCAGGATTTCTTTAAGCAGGACGTTGCGAATGTTGTTGCTCGTGCAGAACTCTTGGCGGCGGCTGGTGGATTGAAAGAAGCTTCTGAACATGAAGGGGTAAGCGGAATCTCTGGCAAGCAGTATTACAAGCTTTCCGATTATTTAGCGAATGTTTTAGCCGTGGTGGAAAAGTACGGTTTTGTTAGCCGAACCAAAGCTGGCGAAGTCAACAAACCCGCTACCGCTAATGTAGCTGCTGAGTTGATGATTCACCCCGGCAGCATGGAATCGTACAATTTAGGCGTTCGTGTATCCAAAGAGCACGAAGCAAAAGCGGCTGAAATTATCGTTTGGATTGAAACGTATTTGGATAAACCGACTCTGAGCGATTACGAGCATAATTTGAAGGTGGTTGTGGATTCCGGTTATTGTGAGTGGAAGACCTTTGGTTTGGCAGCTTCGATAACCGCCCTACACTACCGTGAGACGACCGCTAAGGCCGAAAAGGAAGCCAAAAAGCCCTCTGAGTATGTTGGGGAGGTTGGGAAGCGTTTGAAGGGTTTAACCCTCACTTTGGTTAAAATAACCAGCCTTGGAAAGGGCGAATTTGGAATGCGTTATTTGTATCGATTTGTAGATATTAATGAGAACGTTTTGGTTTGGTTCACTGGAAACGTGGTGGATGCTGACACACGAGAATGGTTCGAAAACACCGTATATACTGGAGCTGTTAGCGTCAAAGAACATTCAGAATACAAAGGAACCAAACAAACGGTTGTAACACGCTGCAAGCTGTTTTCTCCTGAATTACGGGCTAAGTTTGATGTGAAGGAAGAAGTGAAATGAAAAAGGGTTATAAATTTGGCGTTCAATGGATTGCTCAGAACGATGAGTCAGGAACGTGTGATTCTTTAGATGTTGAGGCAGTAAGTGGGTATCCTACTACAATGCTTTTGGCTGATCTCTTTGGAAAAGAAACTTTGGTTGTAGCAAACGACATAGTAAAATGGCGTAAAAATAACCCTTGACTTTTGCCCAAATACCTGTTACACTTTAGCATGGAGGAAACAATCATGAAAACCAACGCAATGAACCTTTTGAACGAGCTAAATGCGACGGGATTAGTTTTCACCAAAACTTTGGAAATGACTGCCGCCCTTTCCAAGTATCTTGACGCGATACGAGCCGACTATAGCAAAAATAACCAGGACCGGAATAAGCTGAACGATATTCAGCTTCAAGTGCAAACCGAAATGACGGAAACATTCAATAAGGGTTTGTCAGTCGAAGAGGGAAAAGCGTATTACAAAATCGTTACCCGAAGCGGCTCCAGCCGCTCGGTTCACTCTTTTATCGTTAAAGAGAATGGCCCGAAGTTTAAGCGCGGGGATATTCTGAAAGCAGCTTCCTGGAACGCCCCTGCTAAGAATCAAGCGCGTGGGAATATCTTTGGTGCGTACAAGACCCTTTGGACTGGTGCTTGGTATTTGCGATGAAAGTATATTTGGTTTGGGAAAATGAAGAGGGCTGTGAATGCGGAAATTCTTACCCCAGGACCCTCGTGAGAATTTACGCAGATAAAGCGGTTGCTGAAGCGGAAGCTAAAATGTTGTGGGGTGGCAGAGTGACTGAAGAGGAAGTGAAATGATCGTTAAACTCGTCAGAGTATTTAAGTGCGATCACCAATATTGCTGCGCTGTGGCGCGGGTTGAGACAAGCTCAACGGAATGTGGAACCAATTCCCGTAAAGAAGAAGAGGGTTTAAGAAAGCGTGGTTGGGTAGTTTGGGGAACAAAAGAATTTTGTAAAGAACATAAGGGGGATGCGAAATGAGAACCGCTACCAGCTTGGCTGCTTATAACACGCTAAAAACCAATGGGTTTCTTACTGGGCTGCAAAGCAAAGTGTATGACGTGCTGTTCAATAATGGCCCGTTAACTCAAGGGGAAACGTGGGATGAACACCTCCCTGAGAATCAGAGGCACTCAATTGCGCCCCGGTTCGCAGAGCTTGAAAGGATGGGTGTAATTCGAACGGTAGGGGAGCGCCCTTGCAGGTTAACCGGGGTTGCGGCACTCGAATGGGACGTAACCGACCATGTGCCAGAATCGAAGCCTGTGAAGGTTCCTGTTAAACGGCTCCAGGATGAAATACCCGTTATAATCGGTCTTTTGGTTAAACTGGAGCTTTATTTTAACGATTTACCAGAAGGCAGCAAACAAGAGCTTTTGCATTACGAAGTTAGCCAGTTAAGGGAGCGACTGAAATAAACCCTTGACAATTTTATAAAAATCTGTTATACTAAATTGGGAGGACAAAAATGGCAAAGAAAACAAAACGCTTTGTGTTGGGTGAAGGGTACCCTTGGTACAAGCTTGAGCAGGGACTGCCAGGGCAGAATGAGTCGGGGTATTACGGGTTGACCCTTTACAGCAAACCTTTAAATTTTGGATACGCCAAAGGCACCAAGAAAGTTCCTTTAAAGATTCAATGGGGAGCTTGGAAGAAAGTAAGAATTTTGATTGAGGAGGTAAAGTAAATGTCCGATAGAGACTGGCTACAAAATTTGAAGGTAGGCGACCAAGTTGTTGAGGATAGACATTTTCAAGGAAGAGATATTTCCATTGTTAGTAGAATTACAAATACGTTGATTATTGTTAAAAATCCTAAAGGCTTTGAATCTCGTTATCGCAAAACCGATGGATTCAATCCTGGTACTGACCGAGTGGCTATTCACATGCTGAGACAGGCAACCCCCGAAGCCTTAGCTAAACTTGAAGAGGAACGCTACCGCCAAGTGTTTCAAAACAAACTTTCCCACCTCTCCTGGGCCGATGTACCACTGGACCGGATTAAAGAGATTCGGGAATTGATTGAACCGTATATCAAGAGAAAGGAAAACTAAAATGGCCATTTTCTTTGGCGTTTTGTTAATCCTTTCTGTAGTGGGAAATGTTGTACGAGATAGACGCTTGAAACGTCTGCAAGATAAAATTGATCGTTTAGGAGAAAACTAAAATGGCATGTGTTAACGCAAAAGCAATTCGTAACGCAATCAAAACTTTCTTCAAAGAGAATGCTCGGGACCCCGACTTCAAGGAATTTGCAAAGCTTGTTACGGGTAAAATGGGCAAAGAAGAGAAAAAGGCCGATGAAGAGCAAGAGAAAAGCGCATAAGCATTTTTGCTACATTTGCAACCAACCAGTTACTTGTTATTTGGTACACTGGAAAGATGAAATGGTTGTAGGGCAGCTTTGCGATCCCTGCGTTAGGAAAGCTTGCGAAGGGATGAAAGGGATATGAAAAAGCCAAAGGTAGAAATCGGACAGTGCTACGAAGATAAATATAAAAATATTTGGATGGTTATGAAAGGGCCTCTTTTTGGATGGGGTAAAAGATATTGGGAAATAGAAAATACATTAACGGGAGCAAAAGGATCTGTAGCTGAATCAGCAATTATTAAATGGCGTAGACCGTTTGAAAACTATGGGTAAAATAACCCTTGACACGGATTCGAATTTCTGCTATACTGTAGGTAAGGATTAAAATTATGAAGAAGCCTGTTTATACAATTGGAGGAGATGCAGGAAAACAGTATTGGCTGGAAGAAGATGGACTAGCCGTTACTGGGGATTTGTATGGAATCTTTGCTCTGATGGATTTAAAAAAGTTTGTAACTGCATATAACACGTTAGAAAAAATTAAAGAAGAACTTCCTGAAAATCCTAAGTTGCCTTTGACAACAAAAATCAAAAAGTTAGTAGAAGAAGGGTTGGGAGTTTAAAGTGGACCCGCAATATCCAACAAACAGGCAAGATTCTTTATACGACCAGCTTAAGACAGTTTATCGCCTTGCTAATGAATCTGGATGTTATGACGCGGCTGATTACATTAAGATGGAAATTGAAGCAATTGATGAGATGCTTGAAAAGTGGGGAATAAATAATGGACCGCGATCTCGATAAGATGGTTGACGCTGCAATCGAAGAAGCCGTTATACAAAAGCATCAATACAATTTCGATGAAGAGGTTGCAAATGCTGAGGATGCTTGTTGCACCGAATGCCAGGGACAAGCAGCTTATTATTTGCGAAAGGGGAACGTATGAATCTTTTGATGTTGGCAGGGCTTGTTTGCTTGGTGGTAGGACTTATTAAATTAGCAGGATGGCTGGGCGGCGGGTTAATTTTGGTAATCCTGGCCGTCCTTGTTGAATTAAGTTGAGAAAGGGGAACTAAATGACAATCGTTAATGCTGAAGGCTGCATCGTACATCAAATTGTTAGTTTTGATAGGTACGAGCATTCACAGTCAGTTTTTAAATGTCAGGAATGTGGAGCGGAGTTTGTTGAATTCGAGGACTGCGGTTCAGGCTGTTAAGATGAAAGTTTTAATCGCCGGATCACGCTCCATTACTGATTACGAAACCGTTAAGACAGCAATTAAGAAGAGCGGTTTCTTCATTCATGAGTTGGTATCCGGCGGGGCCGCTGGAGTTGACAAACTTGGAGAGAAATGGGCAAACGAGAATTTAATTCCAGTAAAACGATTCTTGCCAGATTGGAAAACCCATGGTAAGAAAGCAGGACCCATTAGGAACAGTGAAATGGTGAAGGTGGCTGAGGCCGCGATAATTATTTGGGACGGCTCCTCCAGGGGAACCAAAGACACGCTGGACAAGATACAGAAAGCTGGCAAGCAGGTGTTTATTTATGTCCCGGATGCCAAGTGAAATTTACCTATTGACAAACCTTCATTTTTCTGCTACACTAGAGGAACGAAGTGAGCAGCAAGAAGAAGCATTTGAGGGGGACGAGGAATAAGATGCCAAAGGGTAAAAGAGGTGGATCTAAACCCCGACCAGTTTGTAAGAACGGACATGAGATAGCTGAGGTTGGCCGTGATTCCAGTGGACATTGCAAAAAATGCCAAGCTGACTATTACAAAGAACGTTGGGAGTTTGTTAAAAATAATTTTAAAAAAGCTTCTTAAAAATATAATAAATTGTGGTATTATTGAGACGTATTATGCAACTGATATTATAATTTTAAGGAGAATTTAAATGAAGCGGAAGAAGATGACAAAAAAAGAAAAGAAACTCAAAAAGAAAGAATCTGATCACAAATATTATGAAAGAACTAAACGTACACGTCATCGTAAGCAAAAGAATAGAAAGAACCAACGTACATATTATTGGCGACATCGCACAAAAATATTACGAAAGAAAAAACAAACAGACAAAAAGAATAGGGCGAAACTTAAAATTTATATGCGGCCCTATTTAAAAAAATATCGAGCAACTCATAAGTGTAAAATAAAAAAGATGCAGCAGCTACATTACCAACACAATAAGAAACGCATAAGTAAAAAAGCTACAAAATATGTTAGAGAACGAACAAAGATTGATTTGCGATTTAAACTTATGAGAGCTTTACGAAGTCGATTATGGCACGCGATAAATACAAAGCAAAAAACTGGTTCAGCTATTAGCGATTTAGGCTGTTCTGTTAATTTTCTTAAAAATTACATTGCTGCCAAGTTTACTGGAAAAATGTCCTGGAGTAACTGGGGTAAGATTTGGGAGTTGGACCACATCATTGCGCTTCATAAGTTTGATTTGACTGATAGAAAGCAGTTTCTAAAAGCCTGTAACTATAAAAATCTTCAGCCCTTGACTGTAAAGGCGCATTTAAAGAAAACGGCAAAAGAGTTAAAAGAACTTCGTGAATTGAGAGGAAACTGGTAATGGCCGATAACAGCATTATAGAAAAGTGCATCATTCGCTTGCTCCGCACCAATGGCGTGTTCTACGCCAGCCTGTTGCAGCAGATGCACCGCATTCCTTTAGAGGGTAAAGAAGCTAAAGCGCTTAATACCTGCGGTGTCACAATCAAGAATGGTAGAATCCTCCTTTACTGGAATCCCAAATTTTTTGAAACCCTCACGATGGATGAAGCCAGATCCGTATTGGAGCATGAGTGCCAGCACATCGTCCGGGCCCATGTTGAACGCTTCAAAGATAAAGACCAGCACATCGGCAACCTTGCCACCGATCTTGCTCAGAATCAATTTATCACTGGGCTCCCCAAAGATTGTGTCACCCTCGACAAATTCCCCAAAGAATGGAAGTTGAAAGAGAAAGAATCCGCTGAGTATTATTACGATGAAATGATGAAACACTCTAATAAAATTACAGTTTCCAAAAACCCCGATGGGTCCTACCACGTTAAAATTACCGATCCTAAAGGCAAAACAATTTCCGAATTTGATGTGAACGACATGGATGGTAGTGAGTGGAAAGATGCCGACTCCTCAGAGTTTTCCAAAGAGGTGGTTCGACAGGCCGTTAAAGAAGCTGTTGACCAAATGAAACGCAGTCAGGGCTCTCTCCCAGCCGGACTTGAAATGTCTGTTAATGAAATTCTTCAACCTCCCAAGATTTCCTGGAACCAACTCCTCAGACAGTATGTTGCCGCTTCGATTAAGTCCGGGAGTAGGCAGAGTTGGAAAAAACCTAACAGGCGATTTGGGGCAACACAGAAGGGTCGCATTGCCGACCACATAATTGCCATTTCAGTTGGGTTGGATACGAGCGGTTCAATTGGGCCGGAAGATTACAAGATATTTTTCTCGGAGTTAAAGAGTATCCAGGAATGCTATAAAGCGGATATCAACGTGATTGAGTGTGATGCTGATGTGCAACGGCACTACAAACTGAATCGGTACAAGAAGGGGAACCGTAACGTTAAGGGCGGAGGCGGGACGGATTTTCGACCAGTCTTCGATTACATTAAAAATAAAAAGATTCGTACCGATGTGCTTGTATTTTTCACTGACATGTGGGGGAGTTTTCCTAAAGAGAAATACGCATTCAAAACGATTTGGGTTTCGACGAGTGATGTGAAAGACGCACCGTTCGGGCGCGTGATTCGAATCAGCGATTATCCGAACAAGGGAAAATAAAACCCTTGACAAATAATTTTAAAGCTGTTACACTAAAGCGAAGTTCAATAAAAACGAAAGAGAGAATCTAAAATGAAAGTTCCAGAAGCTAAAATCTTCATCCGTGCATTGGTCGAGCATAACGTTCCACTCACCCCTTGCCTTGTGGGAGCTATGGGTATTGGGAAGTCCCAAATTGTCGCCCAGGTAGCTAAAGAGCTTGGGATTGGGCTGATTGACTTGCGTTTAGCCCAGATGGAAACCGGGGACCTTGTGGGTATCCCGTATCTTAATGGGAAAAAGACTTTCTGGGGACAGCCTGGATGGTGGCCGGAAGAGGGAACCAAAGGAATTTTGCTGATGGATGAAATTAATCGTGCTCCTAACGATGTGCGTCAGGCCGTTTTCCAATTGATTTTGGCCGACCATCATGGGAATCGAAAGCTGCATACCCATGTCCTGCCTAGAGGGTGGGCTGTGGTTGCCGCTATGAACCCGGACAATGGAGAGTATCAAGTTGAGACGTTGGACAAAGCGATGGTACGACGGTTCATTATGTTGACGGTGCAGCCGGATGTTGAATCGTGGCTCTTGTGGGCCAAGGAGAATGTTGGAGAGAAGGGTGCCCCAAAGGTTGATCCGGCCATTACTGCGTTCATTGCCGCCAATAAGAACCTGTTGAACTTGACAGAGAACTTCGATGTTGAGGTGAAACCCTCCTCCGATGCTTGGACGATGTTGAGCGCTCTTCGAGCGGCTAACGTCATTCCGTATGAAGCTGAGTTCGAAATTATGGCTGGGCTGGTTGGCAAGGAATCCGCTACAGCATTCCGCAAATGGTTGGATGCCAACTACAAGCGGCCAGTGAATGGGGAAGAAATCCTTAACAAGTATGACGATGTAGTTGACAAGTTGATGGAGCAGGGAAATGCGGAGTGGTACGCAACGAAGCTGGACCTTCTCACGCACCTTGCAACGAACAAAGACCTGAACAAGAAGCAGACGGAGAACCTTAAGCGGTTCATTAAGGACAGCCCTGCGGATATCCAAGCTGCCTTTGTCCAGGGGCTACCTCCAGAGTTGATGCACAAACTTACGAAAGACGATGACATGCTGATTAAAATTGCAAAGAACCTGCACCGAGCGAACGAGGGTAAGTAGATGAAAAATAATACAGTTAAATTCGTTTGCTCTGAGCACGGTGTGCAGCAATTCTCCGCCTTTTCAGGTCACGCACAGTTAACATTAAAATGTGGGTGTACGTGGTATGCGAACGGGGAAGGGTTAAAATTCAAAGAAATTCTTCCATACCGTGAGATGTGGTGGGAACAAACGGAAGCGGAACGCATTAAGTACGCAGATTGTGCAACGAATAGATGCAAACGAAAAGTTGTGGCAAATTTTAATTTGGATTATTGGTGTGCTGTTGATTTGAAAAGAGTTAAGAACCTACGTAAAGAAAGAGCGTGGAAGTAACATGGATGACTCTTCAGAATTGAAGCGCTTAATGAAAAAGAACGAGCGAGAAATCCTTCAGCTTCGTATTGAGAAAGAGTTGATTCACTTATCTACGGAAGTGGCTCTCCACACAATACGATCCATTAATGAGTCTGGGTACACTGCCCCGGATGTGACTCCGTGGGCTACGAAGATAGTTGCAATTGTGAAAGAACACACGTTATGAATGAATGGATTGATATTACAGACATGTATGCAGAGACACGAAGACTCCAACAAATAGCGTTAGAAAAGCTACGCAAAGAATACCACCAAGAACTTCGACAATGCTGGTGGTTTGAGGAGAAAGTGTCTTGAACTGGCTCCTCCACGATACGTACAAGACAGAGAAAGAAGCTAAGCGAGATGGGCACACAATAGTTAAAGTGGGGTTGTCCAAGGGAGTAAAGATTAAGCCGAATAAGAAGAACAAGAAAAGGCCGTTTGAGTTGTACATTCGAGCAAGTACGGAGAAATAAAATGGCTGATGAAGTGAAGAAGTGTTTGGTTTGCGCGATGTCAACCAACCATCGATTTCGGGAATGCGATTCGATTAATTGCGAGTGCTTGTGCCTTGAGGAGATTCATGGTTCGGTACCGCTGGCGTTTGACGATTACCCCAGATGGTTCCGTGTTGTGACAAGAAAAGAAGCTGAACGATTTACTAAAATACACAGTAAGAAAGGACACTAAAATGCAATATCTCGAACACCCAAATTCAAAGAACACGCCCAGCAGAAAAGCAAGAAAGTCAGCCCGTAATAAAGTGTTTGTCACCAACGCTGACTTGGCCGCTAAGAAACGAAGAGAGAAGAAGGCCGCTAAACGAGCAGCGCGATTAGCTGAAGAGGAAGGTACGGAGGAATAATTTGGAGCGCAAACTTGCATCGATACAGAAAGTAGCCGACATTCTTTCACACGAGAATGCAGACAAGCTTGAGATTTGTAAAATTCTTGGTTGGAATGCCGTTGTATTAAAGGGACAATTCAAGAAGGACGAGCTTGTAGTGTACGTAGAGACGGATGCAGTTCTTCCTGAAGGCCGACCTGAATGGGAATTTATGCGGGAAAGACATTTCAGAGTGAAGACAATCCGCTTGCGCGGGGTTGTTTCGCAAGGGTTGGTATTTCCACTTACGATTCTACCACCACCTGTTTATGGACCAGAAGAAGTTTTGGGAAGTTCCACTGGTATTACAACTTCCATTAGACAAATTTCTGGGTATTTTCAAGGGCAGGATGTTACCGAACTCCTGGGGATAACGAAGTACGAACCCTACGTACCTGCCCAACTTGCTGGAAAGGTGAAAGGTTCCTTCCCAGGTTTCCTACGCAAGACAGATGAAACTCGGATTCAAACTGTGCCGGACGTTCTCATTCGCCATGCTGGAAAGTTGTTTTACATTACGGAAAAGCTTGATGGAACCTCAGCCACCTATTTCCTGAACAACGGAACCTTTGGTGTTTGCTCCAGGAACTTGGAACTTTCAGAGGACGATTCCAACATTTACTGGAAGGTAGCAAAGTCCTTAAACTTGCAAGAGCGCCTGGCTAAATTGGGTGGCAACTTCGCAATTCAAGGGGAGCTTGTTGGAAATGGAATTCAAAAGAACAAATACAATTTGCCGGATGTGAAGTTTTTTCTGTTCAACATCTTCGATATCGACAAGCAAGCTTATTTGAATTATGACGATTTCAGACAGGCAGCTAAAGTTTTGGAATTAGAAACGGTTCCCGTTGTTTCAATAATGGCACTGCGACATACAGTTGAGGAGTTGGTTGAACTTTCTAAGGGACAGAGCGCATTGAATAAAAATACACAGCGAGAAGGAATTATTTGGCGAACGATGGTAGAAGATACGGATGTTGAGTTGGGTCGTTTATCTTTTAAAATTATCAACCCTGAATTTCTTTTAAAATTCGATGAATAACGGCCCAGTAAAAACAGTTGTTGTACAACAAGGGTTTCCTCATACTGGCCCTCTTACAATTTATCCTGCTTATTCTTACAGCACTGTTACAGTAACTGAAATAGTACCAGTATCTAGTGAGAAATATTTATACAACATTATTTCGTGGTGGAACATTCGGCCTTGTAAATACTGTAAAAAAGTATTTTCCAAGCACAATGAATATACAAGGGGATGTGGGGAATTCGAAGAGAACTCAAATTTGTTTTGGAAAACTTCTTATGAACCGATGGATGCGTTGAGCTTCATAGAGCACTTAGCCAAGGAAAAGGGTCTTGTATGAACTGGGCCGAACTAGAAAACTTTGCGGAGTATGACAGGGAGCTTCCTTGTTTCATTTGTAAGCAGCCAGCCAAGCCGACGGTTGCTGGCGGTAACTGGAAATGCCATTCGTGCAATCATTTATTCAGAGAGGATGGAACCAAACCAGAAATGGAATGTTTCTGTAAAGTTTGCGCTTCAGCGCACGACCCTTTAAAAGGCAAGACAAAAGGCAAGAAAGCCGAATTGCAATTGCCAGAAAAGAATAAAAAATCTCAGCTTCGGAAGGCGAAGGTACGAAAGAATAAACGTTCAGGTAACTGAACGTACTCAGCTAGAGGGTTGAACCCTCCCTCGCCCTCTAGCTACAATTTTATGAAACGACCAGATTCAGTTAAGTGTGAGAATTGTATGTTTTCCAGACCTGAAGACGGCGAAATCCTACGTTGTAAAAGATTTCCCCCTGTTATGTTTCCAGAAGGCCAAAATTTTAGTTGGAAACATCCATGGGTGAATCCAAATAGTTATTGTGGAGAATATCTTCCAGCTAACAATCTAGACGGTATCGAATGGGTAACATGGAAGAAAGGACTGCTTGAAGATGGACAAGTGCAAAAGTAATATCGTTTGGAAATTTGGACCCCTCTTCAAAGCTTACGGGGATCATTTTTATTTGATTGAAGAAGTTTATCAAGTTTTGGCGCACATAATTAGTTTGGAGAGTCCGTTCATTTTAGTGAAACGTTGCCAGAATTGTAGAGAGAGAAAAGATATCGTAAACGTAAGTGGGGATGAATTGGAAGAGTTGGTTAAGGAATTCCCAATGGCTTTTAATCGAGATACGCTGAGAGTGTTGAAAAATGAATTACCCGAGTGATTGGCTGTGTATCTGTGGGCACAAGCAAAAACATCATGCAGGATGCCCTGATGGGCGTTATTATGGTTGTTTCTTTCTTTTTGATGGGTGTACCCAGTTCAAACCAATAGACAACCTCACTTACGTGGAGAAATTAGCCGATGCTAGAACAGCCGATTTGTAAACTGTGTGGGCATACTTTCAGGGAACATCAATGTGATGAACTTGGAATCTGGTGGTGTGAAGCATATGGGGATTGCGCCTGTGATAATTTTTACCCAGACAGCGACAATAGAAGTGAGCAGTTTGACAAGTTCAACTTGAATTAAAAGAGGATAAAATGACAAAGAAACAATTGACACTTGAAGACTTGGAACCCCAGTACCGCGCATTCTGCGAGAATGTAAAAGCCGTGAAGCAGAATACGTATTGGCGCACTGCATTTAATAAAATTGGTAAGGATGCCCATGGCAAAGAAGAAAAAGAAAATCAATAAAATTCACATTCCTGTTATCGGGAAGTACATCGACACCCCCACCAAAGCTGAGGTGGGAGTGATATTTTTTATCGATGATATTAGGGAATACAAATTGTCCGGTGGTGGCCTTCCATCCGTAACGTTAAAAAGCTGTCGATTTCAATTACGGGTTGCGGAAGTGAAACGTAAGAAAAAATTTTACAATAAACTGCAACCCCTTATCGCTTTATCCGATGCCAGAGACTTGGACCAGCCCCAGTCTGCCTATCAAATTCCTCTTTCGTTTGGACTACTCAAGCTGCGTAAAAATAAGAAACGACAATTCGTGTTGATTCAGTCGGCCAACCAATTTTACGCAAGCGATTTAATTAACGTGTTGGCAGTGGTAGTTGACAATTTGTTGTACGTTGACTTGGTAAATAAATTAAAGAACAGCCTTGAAAAGTAAGGGAACTTGTAGTATAATTGTAACAAAGGGGAGGCACAATGAAACGCTTTTTGCTTGGAATTATAGTGGGGTTGGTTTTGGGATGGGTGACAGTGCCATTCCTCGTAGCTTCTTTTTCAATTTCCCAAAGTGATGGAGCAACAGGTGGTTTTGTAAGCGATGATGAACCAAACATTCGCACGTACAAAGATTATTTGAAACAGATGTTGAAAGAGATTCGAGAAGTGAACACCCACCTCAAGAACGTTGAAGCAAACACATTTGCGGTGAAAGAAAAACTGAAAGCCTAAAAGGAGACACATGACAGATTCTAAATGGAATTTTATTGCAGTAGGTGTGGCAGGGTTAGGCGCTTTTCTTTCCGCTCTTTCACATGCTGGGATTCCTCTCCTTCTTAATTTGTTTTTCGTTGTGCTTAACTGGTATGCAGGAGCAGATAAAAGAAAGATGGAAGAGGTGGCATTGATAGCGGAGTACGAGATAGCGAAGGCTGAAGCAGACAAAGATACAAATGAAGAGACTGATGCCCACTAAGAAGAAAAAGTACCAGGGGCGTATTACAATCGAACCTGTCGAGCCAAACAATATTTGCCTGACCTGCAATCATAGTTGGGAAAGTCACGACCATCACGGAAGTAGAATGTGTTGTGAGGCGGATATAAATGACGCAGGGTACCTCATCGCCATGTGCCATTGTAAAGCGTTTAAGGAGAAATAAAATGACGAAAGAAGAGTTGTTTGCCCAAGGCTGGGAACTTATTTATTCAGACCCAAGTAGTGTAGCTGGATGGGGGAAGTGGGTTGTACATTTGCAGCATCAATCGGGCCGCAGGGTGAATGGGTACGGTACAGACGAAAGTGCGGCCATGAGTGAAGCTATGGAAACGATTAACAAACCGTTGGAGGATACAAAGAAATGAAATTCTTAAAAACATATTGGGCACAAATTACTGGAATCCTTACAATCCTCGCTTTGCTGTTCGGATGGTGCTGGCGGTTGGCAAGCAAGTTTGATTCTATCGTTTCGACCGTTAATCAAAATTCTGCACGGTTGGACGACCACGATAAAATGTTGGAAGAACATGATGCCGCTTTGGATGAGCACGACCACAGGTTGATACCGCTGGAGACGAAAGAAGAATTGCGTGAGCGAGGATTAATGAAATGAGCCCAGATAAAGACGCGGCACTTGTAAAAGACTTCCCCCACTTGTTTGGGGATAGAAGTGCTCCAATGAACCAGACGGCGATGTGTTGGGGCTTTGAGTGCTCCGATGGTTGGGAGCCATTAATACGTAGGGCGGCTGAGAAGTTAGAGCCCTTGATTGTTCAATGGATAGACGAGCGGATTAAAAACGGAGAAACAGAACAGCTAGAAATGTATGGATTTCCAAGAGCAAGTCAAATCAAAGAAAAGTTTGGGACACTAAGATTCTACTTAACAGTTGGAACTGATGAAATGCACAAGATTGTTTCCAAAGCTGAAAAAAAATCTGCAAAGATTTGTGAACAATGCGGAGCTAAAGGCAAGTTGAGAGGAACTGGTTGGGTTTTCACGATGTGCAACAAGTGTTGGAAGAAACATAAGGTTGAACGTGGAATCAAATAATCCAAAATGTATTTGTGGGCACGAAAAGGCCATACACACATCTTGGGTTGAGAGATGTGTTGCTTATGACGAAGCATCTGGATTTTTTGAGCCCAAAGATTGTGAGTGCAAAAGTTTCAAACTCGACAACCTCTCTTACATTGAAGCGTTGGCTAAAGAGAGGAACTTGGTATGAACGAACCTGTTGAACCCAAATTTCAATTGGGGGATTTTGCACGTAACACGATTCATGGGCACATTTCTTTCCTGTACAAACGTGATTCGAATACCCCCATTTATTTTGATGGGTTGGTAATTGACGTTTCTAAAATTACTGATGAGTGGCCAAAAGGATACAGACAGGTTGGAATGGTAAGAGTAGAAGTTGACGGCGAATTAGAAAAGGTAGAACCAACCCTTCCGCTGATAACCTGGGCTAAGGGATTTTTAAACAATTTGAATTTACAGCAGTACCAACAACTGGACAACCTTTCGTATATTGAGTTGTTGTACAAACTAAATGAGCAAGAAAAGGCACTGAAAAATGAAAACCCCGTATAACGCGATAAGAAACATTTTTATTCAAAGCAGTTTAACTGACGTATTGATGGAACAAAAAGTCCAGTCTTTAGGGAAGAATTTTATGTACGCAGGAGAGTTGCGTTATTGGTTTTGGCGGTACGTTTACATGAAAGACATTACAAAGAAAACCCTCACCCACCATTTGCTCAAAGGGGGATTTGACAATTTAACGGTGATAGAGATTGTCAACGCTTTAAATGGTACTCGTGAGATTGTAAAAGAGCTTTTAAAAGATGCTGAAGGGGCAAAATGAAACAAGCAATTTTAATCCGTAAGGATTTAAAATTAAAAATTGGGAAAGCTTGTAGTCAAGCGGCGCATTCTAGTGTGGGGGCATCCTTGGTCGCTTTCACGCGATTTAAGGGGGTATTTAGTGAATGGGAGTCCCAGGGTCAAAAGAAGGTAGTTCTGGGCTGTAAGAGTGAGCAGGAGCTTTTAAATGCCTACAATCAGGCGGTTCAGAAGAACATCCCAGCTTATTTGGTCAGGGATGCAGGTTTGACCACTTTCCATGGACAACCAACTATTACGTGTTGTGCCATTGGACCCATTGATAACTGGCAAATCGACCCAATTGTTGGGCATTTGAAATTGCTATGATTGCCGAAATTTGTATTTCGTGCAGTCACAAAAGACAGAACCATTTGCCTTACGGAGGTAAGCGTAACATTCTTGTAATGCCATCGCTTGGGGAACATTGGTGCGAACATTGCGTAGGCACTGTAAATTCTTTTCACACTTTTAAGTTGGACAACCTTTCATATATCGAAGAGGTAGCGAAAGAAAGAAAACTCGTATGAAGAAACGAACAGCAAAAGTTGGCGATTTTGTAAAATGGATTGGAAGAATACCAGATAATTCTGGGCGATACGGTGTAGTATGCAAAGCTGACCCAGAAGACGACGCCTTTTATAAATACACGATACTATGGCTTGGAAATGGAGAAGGCCTCGTAGAATTTAATTCCAGCGGATTCTCTGAGGAATGTAAAAAGATTTCAAAAATGCCAAAGAAGTATTTAAAACGGATAGAGAAAGCTTTATTGTTCGCGCTTAACAGTTCACCAGCAACAATTACAAATCTCGATTTTGTAGAGACATTGGCAAAAATAAAAAAATTCATATGAACTTTGATGCCGTTGTAGAGATTCCGAAAGGTAGTAGAGTGAAATACGAATTTGATGAAAAGGCTCACCGCTTTCGAATCAACCGAGTTTTGCCAAATTCTGTTTCTTATCCGATCAATTACGGATTTATGCCCAACTCCCTTTCAACCGATGGCGACCCATCTGATATTTTGATTCCTTCTGTTGATGCGCTTGAACAAGGCTGCATCGTTGAGGTGAGGCCCGTTGGAGTGTTGTACATGATTGATGGAGGAGAAGAGGACCATAAGGTTTTCGCCGTTCCCACATTCGACACGTATTGGAAAAACATCCACAACATCCACCAAGTACCACCAGATTTGTTGATCGAAATTAAACACTTCTTCAAAATTTATAAACAGCTAGGCGGTAAGAAAGTTAAAGTGAAGCATTGGGGAAACAGAAGGGAAGCAATTAAACTGCTTAAAAAATCCATCAAGAAGTACAAGAAAGCAAATGGCTAGACTCTCCCGCGATTCATACATTCAACTCTTCGATGCCCTTCTTAGTGAAGAGCTTTATTTCAGTTCCGCCTTTGCATCCGAAGCAAACATCCTTGCGGCCACCAAGAGAATGCTGGGCCGTGCAATAAAGAACGATTGTATTCTTGGGTATTCGGACCTTGTAATTGATCCTGGGCTTAATGTCCATTTTAAAATAACTGATCCTGACAAAGACATAATTCAAATTACCCTTCTTTATGGACCTTAACGAGCATTTAGAAAAACGTAATAAGGATTTTTCACGATGGATTGAGGATGTCTGCCGTGACTGTAAGCACAAAAGATTGTTTCACTTATTTAATGAAAGCGATATTACCGACAAGAAATACCTTCACAGCAATTGCAATTTTGTTTTGGAAGTTGGTGGATTTTGTATGTGTCTAGAATACATGCCATCGGACAATCTCGACTACATAGAAATTCTTGCAAAGAAAAAAGGTTTGATTCCAGACGAAGAGGGGAAAAATGAATAGTGGAACATCAACTTCTGGCCCAAGTGTAAAAATAGGCGAGGGGAGACGGTGGTTTTCTTTGAGAGAACGTTTAGATACTGTAGGTCGTTATTTCGGTTTGGGATATTTCTTTGCGTTGCCAATTGTTGTTGCATTTCTTTCCATAAAATCCGCGCTGGCTATTTTAGCTGTAGAAGCATTGGGGTATTACATTGGAATGATGATTTACGAATTCGATAAGTGGTATAATTATAGGACGATGGGAGAGAAGCTAGAAGGCGAAGAAGAATGGTGTGAACCTTTAACGGAATCACGAAGAATTTTGAAACGGTTTAATTACTTCAGATACAAATACGGTATTTCCCTCGACGATGTTTTTTTATTTTTGGACCGCCCTGAAATACCAATCAGAGATAATTTGGATTGGATAGAACTCGTAAGTATTGTAAACGACCTTAGCTTGCACGTTGGGCAGCGATTTGATGAAGATGACACGAAAGGGAACGAATAATGAAAATTGGATTGATTACCGTCGGAGGTAGCGCAAAAGGCGTAGCTATTCACTTTGCCACGATAGCAGCAATGAGAAATTTGGATCTTAAACCAGATGTTATTTTAGGAGCAAGTGCCGGGTCTATTATGGCGTCCTTCATGGCGACTGGGATGAGTTCAGAATTTATGAAGTACCACATGTCCACTTTGCGAACAAAAGATTTTTTAGACCCGCTCCCTAAATTTGAATTGCTCAAAGAATTGATTTGGAATCATGGAAGTAAATTGTACGGCTTTATTAAAGGGGATAAGTTGGCTGAGTACGTAAGTAAGAGAATCGCTCCCAAAGATGATTTTTCAAAAACGGATATTCCATTGTACGTATCAGTAACCAATTTAAAAACATACAAGCTGACACTCTTTAATACGGGTTCGATTTCTGAAAAAGTGCAAGCCTCATGCGCCATTCCAATGATGTTTTGCCCAAAGAAAATCGACAACCAGTATTACATTGATGGAGCGATTCAAAAGGACCGTCTTCCCAGAGCGCTATTATCCGTTCAACCGGACCTCGACTACGTAATTGTCAGCAACGCTTCCTACGATGATGAGACGGATGACAACTCTTATTTGGAAGGGGCAAAGCTGCCAATGGTAGAGATTGTGCGACGCACAATGTCGATGCACGAAAAGTTTGTGTGGCCAAAAAAGATTGGGAAAACAAAGCTCATTTATTTATCGCCTGGAACTACGGTGCCCATTGATATTTTCAACATCGACCCAACCATCATGAATTCAGTGTACCAGGACTCTCTTAAATATTCCACTTTCCACCTGGAGAAGTATTTCAAAAGGATGAAGGCAAGACAGCTACGTAAAGAACAGCAGAAACCTCCAGAGCCCCCAACACTTACTGTATGAAAAATCTCTATTTGCCGGGAACTAATAAGAACGTCGGATATTTGGACAAAGATGTGTTGTATCTTTACGAACGTCATATGAAGTATTTTCCATTAACGATGGCCTCTTATATAGGGGTTGGAAGTGACATCGTAGCCCCAGTTATTTTCTCCAAAAGGGATAAGAAGGTTGAAGAAAACATTCAACTTAAAGGACACAGTGGATTTTTCTACAATGTAGATACAAAGATGTGGATTTTTTCCAATTGCACTTTCAAAACCCCGGATAACTTGGACGTAATTGAAATGGCGTACCTTTACAAGAATTGGAACAAAAAGAAACATGAGTGATTCAGAAGGCGCAGAAGTATTAAGACAGTGGATTAAAGAGGTTGAAGAAAAATGTCGAGAGTGCAATCACATGAAAATGAGTCATTCGTATTTAGGTAAAAAATGCAACGAATTATTAAGAACAGAGTCGCCATTTCTCTGCAATTGTCAAGAGTTCGTTCCATCAGACAATCTGGATTACGTTGAATGGTTGGCAAAGAAAAAAGGGTTGGTCCAATGATTGAGCCGACAATCGTGAACGTCATTTGCCCGAAATGCGAGAAAACGTGGTTGAATAAAGATTCGGAAAGTGGGGAATATTTCTGCTGCCATTGTGGGTATGCGATTACGGAAGAAGAGGCGAAGGCGGAAGCTTGGAGAAGCAAGTCGCCGTATTACGGGGAATAGATGGTTGACGAAAACAATTTGAAGAAGGAAATGTCTCAGTGGATTCAAGAGAAACTTGAAAAGAACAAATTCCCTTGTGCCAAGTGTAAACATTTTGAGTCCTCGCACATTAAAGGGTTGTGCATTGGGTGCCACGATATTGAAAATGATTGGCATGGAGAAAATAGGGTGAGTTGTTACCACGTATACGAACAAATTGACAACCTGAGTTTGATAGAATGGGTGGCAGAACAGAAAGAGGAGAAAAAGTAAGTGGGACTGTTTGATTCACTTTATTATTTTTGTCCGTTGTGCGGTGCGGAAAATGAAACACAAAGTAAATCCGGGCCGTGCTTGTTGGATACTTTTAAATTTAAAGACGACCTTCCTCTTTGGTTGATGGAGGACTTGAATGGTTCTGAGGAGACATGCGCCAAATGTAAGAAGAAGCTGAAGCTGATTTTTGATTTGAAAGTGACGATTAAAAAGAAAGCAATTGAGCCGATTGATAATTTGGATTTCGTTGAGTTTACGTATCGAAAGCGATTAAAGGCAAAGCATAAAAGTAGAAGAAAAAATAAAGGGTTGTAAAATTAAGCTGGGTGTGGTATAATTGTAAAGAGGAGAGAAAAACAATGGATGAAAAAGAATTACGACAATATTTTAACGATTTGTACGGTATCTTTTTGGGGTCAGCCCAGAAGAATGGACACGCATTGAATCCTGATGCGATTTTGAAAGATACGGAAACACACTGGAAAGCGTTGGTAAAGCATTTGAAGGAAATTAAGGCAGAAGAAATTTAGAAGTACGGTGTACACCAACAAAACTAAAAAACAAAGGAGAAATACTAAGATGGCAAGACGCACTCTGAGCAATGAAGTAAAGCAGGGAATTCTAGATGGATTGAAGAACGGCCTTCGTCCGGCAGATTTAGCCGTGACGTTTGGCGTTAGTATCCCCACGGTCTACAATTTTAAGAACCGTGCTGCCGCTGCCGAAGCTAACACAAACGTTGCACTGTCAGGGTTTGCTACTCCTGCGGAAGTGGGAACAGTTACGGTTCCTGTTGCAACTCGTACCGCTCGTAAGAGCACAAAAGCTTCTCGCTAAGAAGCAACAAAAGTGGGGTCGCTCGTGGCAAGGACCCCACCAAAGATTTGGAAAGGATAAGAGAAAATGACGAGTCATCTAATCTACGTTTGTGAGAACTGCGATCAACACTACTGCGGTAATTGTACAGATGCCGATGAATACAACAAGTTCTGTTCCAATAGATGTCAGCAAGAGTTTGAAAGCGAACACGAGCTTTTAAATAACGAGGGTTGCTAATGGACCTGCATTACTCGATTAAGGATTTGGAGGATATTGAAATTAGAGTGCTGCGTTCTATTGGAGCATTGCAAACTAATGGAACAATCCTGGGTGAAGAACATTCCCTCACAGTAATTAAAAAGCTCATTGAAGAAAATCGCGCTTTAAGAGATGAATTGATTCTGAGATATGGAGGGGCTAAATAGCGTGGATATTTTGAGAATCGTATGTGCTTTGATACTTACTCCCTTTGTCCTGATAAGTGTGTTACTTATGGGAACCATTTTCCTTGGATTTGTGGAAGAATATGGAGATGACATTTTGGGCTGGGGTTTTATTCTGGGATGGCTGGCTTTAACATTCGCTGTTATTTATAAAATACTTTAATGAACGTTAAATTCTTCGATCTTGCCAAGAAGATTGCAAAGCTTTCGGATCACCCAAAATTTAAATTAGGTTGCGTAATCGTTAAAAAACGAAAAATATTGGGGAAAGGGTGTAATATGATAAAAACTTCACCCCACTCCAATCACCCATTTAATATGATTCACGCAGAACTGTCGGCCATTTTAAATGCCGATAAACAAAGCGAAATTCGGAATGCGGATTTTTATATTTACAGAGAAACAAAGACAGGAAAATTGGCACAAAGTTTTCCATGTTCGTATTGTTTAACTCTTTTAGAAAATTGCGGTATTAAAAATTTGTATCATACAGGAGACGGGTGTTATGTATATAGCAAACTTGTATAGTCCCAGACCAACAAAACTTATCCGTACTAAAGTGCGTGAAAATGAAAATGGAATTTTAGTAAATTCAAGAAATAAAAGAATAACCGATATTCGAGGTAAAACATTTAACAGGCTAACCGCAATTTCTTGGTTTGGAACTTCGGAAGATGCTCAACGTGCATATTGGGTTTTTAAATGTATGTGTGGAACTGTAAAAGTTTTAAATAGCCTTTTAGTAAAACGAGGAACAACTAAAAGTTGTGGATGTTTAAAGAAAGAACAAATAAAAGAATCTGCTTTTAAGTTATTGATGAGAATGTATACCCAACATGCAGATAAAAGGCAACTTGAATTTACTTTAGCGTTTGAGGATTTTAAGAATATAATTTTACAAAAGTGTTATTATTGTGGAACCCCTCCGTCTACCCGCAGAACAAATAAAGCAAAATTAACAAAAAAGTTTGTAGTATTTTATTCAGGCATTGATAGAGTGGATAGTGACAAGGGATACGTTAAAGGAAATGTGGTTCCATGCTGTATTGTTTGCAATCGTGGTAAAGGAGATTTGCCCGAAAAGCAATGGCTAAAGCATTTAGATAATTTAATAGAATTTAGGATGAAATCTCATGCGTGAAGTGAAGGGCAACCTCTTCGACCAAAATGTTGATGTCGTTTGTATTACGACGAATGGCAGCGTAAAAGCTGACGGCAGAGCCGTTATGGGCCGAGGGTGTGCAAAAGAAGCTGCTGAATTGTTCCCAGAGCTTCCTTTGCTTTTGGGAACCTGGATTCAATCGGTTGGGAATCACCTCCATTATCTGAAGTACTACGAAGATCGCGGATACACCGTAGCCAGTTTTCCAGTGAAACATGCTTGGAGTGAAAAGGCCGACCTTAAATTGATCGAACAATCTTGCAAGGATTTGGCTGAATCAACTGTTGAAGGTTTGAAGGTTGCTCTTCCCAGGCCGGGATGCGGCAACGGTGGGAGAGACTGGGCGACAGAAGTAAAACCGATACTTGAGCGTTATTTGGATGACCGTTTCATTGTGGTAAGTTTCGAAAATGAATTGTAAACACCCACATACAAAGTTGGAAACCCTTGAACTTGAGAAACCGAGTGGAGAAGGCTGGTATCAAGTATTGAGCGAGAGTTGTTTGATTTGTGGGGAAAAATTAAACGTGGAGGGAAAGTATGGAAACTAAGGCGAAGAAAGAAAAGAAGTTAAAGAAACTCGAATTGAAGGCTAAAAAACTTCTTGAACCCCATTTGCATAATTTGATAGAGATACTTAAAGAAAAAGAAGAATTGCTTAAAGATAAAGAAAGGTACCCACTTGGATGAAAAAGCTAATTTGTTTGGTCCTACTTTTAACTGGTTGTGCCACTTTCAATTTTCGAATCGTTGGATGGTACAATGAAGATACTGAAGTGTTGACAAGCAATGGAACCTTTGTTCGTATCATTGGCAACCCCCGTATTACGTGTTTCACAAAGGCTGGCACTAAACTGGCCGATGGGATTTTTGTCACGGTTCACGACAACGATTTGATCGTAGATGAATGGGGAAAAGACTACGTGCATGTAAAAAACGATGGAAATAATTATTGTAAACTTTGGGAGCAGAAATAATGTACTGCCCACGCTGCGGCATTCTGTTACATTTGGATGAACAAAGCAAAAGGATTGACAATGCTATTACCGATAATAAAGAAGCAGAACTGTTTGTTTACAAAGGATGTGGATTTAGAAGGTCGGAAGCTTGGTGGGAATCGTTGCAGCTTGACGTTAACACGGAAATAGATTGGGGTAAGGCTGAGGAAGAGAAGTTGATAAAAGAAGATGCAGACGAGTTACCAGAAGAGTTGGCTGGATATTGCGAAAGTCCATGGGGAGATTGAATGGTTGAGATTCTATTCCCCAAAGCTAAAGGGCGTTTATACTGGGCCGGAATGAATATTGTTGGGCACGATAGACGTTGGCATTTGAATGAGTTGGGAGAACAACTTACCGCACATTTTATGAGGTGGGCTTAAGTGAGAGAACGACCTTTATTTGTAACTTGCCCAAATTGTTCTGGCCACAAAGGGGTGGCCGGGAAAAGTGCTGGACCTTGGATTGGAGCACCAGCTACTTTGCTTTGCCCCAGGTGTGATGGTATGGGTGAAATTCCTTTAAACTCATTGACCGAAGAAGAGAAGAATCCCAAACCTCCTGTACGATTTGAAAGGGATGATAACCCTTGAGCAAGAAACAAAAATACTCTGACAATTGTATCTTGGTAGTTGACGTGGAGAGTACCTGCCAAGAGAACAAAGATGGCCAACCACAAGAAACATTTGTCAGCGAAATTATTGAAGTTGGGTATGCCGTTCTGGATTATAAAACGAATGAAATTAAAGAGGATGGGTCCATTATTGTAAAACCCATTCAGTCAGTTGTAACCCCATATTGTACAAACCTCACGTCCCTTACGCAGGAGATTGTTGACCGTGGAATCTCGTTCCAGGAAGCATGTGAAACACTGCAACGCGATTTAATATCCGGGGGCCGTTTGTGGGGGTCCTTTGGAAACTACGATGTTGAAATGTTCAGAAAAGAATGCGAACGCAAAAACGTCAAGTACCCCTTTACTCCACAACACGCCAACATTAAATCGTTTTGTACTTTGATGAACGGTGAGGTTAACGGTTTAGGCCGTGCTCTTTCCAAGATAGGGCTTAATTTTGAAGGTCGCCACCACAGTGGGAAAGATGATGCTAGAAACGCCGCTAGAATACTCCAATACTACAAAGCTAAACTTGGAGCAACAGTCCTTATTTAGCTGATTTTTAGCATCAAAATAACTATTGACAAACTCCCAAAAACCTGTTATACTTAAACATAGGGAGGTAACAAAAATGCATAATACCAAAGTCGTATTATTGGCAGTTATCATTTCCTCAATCTTGACTTTTGGGATTGAAAAAATCATCAGCCTCTCTTACATAGCGAAAGAGTATTCTGCTACTCTTAAAGACCTTCGCTATTACAAAGAAGCGACGCTCCTTACGGACTGCCTTTACCGGGAGGGGACACCAGTAAGCGCGAAAACTATTAAAGAAACGTTGGAAACTATTGACAAAACGTTGCCGAAGTATTTCCCCAACGGTCCTTACACTCGTGAAGATTTTGTAGCTATTGCGTGGCTTGAGTCAGGGTTCAATCAATTTGAAACGGGAACCCATGGAGAGAAGGGCATCTTCCAAATCATGCCGGATGAGTTTGAAGAGAACAACATAAAGTTGAATAAGTACGACATCAGCACAAATGCTGAGCTTTGTATGACAGTATTGAAAGCAAAGTGGCAGAGGTACCCGGATTATAAAAGAGCGATTATTGCGTACAATGGAGTCGTAAGGAATAAGAGAGGCAAGTGGTCTGAGAAGTATTGGAAGAGCTTTGAAAAGCGCAGGTCAGTTGTTGGAACGTTGTTTAACTCGTGATGCAATACCCAAAGTGCAAACATTGTAAGCACAGCAAAACGAAGCACGTTAATTTCTATAATGGTATGAAACTCTCTCTTACTTTATGTTTGGACTGCTATAATTATTTTAATAATGGGCCGACGTATGAGTGGGAATACGAAGATGGTCCAGAAGTAAATTCTGAAACGTTCAATTACTACCACAACTATCATCCAGACAACCTTACGTACATTGAGAAGCTGGCAGAGCGTAGAGGGTTAGTGTGAACGACATTATTTGCAGGTGTGGGCATGAAAGAGAAAACCATCCGGGGGAACACCCCACAATTAAGTTTCAAGTTTGCAACGACTGTTTTATGAGGAATTTAAGGGCAAATCAGGGATTGAACGGCATTAAAAATTCTTGTCCCAAATATATCCCGGACAATTTGACGCACATTGAGATGTTGGCAGCGCAAAGAGGATTGGTATGAGTACATTTTGGCTTTCTGTTTTATTCTTCGCCATCGGTTTAATTGAGTTTGCCGTGGACCAGTATGAGAAGCTGGTATCGGTACGTCTTAAGATTTTCCCTACGCTTTTGTACAGCATCATAAACAACTCAATTGACTTTCTTATGTATGTTTTTCTTTTCAGCATCTTAATTCAGTTCTGGGAAAATTGGCACCAAGGCGTTCACAACTACTACAAACTCATTCCTTTCGTTTTCTACACAATAGGAAAAATAGCTGGCACTGTGTTGGCCCTGTATATTTATTCCGAAACAAAGAAGCAGCGCGACAGAGAGAAAGCCTTTAAGTTGGCTGATAAGAAAGAGAAAAAGCCCAAAGGAAAGAAGAGAACAAAGAAGCAAAAGGCCAAAGATGACAAACACAACTCCGACGTAGCGGCTACGATGCTTGATGCGGTTGAGATTGAAGATTTAAAAAGCGAAGTTAGAGAAAGGGTTATTGAAAAAGCTACACAGCAAATCACTGAACGTGTAGATGAAGTATTCAATAGTGAGGGAGAATCAAAATGAGAACGATTAAAGCGTCTTTGAGAATCAATAAGAACGGCAGGTTGTATTGTACAGCCCACCAAACTTACAAGGTAGCCAGCCCTCCAAGGAACGGCTGTAAAATCTGTTGGGAACTATTTGATAAAAATATTGTGCAGCCCTCTCTGGATGCAATGATTGAAGATTTGGAAAAGGAATTAAAGAGAAGGAATACAAATGAATAAACCCAGAGGATATCGCCACATTCTTTCCGGCATCCTAAGAAATCCACCTTTCGTCAAACTTTATGTAAGTAAGAGACTAAAAGGGACTATTTATTTTAAAAAAAGTGAATACCAATCTCTTCGTGAACAGCTATCAGCGTGGCTTCACAGGTACATTTAAATGAACCCAATTAGAGCGCAGAGGACGTGGAACGCACTGGCATCCAAATGGATAAGCGCCGTACCCTTTGGGAGGGGAACGCCACTTAGAAACTCAAGACGCAAGCAAGCTGGTGGTATAAAGAAAGGCGTACTTACTAATTTTATTCCAGTTGAGGTGGTGAACGCTATTACAGGTGAGGTAGCAAAGGGATACATGCGCGACCTCTCCATCAGGCGCTTAAGGAAATGGCTTTCCTATCACAACTATCGAGCCCAGGTGGAGCAGGTATTCTTTTCAAATAAAAATACGCTGCATCATCTCTCACCCAAAGAGATTGAAAACTTTCCAATCCTAGTTAAGCTTGGGAAGTATCAGGTGCCTTATTTAATTTCTTCCACTCGTTCCTCTTTGATTGTACGTGGCAGACAAACAATTACGCTTGACTTGAGTGCGGTGGATAATTTAAAATACCTCGAAACCGTTGCAGATAGAAAGAGTATGATGATGTCCCTTCTTAATAAAATTAAGAGGACAAAGAAGCGCAAGAAAGCAAAGAATAAGAGATGACCGAATACCCAGAAGAATGGATTTGTAAAACGTGTGGGAACCAATTAAAAAACCACATAAAAAAAGGTTCTCCTGATAAGGTTCCTGGTACTGGTGCTTTCGTGCCAGCCAAAAATGACTGGTGTTTTCCAAATTATGAACCAGGAGGAATTAGACAGACCTGGGCTTTTATTCCCCTAGATAATTTAACTTTAATTGAAACCCTGGCAAAAGAGGTGGGTATAACAGAAGAAATACCACAAGGCAACACCCCTAAAATAAACGAGTAGGGTGGGCATTTAAATAAGAGTTGGACAGTATAGATAGGCAGCAGGATTAAAATAATGGGTAAAGGTAAGGCGCTAATAGGAGGAACCGAACGAAGTGAGGAGATTGTTTACCCTCCAGACTGGCCTTGCGTTCGTTGTAAGCGGCCCTTCTCTGAGCATGTTAAAATTGGTACGCCAGGGCAACAAATGGGTGGCGAACAAACCGCTACCTACAATTGGTGCTTTACAGCGGATAATCCAAAAGCCGCAAATAGTTGGGATTTTAAACCAGTTGACAACCTCACTTACGTGGAGATGAAAGCAAATGGAAAAATATCCATCTGATTGGCCGTGTAAGTGTGGGCATATTTCTCATATCCATTTCCTGGGTGAAGAATTATGCCGCTGCGTTTGGTACGAACCGATTGACAATCTTTCTTATGTTGAATTGATGGCGAAGAAGAAATTAAAATGATTAAAGGCACAATTGACAACACTCCTATTCTTAAAGTGTATTCTGTAGGGCTTACCATTGGATTCTTTGTTGGGCTTGTTTTTGGGTACGCAATTTGGGGGTTGCGATGAATAAAGAAACTGTTATTAAAATTATTTTGATTGTTCTTGTGTCCCTTTGTTTCTACCAAGCTTGTAGGTGTTTGGCGTTTCACCCCAAGATTGAATACATCGATGACGGTGCTACTGTAAATTTAAAGTAGGACGTGTTATAATAAAATAAAGGAGAAATAAAATGAAATTGGGATTCAAAGTAGGATTCATGACAACGCTGGGTGTGTTGACCGCATACGCTTTGTTTCAGCTTGGAGCGCAAGCATTGGTTACGTTTGTGTTGGCACCGTTAGTTAACTTGTTGGGACTGTAATGGAACGAATCATCCTTACCAAATCTGTTCAGCATATGTTCAAACCTCCGTATACTGGAACTTTAATTAGGCGGCAAGGTGGAGAACGCATTACGGTAATCAGGGATGGACGCAAGAGTAGAGAGACGTGGAGTTATAGATTGTGGAGGAAATTACCCAAATGAGATTCCATTTCATTTATCATGACGGTAGCGAACTTTTATTCGAAGCAAGCGAAGCGAGACATTTTACCGGGCACGTAGTTTTGACCGATGCCAAACTTATAGAAAAAGTTGCAGGTAATTACGGTATGGACCTCATCCCAGAAGGGAAAGTATTCCCACGATTTAATCTCGCCCTCAATGGCAATCTCTTGGGCATGTGGCCGGAGGAAGAAGATAATGTCCAATAAACTTTATCGTGGTGTTCGTAAAGAGCATGTACCCAAAGTGTATGTGGATGCTGAAGAGCTTTCTTTAGATGCCGCTAAGAAATTGCGTCCATCTGAAGCTACCGTCGAATTTGGATATTTCGGCGATGGACCTTCGCAGACAAGTTTGGCAATCCTCTTAGATGCAACAGAAGACGAACAGAATTCATTAAAATACATGCACGAATTCAAAGCGGAGTTTATTGCCCCGGCAGATTACCAACTCGGTTTCACCATCCTCCAGTCCCAAATAAAATCGTGGATGGAAAAGAAGATTGCGGGTTCCAGTGGCTCTACTGGTTGGGCTTGGGGTATTTAATGCTGCGTGAGGTTGGAGTTGTGCTTGCAACTGGCGCTGTACTATTTGATTTTGCAAACTGGCAGAAACAAATCAGCAAGATACTAAGAACCAAACACAGCAGCCAGATTTCTTCTTCCGCTTTGATGGCAAAGATTGGGCATTACCTTTGTTCTGTTTCATCGCTTTTAATTTTTGCAAATTGGTTGGGTGCAGGAATGGAATGCGTAGCATTGCTGTGTTGTTTAATAACTTTTTCACTCGTCGTCAAATTTAAACCGAAGAATTGGAAATTGATAAATTTTAAAGGAGGACGGTAAATATGAAAAACATTGGTGCAGCGGTACTTATTATCTTGGGATTGGCAGTGGTTGGGTTGTTAACCTTTGGAGCAGTGAAAGCAACAGCAGAATTGAGTAGGGTGATTGCTGAAGGTATCAGCAACATTTACGCAGTGGGAGAATAATGAATATTTTGTTTCTCGATTTTGATGGTGTTTTAAATTCCAAGCAACACTTTCTTATGGACGAGGAGAAAGAACTTCCTGGGCAAGAGACACTTATTATGGCTGACTTCGAATTTATGAAATCTGGAATCAACGCAAACAACATGTGGTGCTTGAAGTACATCCTAAATAACGTTCCAGATTTGAAGATTGTTCTTTCTACTTCCTGGCGCACTCATTTTGAGATTGAACAATTCAAGGAGTTGTTCAAACATTATGGGTTGGATGGAGAACGGATTATTGGTAAGACACCAAAGAAATTCTCATCTGAAAGAATGCATGAGATTCATTTGTGGCTTGAAGACAATAAAGATGTAAAGAAATGGATAGCTTTGGACGACCATGCGGTGTTCAACCTGGAAGACCCTGACAAACAGAATGAAGTGTTGACGGATAGCTGGAATGGGTTGACGATGAATGAAGCATTCAAAATCATTAAGCATTTTAAGCCTGATTTTGAAGAGCCAGTCCTTTACATTTAACCCTTGATTTCGTCCCCTTTTTCTGCTACACTGTATTATGAGAATTGTTAAAATGCTTTCATTTCTAACCCTTTTATCTGCCTTATTTGGATGCGAAAAAACCACTCCAAACATCCCTATTGTGATTGTGGCGGGACAGAGTAATGCGGTAGGTTTTGGGCAGCACACTCCATCACCTGCCAATCCTAAAATTATCTGGCGTGGGTTGGATTTCCCAAGAGGTATCGGAGTTTCCTTCGCTGAAGCTTATTTGCAAAGGACTCTTCAATCTAAAATAATTGTGGTTCAATGTGCGGTAGGCGGAACAAGTATTGAGCAATGGCAACCAGGGAGTGTCTTGTACGAGCAGTGCTTACAAATAGTTGGGCAGGTTAAGAAAGAGTATCCGACCTCCTACATCGCCACAATCCTTTTCTGGCAGGGAGAAGCGGATACCCAATTCCTTAACATTCCGTGGGCGGATAAGTTTACGAATGTCGTAAGGGCATTTCGATACGACTTACAGATTAAAAATCTACCAGTGGTTTTCTGTCAGATTCACAACCACGCTGAAGAATCTACTTACCCCTCTTGGGCTGAAATTCAAAAGGAACAAGCTTCTGTATCACTGCCTTTCGTTACGATGGTAGGGACCTCTGATACTCAGATGGCAGATTCATTGCACGTAGGACCGCAGGGTTTGGTTGTGGTGGGGCGTAGAATGGCCGCTGCTTATTTCAGGCTGTTTACTAATTTGTGCGGTTGTTAAAATAACCCTTGACAAGAATGGGTTCTCCTGCTATACTAAGTTTGAGGGACGGTTAGCTGGTTCGAGTCCAGCCTTGGGGCCTTTGGGAACCAAAAGTAATCTTAGAAGGTAAAGATGGCCCTCACAAATTTAGAAGTTCTTTGAAAGATTTGGCTCAGCGTTTGCGGTGGAGATAACTTCATACTTGCGCTGCTAAAAGGGTTTGATCAACCCATCCTGAAAGAAGAACCGCTAGGGTTAGCTTTAGAGCCAGCAAATCTACCAGTAGGTAGACACCAGCGTAATATGCGTGTAAGTGGGCCACTCTTATAATTGAAGGCCCATTGAAAGGGATGAACTAGTTAAATTCCACAGGTGATATATCAATTTGATTCTGCGGTAGGAGTACGATCCATATACCGTTGCTAGACGTGTAAAACAGGGAACTTTCGTACAAAGCAAAGACGTTTAATAAGCAGACGACCTGTTCAGAATCATTAATTCTCGACCAACTCAAAAGGGTCGTTCAGGGGCATAGCTCACCCCGCCTATCAGTAATGGTAACGCATGATGAGCTACAATATCTGGTGAAGATGCGGCCTAATGACCCGCCCCTCGTCCATGACTTGGGTAGTTCAAGAATCATAGAACGTCACTAACAATTTAGAAAGGATTACAAATGAATAAATTTATTCGAATAGCTATCTGGGCATTCATCGTAAGTATCTTGGCTTCTGGCATTGCTCTAACTAAAAGGGCATTTGCTGAGGATGTCAACGTTCTGTCACGTCAGTACAATCTTCTATTCACTGAGCTTCTTGTTAAGAAAGTAAAAACCATTGACAAGGGTTCTCCGGTTGTGATATATTTTAAAGATGGTTCAGAGGTAGCTGGCATTTACAAGGGTTACAGTGGATACGATGATTCTCTTTGGATAAAAGTTTATGGGGACTGGTTGCAGAGTGGATACGATTTGAATGAGTTGCAGGATGTAAGAGTGAAAGCAAAGGAGCCAGTGTGATAAATTTTTTAATTGTTATTAATCTATTTTTTGGATGCTTGGATATTTATTTTCATAATTACAGTTTAGCCGCATTTAATCTTGGTGCATTCCTGTGGTTAATTTCATGAACAACCCTTGCGAATTCATTAAAGGTATTCACGACGACCCTTTCAGGCTTGTTAAGAATTTGACAGTGAAAGAGTATTACGCTTTGAAGGAACATGTAACTGGCTGTTCCGAATGCACAAGGCTCCTGGATGATTTGGATGAGAAGTACAAAGACACTGCTCCAGGTAGCAGTGAATGGGACCAAACGAGGTACAATTAAAATGGCTGACATGCAAAAGGTGGCAAGCTCAAACATCGGGTCAATTGGTTACGACAAATCCTCTTGTACCCTTTACGTTCAATTCACATCTGGTGGATTATACAAAGTGGCTGATGTCGATGAGGGTGTGTTCGACCGATTTAAGTTGGCTAAGAGTAAGGGAAAGTTTTTCAACCAAGAAATAAAGCCGAGCTATAAAGTAGAAAAGGTATCGTGAACACGGAACTCGCTTGTACAAAAAAGCGCAAGTATAAAACTAAAGAACTTGCTACAATCGCTGGAGCATACCAGGAACTAAGGACGCCAAACAAGCTAAGGGTATATCAGTGCCCACGTTGCAATCAGTGGCACTTGACAAAGACTGATCACGCATTTAAGAAGGCAGGTATATTGTGACGCCCTGCATAATGTGCCACAAAGAATTTGAAAAAGCTCAATTAGATTTTCTGGAACGCTGTGATGATTGTTTTAAATTGTACATGACGATGCCCGAAGCAGACAGACCAAAGCTGGGCGTTCCATTCGTGCCTATTTATAACGGTAAAGACAAATACGGATTTTAGAGAATAACATGCAAGATCCTCGCAGCTATTTTTCAGACAATCAATTATTTGATTTGGAAACGCTTAAGCAACATTGTGAACATCATGGTGTTTGGTCCAACACGTCCGAACGATTTCCCAATCTTACTCTGCTCAAGTATAAAGACGAAGTGCAATGGGGGGACAAACCCTGGACCTCGTTTGCCAGAATGTCCAGGGGGCTTGTAGTTGATATGAAGAATCAAACTATTTTAGCGCATGGATTTAACAAATTCTTCAATATAAATCAGCAGCCAGAAACCAATTACGAAATCCTGAAAGACCAGAAGGGATTCGAAGTGTCAGAAAAGCTAGATGGTTCGTGTCTTGTATCATTTTTGAATCCGAATGACAACCAGTTTTACCTCACCACAACTGGTTCTTTTGATTCTGAGCATGGGAAGGTAGGCACCGAGCTTTTCAGGCAAATGCTGTGTTGCCCTAAAATAGCCGCTTATGCGGCCATGGGAACGTTCATCTTTGAATTAATCGATGCGAGATTTCGTATCGTTATTAATTATCGAGCCAAAGGATACGAAGACGGCCTGTATCTCATTGGGTACAGGACCAGGGAAGGTCGCTTGCTTACCTACGCTGAGGTGCAGGAATTAGCCACCCAGCTTGCCCTACCTTGCATGAACACCTACGCTTTCGAGTCCTTGGACCAACTCATAGAAAAGACGAAGGAATTGCCTTTATCGGAGGAGGGTTACGTTTTGCGTTATCCTGATGGGTTAATGGTTAAAATTAAGGGAACTGCCTACCTCCAGGCTCACAGGTTTGTTAGCCAACTCTCTGACAAGCACCTTCTTGAATCTTTGATAGAGGGCGTTGAAGACCCCTTAATTGAAATCTGCCCAGATGAATTCCGCCAGGAAGTAGTTGAGAAGATCACTTATTTTAAATTACGCAAGCTCGACATTTTGAATCAGTGTTACAAATACTTTGCTGAAGCTCCAAAAGAAGATAGAAAGACATTTGCCCTGTGGGTAATTAAAAATGTGAAGCCGAGTTTGAAGGGCTGCTTATTTCAATTGATTGATTGCAAGCCGTTGAAAGATAAGGACTTGTATGGTATAATTGAAAGAACGGAGAAGCCGAGTACGGTGACAAGAATATGAAAAAACAATTATTGTTGGGGTTGGTTTTAATTCAGATAAGCAGCAATGCTTTTCCTTTTTGTCTGCGGTCCCCCGAAGGAAGAGAAGAATGTACTCCAGAGCCAGTTACCGTTTTGCCCGCTAAAAAAGCAAGGGACATTATAATGAACACTGTGTACAAGAAACACGAAAAGGCAATTGATTGGTGGGTTACAGAAATAAATAAGAAAATTATACATGAGTCCGATTTCCCAAGTGCCAGTGTTACAGTTGATATCACAGCAGCAAGCGATGAAGTTCAGAGATATTTACAGATGGCGTATGAACGTGAAGGGTACACTGCCCAAATAATGGGAAACCATTGGCGTCACCATCCATACTACGATAAGAATGTGGAGCCGCACTATTATTTGGGATTGTCGTGGTAATATGAAAGCGATAAATAAAAAACAATTTTCCCACAAAGATATGAATTCTGCCAGGAAGCGCGGTGTTGTGGCTGGATTGGTATTGGCAACCGACCTTGTGTATGCAGAACAAAAGAAAGCTGCGAGGAAAGGATTGCAAACAAACGCTTTAGATATTTTGGACGCTATTCAAAAAGCTCTGGATGAAACACGAGGACCGATAAAGTTATGAAAATAGTTCCAGAGATAGCTTGTCCAGACCACGGTAGGAAATGGAAGCCGGAGATTTGTGAAAATTGTGCTGTGATCGTTAAATATTTTAGGGAGAGTAGATGACAACAGCTTGGGGACAGTTTAGAAATTTTATAAACTCCAAAGAGGTTGGATACACTTTTACCCGTCAGAAGTTGTTTGATTCCCTTCGCGCACTCAATCCCGCAACAATAGATGGGTACCGCTGTCTAGCACAGCAAGCCAAGTTTGTTGAGCGCGTTGGCCGTGGGCGATATAAAATTGCAAATCATTTACCTGAAGGTTTAACAATGGGTTCCTTGTTTGCATTGTTGAGAGGTGACAATCTCACGTACATAGAAGAGATTCAAAAGCAAAAAGAGTTAAACGTAATTAAACAACAATTTAATAAAGACCGTAGAGAAGTGTTGAAGCATTTAATTGTTCAAATCTCACAGCACATTCCATATGCCGAAGCCATAGAATCTTCTGCGTTTGGTTTGAAACAACTAATCCGTAGCTGGAAATGGGAATTGAGTAAAGAAAAGAATCCAACAAAAAATTGGAGTGAAAGGAGAAATAAATGATAAACTTGTTACTGTCTTCTAATGTGCTCTTGCTGCTCTCTACCCTCGTATTGTTGAGGCGCGATAGATTGGTAAGGGTAGCGCGTAAACAACACAAACGATTGCCGAGATAAATAATGGAAACATCTGCGATCAATTTAACTGGAACTCCGGGTTTCTGGACATTTGTTTTTGTTCACCCCTGTCTATCATTCTTCGCTTTTTGTTTTTTAGTATGGGCTTTCTTTGGCACCATCACAGATATTTTAATTGCATGGAGCAAAAGGAAATAATGGACAAAGTAGAAAGAGCAATTTTTCTTAAGTTTTTGAATTACAGTATTGTTACAATGAACTGGTTTGTTAGGCGCGTTGAAAAGAAATACGCCAGTGAGCTTGACCCCGAACAAGTTGCAGAGGTTAAAGAATTATTGAAAAAGTTAGAGGTAGAAAGAGACGGACTGGAGCACGAAGAGTGAAGCTTTTCATTGACGACTATCGCTCCGAACCAGAAGGTTGGCACTTAGCCAAGACGATTACGGAAGCAGTTCGTATTCTTTCTGGGCCTATTTATGCCGAGGCGATATCTTTGGACCACGACATCATATTTCGTGAAGGCAAGCACGGCTTTTCTGAAGAGACCTTTGCCACAGTTGCTCGTTATATTGCTGTCATGCCAAAAGAAAAATTACCTAAGATTGTGTATGTACACACAGCAAATCCGAAAGGTGCAAACAACATTTTGGAAATTCTTAAGGATGTTGTTCCCACTGTGAATATTGAAAATGATGGACATTTCAATACAACTGGCGACTACTCTGGTGATATTAATTACAAGGGGATATTGATAAAATTAGAGCAGGAACGTGAGAAGCAAGAACAGGAACATAAATTTGAAGGGGAGTTTTAAAAGTAGCTGAAGTCTGGTATACTTAATATTGGAGAATCATGAGCCTGTTCGAAACACTATTTGAAACATTTATTTGGGGAGTGTTTGGAACAACCTTTATTGTGGGAATTGGGGCAGCTATTTTTACTTTGTTTAAATACCCACTCATCTTCTTGGGTCTGGTTGGGTTCTTCACATTCGTTTTATTTGTAGGTTGGTGCATCCTTCACTACAATAACTTTTGCGAGTTGTTCAGCAGGAGAGCGGATAAAAATGCTCCCGTTCCGTCTTATGGGAATACAACGCTCGGTAAGTTGAGCAGACTCGAAAACAAATATCGAATAACCACCGTAGAATTTATGAGCTTTGCTTCGCGGGATTTGATGCCGTATGGGATGGACAACTTGGATTACTTGGAATGGGTTTCGCTCGTAAACGAATTGCCCTCTATAATCCAATGGGAGGCGTAATGAATAAAATTACGGTATTTGTTCTCGGTGCTATGTTTGGTGAAATTACAATGCTTCCCGCTATCGCACACATTATAAACACGCCAGTGGTAAGAGCAGAAATAGTACCCAATTGTTATGAGCTTGTACAGCAAACGTTTGTACACGAAATTAAGAACGTCAAGAATTTTCAGGGGAAGGTCAGCACTTTAAAGATTCATTTAGTTAATCCACAATCCCTTCAAAAGATTTACGAGGATAGGTTTGGAGAAGATGATAGTGTTGGTACAATTATGGGTTTCTACGATGACAAAACAAACGAGATATTTTGCGTCTACGACGCTAATGTCCTTTCACACGAGTTGAAACACGTATTCGAAGGTTCTTGGCACAGATAGGAGAAAACGATGAGTGAAGATACAGACCAGGATTTGGCTTGCGCTGGAATTGACGACGGTTATGAAAGTGTATTCGAAGAACGGTTTAAACCCAGGCAGCAGTTCTTTTATGTTGTGTTGCAAGACAACACAGGAAAGATTGTAGATATTGGACACTACAACGATTATGAAGTAGCTTTGATGCGCGGAATGGACAAAGCTAAAGAGACTGGAACTCAGTGGAGTATATTTTCACTGGCAGGGAAATTTGTTGATGGAAATTTTGTTGGAAAATAAAAATAAAGGAGAATTAAAATGCCTGAAAGACCGTTAGGACCAGCAGACTGGCTAAAGAAAACAGTTACAGACTTTGACAAAGCAAACGCACCAGCAGTTGAAGAAGTAAAGAAAGAGTTGGTTGAGGAAGTTGTAAGGCTTGACCCAGCAGCACCAAAGGTTGAAGAGCCAGTTAAGGTTGAAGAGCCAGTTAAGGTTGAAGAAAAAGCTACGCCTGTTCCTCCAGCCGCTGAGGTTGCCCCAGAACTTAACAACGCTCCCACTTCAACAGTGCCGCCAGCCGTTGCTTCACCAGCACCAGTTGTGACGCCAGCACCAACAGTTCCACCAGTTGCTTCAGTTTCACCGACAACGCCACTGAAGTAAGGGAAGTAAACATGCATGATGTGTGGTTGGCTGTTTGGGACCTGCTTAAAACAACCCTCATAGCTACGCCATTAATTATCGTAGGTGCTTTGGTAATGACTGCCATTTGTTCGTGGCCGCTCGATGATTGATATTATTTGTAGGTGTGGACATAGTAAAAATGTTCATCAGCGCTTAGGTAATGAAGAGTATGGTGCCACAATGTGTCTTGCGGCAGGACCTGATACATTGGTTCAAGATTGTCCATGTTATGAATATACACCAGACAATCTTCTTCACATTGAGCAAATGGCAAAGGAACGAAAGTTGACATGATTGATATTCCTTGCACATGTAAGCACAAAAATACGGAGCATTATAAACCGCCAAAAGCTACAACTTATTCGTCTTGTTGGTTTTGTGCGTTAGCGGGTAACTGGTGTGCTCAGTATGTACCAGACAACTTATCTTACGTAGAACAACTGGCAAAGGAGAAGAATTTGATATGAAGATTGATTATTCAAAATGGTATTTTACCCCAACATCAAATGGGCAGTATTTTTCTGGGCTACTTAAAATATTCAACCCGGCAGAAAATATTGAACTGAGCCACTACGTTTATGGAAGTAAGGGCTCTTTGGACCCAACTGATGACCCATTAAAACATATCAAAGAAGTATGTAAGCTAGAAATAAGAAACTGGTACCTTAATCGAGAATACGATAAACTGGTTGACCAAAAGATACCAATTGAAGATAATCTGGATTACGTTGAGAATGAAGCAGAGAAACGAGGGTTGATTTGACAGAACCTTTCCATCTCGACCTTAAAGGTTGTGTGAAAAGCAAAGGAGTTATTTGCATTCCTTTGCCAGAGCTTATTAAATTGTTTGAGAAGTTCCCGTATCACATGGGCAAACAATACAAAGAGTTTCTGGAACAGGCGAACGTATCGGATAAAATTGAGGAGACAAAATGAAAAGATTAATTTTAATATTGGCGATGTTTGGACTACCTACATTGGTACACGCAAATATGACAGGACAAGAATTACATTGGCAACTTTCTGTGCCTCTGGACGGGATGCCGTGGGTTATTGGACATGCAGAAGGATACATTGATGGAGTAATTTCTGCTGCTTTAGGATGTCCTTCTGGAAAACATTTAACATCAGGACAAGCATGGCAGATAGTTCAAAACTATTTGGAAGCACATCCAGAAGAGTGGCATAAAGAAGCAGCCCTTCTTATTAAAGAAGCTTTAGATCCACTATGTAAATATTAGGAGGTAATTAGAATGCGAGCATATCTTTCGGGCAGTATGGCCGGACGATTTACCCAGGAAGTCCAGGCAGAACGCGCTGAAGCTTCTGCTGCCTTGGCAAAGATTGGTGTACGCGCTGCCGATCCTGCTGCGGCTGAATCACAGCTTTGGGGCCGACACGTAAAGTCTCGTGTCTCCACAAAGTTCAAATATAAAATTATAGAAGCAATGGTGAAACGCGATCTTTGGTTGATTCGCCGTTGCGATATTGTGTTGGTTCTTACTGGCGATCAAGTAAGTGATGGAACGTGGCAAGAATGGTGTTACGCTAACATGATGGGCATCCCTGTTGTTATGATTGCCCCCAAACGGCACAAAGGAGAGCTTTCGGGTTGGGCCAATGTTACGATACCAAGGGGAAATATTGTACCGAATCTCAAAGCTGCTTGCAACCTGATTAAACGCAGGTATCTAAAAGAAGATGCACAATTCAAAGCGTATTTCAATGCTTCAATCAAAAACGCCAACAGAAACATTAAGAACGGGAAGCGAAAAAAGCATTGACAATTGGCAGCAAATCTGTTATAATTAAAGTGTATGAAGATTAAAGCCACACACCTCTGTCGTTGTGGACACGCTGCGTGGAACCATACCCATGGGGTTTTTAATGGGGAAGAGTGCGTTGCTGATTTTAGAAAAGTTAGAAATAACGATAAAAATCCAAAAGGTTGTAGCAAATGTTATATAAGCTGTAAAAAGTTTCAATTGCCCAACTTCGACCTTGTTGAATATTTAGCTGAGAAGAGGGGATTAGTGTGAGTGACGATAAAGATAACATTCGCGTTGACCTCTTAAAATTCCGCCGCAAGGCGTACCTCACTTATCCTGTGGGAAGTGAGGAACGGAAGATTTTCTTGAAAGCCGTCCTCAAACACGAATTGATGTTAACGGAAAGGGACGTTCCCCAGGACCTCATCAACCTTATTATCGAAGGTGGACAGGTTGTGTTCTGGGATTCAATGAAGCATTTTCTTCTTTGGCTTGGAGCATCTACTGTGTGTGGCGGTATTTTTGCTTGGCTGTATACTCTGCGTATATTTATGGGGTTCGGCTTTCTTTTTTTCGGAGTGGGGTGCCTCACTATCGCAGTCCAATACCTTTACGAGTATTGGCGGTATTGCAAGAGTTTAAAGACAGTCAAAAAGTATTCGAATGATATGCAACAATATATAAATAAAATATCGAATGACATTAAGAGATTGGAAGGACCACGATGAATACCGTTGAACAGTTTACGCAACTCATACTTGATTGTCAACCAATTGACCTTTACGACTTTAAAGAAGTCGTAGGCGAACTTTTACCGTTAGAAGATTGTCAACAAGATCCGCAGTGGCACGGAGAAAAATCGGTCCTGGCACATACCAATCTTGTGATGAAAGAGACGCTTGAGCAGATGCAAAACCTCCGCCAAGGTTTCCCAAGGATTGCTTTGTATATTGCAGCTTTGTTACACGATGTGGGGAAACCAGATACGGCCAAGTTAAAAACCAATGGACATAATTCGTTCCATGGGCACGAGAAAGCGGGTGTGTGGAGAGCAAAAGAATTCCTGAAGAAATATTTCCCACAATTTAATTTTAGACAGCGGGACTTGATTCTGAATCTCGTTGAGTATCACGGCCACCCCAAGAGAATGATTGAGGATGGTTCACAGGATGATAGGTTCAAGCGCCTGTCCCTTGAAGTGCCAACTCATCTTGTTTACAACCTGGAGATTGCCGACTTCAAAGGTCGAATCGCCAACGATATTCCAAAGTCCTTGATTGTCCTTGACCAATTCAAGAAAAAGTGTGAGGACCTTGATATTTATGGGAAAGCGTACCAGATTCCCAATTCGAAGGAATTAACAAACCTCCAGTATTCTATTTTCAGATGGAACATTCTAATGCACCACGATGAAGATACTAATCAAAAAGAGATTGACAGAGTTATCAAATTGACTGATAGACCGAATCCTTTGGAGCTTACTTTATTGGTTGGTTGCCCCGGTTCCGGGAAGACAACCTATCGAAACACATTGACAAATAGCAACGTTATTTCTATGGATGACGAAAGGCAACGTCTTTGTGGCACCCCCAACGATATGTCTAGAAATCAAGAGGTTTTTAATAACTGCTTCAGAGAACTTAACAAGAATATGAAGGCAGGTGAAAATGTCGTTTGGGACGCAACCTCTTACAGCCGCAAAGCCCGTAAACCCCTCCTAGAATCGGCTAGGAACCACGGAGCCAAGGTCAACCTCATCTACTGGGACCTCGCCATAGAAACCCTCTTAAAACGAAACGCTGAGCGTGAGAAGGTGGTTCCAGAGGACATTGTGTGGCGGTTTTATAAAACAATTGAAACCCCGGCATCTTACGAGTACGATCAGCTTTTCGTATTTGATGACAAAGAGCAGGATTATGAAAAAGGAGAAAAAGCAACCTGAAGTAGTCGAGTGGAGCGATTTGAAGGTGGGAGATTTTATTGAAAGCAACTTCAATAGAATGTTTTGCTTTACACGAAATAGTTCAGGGCCTTCTTGTTTGGGTAACAGCAAATGGAGAGAAGAAAAGCCTCCAATTGCTTATGTAGGTAGTGGCATTGTAGAATATACACGAATGAAACCCACTAAACCTTTTATAAAATTGTGCAAACGGCTGTTGGATTTGAATCTGAAAGAATACCATTTGGACAATCTCTCTTACGTTGAAGCTCTTGCAGCGCTAAAGAAATATGATTGAGTATTGTTATTGTGGGCACAACATAAATGAACATGACGGGTGGGAGGGAGAACCAACGGGTTGTACGTATAGTGTTGAGATTGCTCACGGTACTCAATGTTGTTATTGCTCAGAATTCAAATTAGATAATCTTAAATTCGTAGAAGACCTTGCCAAACAAAAGCATCTATTATGACACCAATCAATGAAGTGCCAGTAGGAAAGTTTTGTAGATTTGACGGGAATGTTGTTTATGTCCACAAGAATAATTTTAAGGATACTTACGCATTGATTCCCATAGTAGGATCAGTCCCACGAGATAAAAATTGGGATCATCGTGTGTATGTTTACAAACGGATACAGAAGTCATGGGTAGAAGATGCAAAGAAATGGATGGATGAGTTACTTGAATATGGGCAAAGAATAGACAACCTCACCTACATCGAGAACCTAGCTATTTTAAAATCGTATGGAATTTAAACCAGGAGATATTTTATACCGTAAGTATTCAGATAAGAACGATTTGTATTGCGTTCTTGCGATTACGAAAGGGCCGTTTAACATCGGTCCCAATGTTAAATTAATTCGCATGGTTGGATATTATTCAATTACTCGCACACCTACCGTCATTGACAGTGAAGTAAGCACCTCTATTGAAGAATGGTACATAAAGGCGGATTTGAATAATTACGACATTAAAGATAAATTTTTGAAGAAGATAAAAGAGTACTTAATCGATAACCTTGGCAAGACAATTCATTACGATTTAATACTGGACAACTTGTTGTACATTGAAATCCTAGTAGCGTTGAAAAAGTACGAAACAAGTGATATAGTTGAATCTGAAGAGTAATTTGTCCTTAACCGTAAGCCGTTGACGTTTCTTATACACTACTTAAGTTTCTTTTCTTTAAATTATTTTAGGGTAGATTACGGTCAAGACTAGCAGGAGACAATTTTGTTTCACAAGCCGTCTTACATGAAATCGTACAACAATTTTTATTACAAGAACAACAAAAGACGAATTTTGGTTAACAAACAGTTGAAACGAATGCAAGGGTATTTTACCTTAAATGGGCACCTGGAACCTATCCATGATGCTATCAGGCGTTATGCTTCCCAGTGGAAGATTCCAATTGATACGCTCAAAAAGTTTAGGCGTTGGGCTTTGATGGATTCTGCATACGAAGAATTATTTAAAGCTTGGGAAGAGGCTTCCTTTCCCAAGGAGCTTACCCCAATCGTAATGCGTCGAGTTAAGAAGCAAGGGTTTGTAATTGATAATTTGTATTGGTCCACGAAGAAGCAACATAGTTGGTGGTCTGGTGAAATTGATAAGCTGAATGTTTTGCGTAAAGAGATGGAGAAGAGACAGATTAAAAATAACGAAGCAGATGAAGATGAACAGCAAGAGATGCTTGGCAGGTTGAAGGCCAAGAGGAAAAGTAAGTGAACATCCCGCTCGATACAAAGTGTGGAAAATGTTTACATACAAAATCATGCCATCAATTTTCTCTTGGAGGGAAAATAATTATTTCAAGTTGCTACAAATGTGTAAATCCACATACACTATTTGAAAATTGCCCAAAATTTATTTTAGATAATTTAACTTTAGTAGAACTTTTAGCAAAAGAAAAGAACCTTATATGATCCGCGCTAGAATCAACGAAGAGCCATTTGAATATAAAAATGCTTCTTTAAATTCCTACGCTTTCTCTCAAGAATCTGTAAAGATTTTACCAGTACTTAAGACCTTCTCCAATCGTGTAGAATCGATGTCCAAGGGCCTTAATATCTTCCTTTGGTCGTCTAATAACGGAGCGGGTAAGACATACCTCTCTTATGCAATTCTCAGGCAGGTTAGAGAATTCGATCAACCCCTATGGCAAAGAGAGAATGGAAACATCCTACCCTTTGGCAATGTCAAAACTATGGCGATTAATTTCAAACATTTCGTAGATCTCTGCAAGACATTCGACGACGGTGCAAAGAAATACCAGGAAGCTCTTTACAATGCCGACTATCTTTTGATTGATGAAGTATCCTCGAATATGCTTTCACAGAATCCCCATGAGGATAAACGGCAACTATTGGTCGTATTGGATGATAGGTTGTCTGAGTTTCGTCCAACGATTATCACAAGCAACAATTCACCTGAAGAGTTTCTAAATGCTTTTGGTCCTAATATTTATTCCAGGCTGCAATCCCGAACAGAATTTATTGAGGTTCCAGGAAAGGATATGAGGCCAATTTTAAAGATGGTAGAAGATGAATAATGCAGATATTTTGTGTAAGTGTGGTCATGTACAACGCATTCATACGCATTGGAATATGAATAATCTTGAGTGCGATGGTTGGATTAACGATGGGTTAGAAATGTGTGAATGTGAATGTAAGGAATTTGATCAGGACAATCTCTCCTATATTGAAGCTCTGGCAAAACAAAAAGATTTAGTGTGAAGAACGATATTATTTGTCAATGTGGACACGAAAAGAAATACCATGGTAAAGTGGATGCACCGATATGGGATGAATGGTGTAATGGTGGTAGAGTAAATGCAAGTCCGACGGATGATGGCGTATGTGTTTGTTGTTCGTACATTCCAGACAACCTCCTACACATTGAAATGATGGCAAAGAAAAAAGGACTGGTATGAACCTACATAAGCTTTTCCGTCAATTATTTGAACTCCCAGATAAAGATAGCTACGAAGTTTTTGAATTCCTTGAGAAAGTAAGGGATGCTCGAACTGAGTTTGAAAACACAGGTACAGAATTTACATACGAACGATTCAAGCAATGGTTCCAAAAAGTGTACATAAATCGTTACAATCCACCTCATCCTCCATACGTTAAATTGTTGAAGATTATTGAGGGCGACAATTTGGATATTATCGAAGATGCTGCTGAAGAGAAAGGACTGATTCCAAAGGAACAGGATGAAGAACCCAAGTAATTACGGGGAACTTATCGCAAGCTACCTGTGTGGAACCTTGTGGTCGTATGCTGAATACGGAGACTACCAGGGCGATTACGTAGCTTTGATTTACAAAGATTCCAACCTTCTAATTTATAAAGGTTCGTTTGGTTCTTGTAGCGGGTGTGATTGGCTGTCGGATTATTACGATAAAGAAATCCCGGATAAAGACGCGCAGGAATACATGAAAGATATGAAACCCTTTCTAACCATTCCATCCGACTCCCTCCCAAAGACAGAAGGGGATTTAATCGCTTTGCTGCCAGCTAATACACGAGTTTGGCTGGACGACGAATGGACTGAATTTAAAGTGCATGATATTTTAAAGCAGATAAGTAGCCCGACGTGCGACAACCTGGATATTATAGAAACAGAAGCTAAAAGCAAAGGATTTATATGAAGCGTATTTTAATTTCTGGCTACATCAAGAAGATTGATTCAAATGGTACGGACAATATTCTTGTAGAAACGATTAAGGACCTTCATCCAACATACCGAGATTTGAAGTTGCCCCTACAACAATTCTTTAACGATGGTATGATTGATGCTTTCGAACACTACAATTTTACATTTAAGCTGAAAATCCCAAGCTCTCTTCTTTATATTTTCAGGTATTACCGCATTGCCGTTCTTACAGAACTCCCAGAGATTGAACAGCTTGCCTACGTTCCACCTACGTTTCTTAAAGGTGGGCAGAAAATGCCAGATGCTGAAAGCAGTGAGATGAATACCAAATACCAGAACTTCTACAAATTCCTATTTAACTTTTTTAACAAACTGATTAAGCAAAACGTATCGGTTCATCAACTCGAATTCATCTTACCAGGGGGAAGATTCACTGAATTGTACCTCACCATGAATTTGAATGATTTGATGCCCTTTTTAAATACAAATTTAAGAAGTGAAATGCCAGAAGTGAAAGAGATAGCGCAAGCGATGCTAGAATATTTTAAAGAGGAATTTCCGTTGACGGCTTCAGTGTTTTTGGCTCACAATTTTCCTCGTCAGAGCCCGACGTAAAAACGTAATAAAATCAGGTATTAGTAAGGGACAACTAAAAATTTTATGAATAATGTAACCATAGCTTCAAATACTTCTTTCACAAGTATAGGCACAAATCCATGCCCAATTCATGGATGGCAACCTTGTAACTGTGCTGGGATTTACCAATCTTGTTGTTCCTCATGTGGACAATATTATAATGGACTTTCCCATATTTGTGGAACCTCTTACAATTACATTCAATGTAGTTTTTGTAATCAATTTTATACTCCACAGGCTGGGCATTATTGTCCAAATGTAATTGCCCCCCAGACTTGGAGCACCACTGGAACATTTCAGTTAACGGGAGTCTCTTTGAAAGAAGTGAAAGAGATTACTACTGATAATGAGTTAACATACGAATGGAATGGCGGTTCGTTTGATATGAAACTCCCATCAAAATTTAATGATTGTTTTCTTAAAGTTGGATATACATGGGCTCCTTTGTACCCTTTAATTTTCTCCGCTTTAGAGAATGACGAGAAAACTATTTCATTTCATATGGTTGTGGGAATTACTGATAAAGTATTTGAGGGAGAGAAAGTAATTTTGAAAGCGGTTACAACGACTAAGATTGAAGACAATTTAACATTGGTGCAACTTTTGGAACGCGCTAGAGCATATTTAAAAAAGGACGCATGATTCTTCCCGTTAGACTTTACACCGAAGCCGTCCTCAATGCGCCTTGTAAGCCAGTAACTGACTTCAACGACCCGGTGCTTGAACAATTGATTCAGGATCTTTTAGAATCTTGTGCTGCTTACAATGGGGTTGGGCTTGCAGCAAACCAAGTTGGAATAGATAAATCCATTTGTGTTTTGGATGTTGAAGAACGAACAAAGAAAATGGTTTTGATTAATCCCACTATTGCAATGTATAGTAAAAAGAAGCTTGTTATGCTAGAAGCTTGCTTGTCGTGTCCAGGGCTTACAGTCCAAATGAAACGTCCAGAGACTCTAGTTGTAGACGCGAATTTGCTTACTGGAGAAAAAGTTAGGTACCAGTTTACAGGATATGACGCGAAAATAGCAGGACATGAAATCGACCATTTGTTTGGAAAAACGATTGGCAGCACTGTTAAATCTTTGCGCCCCATGGTATAGTTATGGAAGAGTATTGTATTTGTGGACATAGTAAATGGATTCATGAATACTTGAACGTAAGAGATATTCCAATTCATGATTTTAGTTGTTCATGTGAAATCTTCAAACTCGATAATTTACGATTGGTAGAAGATATTGCAAAGCAAAGAAACTTAACAAACTAAGAGGAGATAAGACATGCGTGATACAACATTGTGGGGTCATTTACAAACTTTAGGAAGCTATATTCAACAGGTTGAGCAGTCAGCACGATTGGGAATTACAGGCGAAGCAGTTAGGAACGCGGCTCTGCAAGCCCTGATGATTAAAAAAGGTTTGATTACAGAAGCTGAATTAACCGAAGCTATTGGCGAAGTGATTAAAAAAGCAAACGAACCTAAGCCAGCAGAGGAAGCTCCAAAGGTTGAGCTTGCAACGCCGTCACCGGAACAAGTTCAGGCAGTAGAGAAGAGTGTCACTGAGGAACCAAAGTAATGGATGAACATCCGTTAGTAATTACAGTTGATGATGCATGTTCACGATTGTATATCAACCTTTCTGATGAACAGTTAAAAGAAGTAGCACGACAAGTTGCTGAAATTTTAAAGGGGTCAAAGAAATGAACTGGAACCCAGAATGCTACCGTTGCCAAAATGAAGGTTGGGTAATTAATACCCTTGGAGTTTATATAGATTGCCCAGTTTGCCGCGACAGCAGGTTAGTTAGAATTTTAAAGCAAACTACCTTCAATTTAATTTTAAAGCTTTTTAAAATTTCTTCCGACTATTTGAAAAAACTCAATTGGGCTTCAGAACAAGAAATCCGGTTCGCACGACTCTATAACGTAGAATTGGAAGGAAAGATAGAAAAAGCACAGAAGCCGCCGTTTGAAAGTTATGAAACCGTCTTTGAAACTGGTAACACGGTATTTAAAAATAAGGTGGCGTACAAGCTCATCGGTGACTACCTTGTTGGCTACACAGTTAACTTGGACCTACTACGACTTGCGATAAAAGAGCTTGTAATTCCTGAAAAGATTGAGGCTGTGTGTGTTTCACTAGAACAGGCACATGGAGCAGCGTTAATGGGAAAAGATAGGTCAGAAGATTTTTACAAAGAGTTGAACAATAATTTAAAGAATTAGGATTATTTTATGTTATTTAAAAATCTAAAAAAACAAATTTGTAAGCATGGCCACGATACTTTTGTTTGTGGACGAAACAAATGGCGTGAGTGCAATGAATGTAAAAAATCTAAAAATCGTATTGATCCCAATAAAGATTCTAGAAGTAGACCCATCTGTATAAATGGTCACGACATTTCTGTTGTTGGTAGAGATGAGTGGGGAAATTGCAACACTTGTGTTATTATTCGAAAAAATATATGGGATGAAAATAACAGACATAAAATTTCTGAGGATAACAAGAAATGGAAAGAAGCACACCCAGATTATTTTAAGCAGTGGAGGGCTAAACACAGGCCCGAAAGTAATGAAAAACATAAAGAATGGATAAAAAAGCATCCAGAAGTTTTACGAATTGCTAGGATGAAATGTAAAACAAATCGTAATATCCGCATTGTTGCTTGGACGGATTGGAAAAGTATATTAGAATTTGAAAAGAAGAAACCAACTGGCATGACAACGGACCATATTATTCCGCTTCAAAATGAGTTAGTTTGGGGTTTGCATGTTTCTTGGAATATGCAGTATTTAACTAAATCAGAAAATTCTAAGAAACATAATAAAGTAAATTTAATTGAAGTATCAGAATGGTACGGTAAGATTTTAGAAAAGGAAGGATTAAAATAAAGGAGCTTTTAAATGAATGAAGACTTATCAAAGGGCGTAGATATTAGAGAAGAGGTAGAACAAGTTACGATCTCAAAGGCCGACTTGCAAAAAATGCAAGAAACAATAACGCTTCTTTCTCAACAGTTTCAGAAAGAAGTGGTTCATCCAGCCGCGCCAGCCATCCAGCCAGCCCAAGCTGTTATCACAGCAGATTCCAATGCTGCCAAACCAGAAGCAGCCAAAGAAGTTATTTTAGAAGAGGTTGATGCCGCTACGCTGTTTAACCAGAATCCTTGGAGAATTGGTGCTAAAGTGCGCGTATCTGAAAAGTACCCGCAGATTCAAGGTGGAGTAAATTGGAAAGGCCGTGTGGGAACTGTTACAAAGATTACCAAAGCACCTTCAGGCGTTAAGGTTGTGGAAGTAGCTTTCGGTGATGTTCAGATTCCATTCCAGAAAGCCCACCCAACAAAGCCTGGGATTATTCAAAAGGGTTATCGCATTCAGAAAGCTATTCAGACATTCGATGACAGTTGCTTGGAACCAGTGTACGAATAAGCCGTGGAAAGTACGTCCAGATAGTGCGGAAGATCTTTATTTTTGCATTTGTGGACACGAATTAATTCACCATTATTTAACTGGTGATGGTTGTAATTCTTGCTTTTTTGAAAGCAAGCCACAAGATAAATGGCAACACAGGTTTCAACTGGACAACTTATTTTACATCGAAGAACTTGCCAAAAAACGAGGATTGGTGTGAGACTGGATTTGGATAACGTATGCATCTGTTCACACAAATTACGTTTTCATGTTGACCACGAAATTATTGGTATTGTAAAGTATTGCGTAGGCGATGATATTTGTGTATGTCAGGATTTTAAATTGGACAATTTATCCTACATTGAAGACTTGGCGGAAGAACGAGGACTTGTGTGATGGATGTTCTTTGTAAATGCGGGCACACACAATCCATTCATTTTCCCGAACTCAAACACTACAAGTGTGCCGGATCTTTTAATGACGGTCTAGAAATGTTAGATTGTGAATGTAAGGAATTTGATCAGGACAATTTAAGTTACGTTGAGCAGCTTGCAAAGAAAAGGAATTTGATATGATACAATGGAAACGAGAGAATATTTTTAATTTGCTTTGTCTTTTTGGTGACGACAAACCCCATGGTTGGATGGAGTCGGTGAACTTAGGCACTCGCCTTTTCGTTCACATCCCAATTCAAAACTGCAAATTTAAAACCCATCAAGCCAAGTTTGAAGCCTTCTTTCAAAAAGCCATTGAGTATGGTATAATTGAAATGGTCCCCACTGAATACATCGTAAAAGCGAGGACAAAGAACAACTACATGATTTCCAAAGAGGATTACAATTACAAGCTTTCAGAAAAGGGTGATGGACTTCTTCGACAGGAACAAGCTGAAAGAGAAGAAGACCGCGCTTTCTACTATAACATGTTCGACCGCTCTGTTGATGGAAAGTTTGGTGTTGACGCATTTGCTCCACTGACGCCAACAAACCTGAACATAAAAGACAAGCAAGTTTATAAAGCAAAAGATTTGAAAAGGGGAATTTGACATGAGCAACCTACATAAGTTGTTTAAAGAGTTACAAAAGTTGGATTACGATGATTTTGATTTGTTGTGTGATGCTTGGCGTGAATCTACACAAGTAAAAAACCAGTGTAAAAATATGGGAATTAAGTACAACGATAAATATTTAATTAATGCCGTGACGAAGAGAGCAACTTCCAAATTAAATTACCCAGGAGCGGCACCCCCAATAAATCCCCCCGGACAAAATAATCGGGATAAAAAGATTCATCAGATAATTGTGGGTGACAATCTGGACATTATTGAAGAGGCCGCAAAAAAGAAAGGATTGATATGATTTTAAATATACTTGCTGTCATCTTAGGAATTGCTGCGGTTATTGGAATCCACGAAGCTTCCCACATGCTTGTTTCCAAACTGTTTGGTGTAAAGGTTTTAAAATTCTCCCTGGGGTTTGGTCCAGTTATTTTCTCCAAAAAGATTGGAGATACGCAGTACCAACTCTCCGCTCTCCCTTTGGGTGGGTACGTCCAGTGCGCTGGCGAGGACCCAGAAAGTAACGTACAGAATGGGTTTTTCAGTCTACCATGGTACAAACGTTCCCTGATAGCCCTAGCTGGCCCTGTGGCTAACCTTATCCTTGGATTTGGACTAATCTTTGCCCTCCTCGTTTTGTTCAAAGGATGGCCTATTTTAGCGGGACTGGGACAAGCGTTTAAATTGTGCTCGTTCGTTATTACAACCAGCTTAAAATGGATATTTGGAATGTTACCAGCAGCCAAAGATGCAGCACAAGGGTCTGGATTATCGGGCCCGATAATGGTGACAAAAATTCTGATGTCCTCAGCCAAAGAGGGAGCGGCACAATTTTTATTTGTCTTGTCTCTTATTTCTTTAAGCTTGGGGTTGTTTAATCTTTTCCCCATACCTGCACTTGATGGAGGCCACGTCTTTCTGTACACGCTTGAAGGTATTAGGGGCAAAAAGTTTTCGAACAAAGTGTATTTGGTATGGAATTTTGTAGGGATGCTTTTGCTGGCCAGCTTAATGTTGTACACTTGTTTTTCCGACATAACTACCCTGCTTAAATAATGGACCCAAAGATTATAAACGACACATTCGAAAAAGATCCACATATTTGTTCGATGTGCGAATGTGGGTCTGGAAATCATTTAATTTTCTATTCATGCCCGTTATTCAGTGGACACCCAATCTGCCAGGATTGTTGCATGGTGGATATGATGAAAGACGATATAGATACAAAAGTATCCGCGAAGTTGGGCAACCCAATAGATAAAGCAACAATCAATTCCATTTGTCGTAGCTGTGGTATGAATAACGCCTGTCAAAATCAAAAGTTGGCTGAGGATTTAGAACGAGGAGCACTAGGAGAACCCAATGGCCCAGAACAAGACGGACCTAGAAAAACGCGCTGACGAGGGAGAAGAAAACGCAACACCTCCTTCACCATCTCATCCTTTCGATGAGTATGCCCACAGCACGTATGAAGAACTTCTCGAAGAGAGAATCATATTGCTCAATGGTGACATTCGAGAGAATGTAATCGAGAAGGCCGCAATTCCCCTTATGAAATTGGCTCAAGAAAAAGGCCCAATACAGATTTACGTTAACAGTTATGGCGGTTCAATCAATGACAGCCAAGCCGTTGTGGACATCATTTCCACAATAGATAACCCAGTAATCACAATGGCTTTTGGGAAGGCTATGAGTGCGGCGTTTGATATTTTCGTCGCAGGGGATTATAGAATCTCATATCCCAATACTGTATTCATGTGTCACAGTGGTGCAGCTTCTTTAGGGCTTCAAACTCTCTCCGCTATCAATGTTGAAGCGAAGCTTCATCTCCAATATTTCGAGCGTTGGGCAAAATTTTACGCTTCCCGAACCAAAGTGTCTGAGAAAGAATGGATGGAAATTCTTAATAATTCATTAAATCGATATTACTTCCCGGACGAGGCGTTGGCTAAAGGAATAGTTCACCACATAGTTAGTCCAGGAAACAAACCTCCTATGAAAAGCATTTTAAAAATGAAGTGGTAAAAAATTATGCGAAAGCCCTTAGAATTAATAAACAAAAGATTTGGTAGAATTTTAATTACTAAAAGAGTGGGTACGGATAAATGGAATCAATCTATTTGGTTGGGACAATGCGACTGTGGAAATTCTAAGATTTTTATAGGAAATAATTTAGTAAAAGGCAGATCCAACTCATGTGGGTGTTTACGAAAAGAATTAATAACTACGCACGGCATGTCCCACACTAAATTTTATACGACATGGGAAGGTATTATTAATAGATGCACCAATCCGCGAAGCAAATGGTTTAATGATTACGGAGGTAGAAACATTCTAGTGTGCGGATCTTGGCTTAAGTTTGAAAATTTTATGAAAGATATGTATGAATCCTATCTTTCCCACATTAAAGAGTTTGGTGAAAATAACACTTCCATTGATCGTATTGATGTTGATGGTAACTACGAGCCAAATAATTGTAAATGGTCCACTAATAGAGAGCAACAACGTAACAAAAGAGATTCTGCTAAAACCTTTAACTATGATCTTCATCTCAAGAATAAAAATAAATTAGCCTCTTTTCTGACATTATGTGTCCGGCGGATACGAAATTATCCAAGCTTTGAAATTAAGTTTGGTATTGATGTTATTGGGTTTCGAAAATATATTGAATCCCAATTTGAATCCTGGATGAATTGGGATAATTATGGAAGTGGGAAAGGTAAGTGGAACCTAGGGCATAAAGTTCCAGTTTTTAAATTCGATTTGTCCGATCCCGATGATTGTAAAAGATGCTATCATTATACAAATTTCAAACCACAGAAATGGGAAGAAAATATTCGATGGAAGAATTAAAATGGTAATTTTATGAAGCTCTACATTGTAACCCTCTTTGACCCTAACGGACTTTCAGATAAAATTATTAAAGTATTTTCCACAAAAGAAAATACAGAGAAGTGGATGCGTTCTGCCAAACTAATGCACCAGGAATTGTTTGGGGATAAGACCTTTGATATTACCCAGCAATACAAGGTTAAAGAGGCAGATTTGGACAATCTTGATTTTGTGGACCTCCTTGCCGAAGCAAGGGGTCTTGGTGCTCAAGTTAAACCTTCCCAGCCCTAGTGACGAAAAACCCCTTAAAAATATAATAAAAACTGGTATTATTAGGATGTATGCTGCGTTTATATATTTTAATTTAATTTTAGGAGAACAAGAAGAGAAACAATATGGGTAAAGAAGAAATAAAGATTCGGCTAACTTGGCCGTCCGATATGGACCCGTCTACAAAAGTCCACAGAGTTAAGACAGGCTACAACAAAAAGCATGTCAAGAAAGAAATCGAAGACGCTTTGCTAGAAGCGGAAGACGAAAACGCAGACTTGGATTGGCCATGAAAAAACGCAAGTGCAGAACATGCGAAACGTTCAAAAATATTATTGAATTTGGAAAATTAAAAGCGTCTTCAGATGGTCTTAATACAATTTGTAAGTCCTGTAATGCTGCGGCGGCTCTTGCAAGTTATTACAGGCACCTCAAACGAAATAGAATTACTCACAAGAAAAGTGCCATACGATGGAGAAAAAATAACAAATCTCATATTTCAAAACACATGAAAGAATATTATGGGACAAATTCTAATAGAATAAAAAGACGACAAAAGAGGCGTATTAAAGCCAAGCCAGAAAATAGAAAACGATCCTTACAAAAATACTATAATAAAAATAAAGAGAAGTGCAGACGTAATCTTCGAGATTGGAGAAGAAAAAATCCTAAAAAAGCGAAAGCGCAGTCAAATGTTAGAAGGCATAAAGTACGAAAAGCAACTCCAAAGTGGTTATCCAAAAAATTATTTGTTAAAGTTGTTAACTTTTATGAAAGATGCCCGACAAAATTAACCGTTGATCATATCGTACCCATAAATGGAGAAAAAGTTTCTGGTTTAAATGTTCCGTGGAATCTTCAATATTTAACTCCATCAAGGAACAGCAGTAAAGGCAATAGAATAAATCTTTTAGAAGCTTCCGAACAATACGGGAAAATATTGAAAAAAGTTGGATTAAAGTAGATTTTATTTAAGGAGAATTACAATGGCAAAATGGATTGACCAGTTGTTCAGTTTGAACAAAGAAGCATCCACGGATGCCCAACAGGAATTTACGAAGAAAGTAAAAGCTTCTGGATGGGTTGATGGAGTGATGGGAATTGACGAACCAGCTTTAGTTAAAGAAGCTGACCAGAAGATAGAAGCCGAGCTTGCTGTTCGTGATGAAATTACGAAGGAAGCGGCTTATGAACCATTTCAGACAACTGAAGAAACTCTTAAGCATGACTACCGCAGAGACGTTTCTATCCTCAGTGACTTTACGCTTGCTTCAATGATTGCTGAAATGCGCGGCCATGCTAAGCAGGATTTTCCTGAGAACGCTACCGAATATTTTGAAGCCGCAAAGAAAGACGTTAAATCTGACCGTAAAGCAGTTGAAAAGGAACTCTTGGAAGGTACTGGAATGTCAGCACAACTTGATACATTTAAAGCTTTTGCTGACTACAAGAAAGATGAAACTCCTAAACAAGCTACGGAGAAAGAGCTTTACAAGCCGCAGCTAAAAGATGTCAACGATGACCTTTCCAAAGGTGGAAAGGTTGACGCTTACGCCGAGACTGATGAACAACATGCGAAAACTATGTTGGGTGTTGGCCGCGAAGAGTCTGAAAGAACAGATGTAACCGCGCAGCCTGGGGAAGTTCATAAAAATGCCGCTTTGGTTCGTGATCCAGACACCGAGCTTCATATTGGTACGATTGTTCGTTTAGCGCGAACCATAATGACAAAAGAAGGCTTTCTACTTCCAGAAGGTTCTAGTTGGGAAGTGACTGAATTGGACGGATACCATTACACAATTAGCGCCAATGGCAAGAGCCACACAATCAGTGGACACGACAGCCCAAAGTTCAATAAGCTTGCATCACAGAAAGAAGCTGGATCTCCTCCATGTGCAAAATGTGGAAACAGCAAATACGAACATCCCACAGATGATGGGCATTGTTCACAATACGTTCCTCCCACATCTGAGGAGCCTAAAAAGGCTTCACAAGAGATTGAGAACCGAGCAACCAAGGAGCAGATTTTTATTAAAATTGCAGAAATTAAATCTCCGTGGGCTGTAGTAGAAAAAGACGGACAAGAAGTAATTGCCAGGATTTCAGACGAACAAGTTTCCAAAGAATCAGTAGAGGAAAAAGAGAATTTAAATAAGTAATAGAGGTCGTCAGCCATGTTTAAAGATGCCTATGAAATCCCTATAAACGTGGGAGACACGGTGCTTCTTAAAGATGGCTGTATTTGTTTCATAAGAGATTTTGTTGTATACGAAATGGCCGTTGAGACACTTTTAGAGGACAAACTTACACACAATTTTAGGACAGAGCAACCAAGAAACATAATGAAAATTTCGTAACGAGGACACCACTATGCTAGAAAAATTCGCAGGATACAAAACCCAGATTCGTGTACTTGAGAAAAAACTCAAGGAGATGGACCATTCTAAACTTTCACCAGCTAAAGTTAAAGAGGTGACGGAAGCTATCCAAAATCTCAAGAGTCTTGTCAAAGAGAAAGAAGATAAGAGAATTGAGCGCAAAAAGAAGAAAGAAGAAGCTGCTGCATCTAAACCCGTCGAAACTCCCAAAGTGGAAGCTGTTGCACAACCAGCCGAAGTTGTCAAGGAATCTTCCCCAGCACCCACCGAAGTAACCAAAGAATCTACCGTCGAGAAATTTGCAGTTGATAGTAAAGTGGAACCCATTCGTGGTACTCCTGGAAGTTGGGGTACTGTTATCCGCGAAGCTGGAGTTAATGGTGATCCTTTAATTTACGTTAAGTGGAATGAAGGACATTTGAAAACCGCCCATGGCGATTACGGTGCGTATTATCCTTCCGATTTGCGTCTCAAAGTGGAAGCAAAGTCTCCAACCGATTATGTTCCCCGCGAACAGGTGTACAACCTCGAAGCTGATTACAAAGGTAAACTTTCAGCGATGATTAAGGATTTGGAAGAGGAAATTAAAACGGCTTATGATAAAGGTGAGGCAGTTTGGGCCCATCGTTTAGAACAGAAATTGTCTGATGCAAAGAAAGCCCTTGAAGAAAAATCTGAGAAAGAAGCTGCTGGTGTCCACGAGGGCTGGGATGTTATTCTTAACGGTAAAGTTATAAATAAAGTTTTTTATGTTCCAGGCGTATCGGCTGATGAAGTTAAAAGAGGTTTGGTTGAGCATGATGGATTTGACCCAGGAATTACAGTACGCAAAGAAAAACGCGCAGAAGATGAAAATGGAAGTGGTGGAACCAATAAACTTAAAGTGATTGATTTAACGCCAGCGCATGATAAAGACCCACAGGAGAAAGCCACAGGCTATGGTGGAGATCGTTCTATGGGAGCTTTGGTAGCACCTAACAGCGATGAGAATTCTTTGCCTTTAGAATCTTCTTTGGATAAAGATGCGAAGCACACTTTGAAGATTAAAAGCCTTGACGATGCTATGGCAGATTGTTCAGAAGGTGACTGGCATTTTAGCGGTACCGGAGCCAGAACAAAAGAAGAAATTGAAGAACAATTTAAAAAGCATGTTCACGCCTCCCTCAATAAAAATTCCATAAATATTACAGTAGCTGAAAAGCTTTTCGTTGTTAATCCTTTAGCCAAGACAGCAGAGAATGAATACGTTTACGATGTATCTTTGTCCAATGGCGATAAGTTTTGTAAAATTACCTCCGAAGCCGAAATGGGTCAGGAGCATCTTTCTTATGCCATTGAGAAAGCTATTTTGAATCACAAAGAAGCATCAAACAAGTGTGCAATCTGCAATATGGAATTTAAATCGTGGGAAGAATATGACGCACATAAAAAAGAAAAACACGGCCCCAAAATGGCCAAGCTTGTAAGCAACCTCGCCTTCTTGAAGAAAGGCTCGTTTGTCTCTATTTTAAATGTTGATAAAACAAAGAAACAAGTTAAGTTTGCATCATTAGATGGAACTCTTCGAGGTTGGGCACCAATACAGAAGTTTGCAGCATTTGCCGCTCCAGAAACCAATCTCGTTCCACATGAAAATCATCAAGATGAAGTGTTGGCTGAAAGTGGGCATGAGCTTCTAGTATCCTGTCCGGCCAACAGCACAAACGTTATTTGGAGAGCGGTTGAAGCTCCTCCGGCCACACCAGAAAGTTTGAATGATTTAGAAAGTAAGAAAATAGTTCCACACACGAAAGAATGTAATGAAGCAAATGACAGACATGTTGGGCCAACTGAAATTTGTATTTGTGATAGTAAGAAAGAAGCAGCCAAAGATTGTCCAGACTGTCATGGAAACTTTGTAGGGAAAGAAGATGAGAAATGCCCTACATGTGGAAGGTTTGCTGTAGAAGCACATTGTGGAATGCCTCATGGAGAGAAAAAAGAAGCTCGTGGATGCGATCAATGCAATGCAGCTATGATTAACGGTGTGTTTTGTCATGAAACTGGTTGTCCCAATAAACGCAAAGAACGTGAGCAGGAAGATATGGAGATGGAAAGCTCTTTAAATAAAGATTCCCACATTCGCCACGAAGATGGGAAATGGGTTATTTACAGTCACGATTACAAAAAGAAGCTTGGAACTTATGACACTGAAGAAGAAGCTAAAAAGCGTTTGGGACAAATTGAATATTTTAAGCATCAAGGTTCATTGCATCCATTATCCAAGAAAGAGGCTGCTGAAAAACTTAAACGTTGTGATTGCGGAAATTTAGTTTACCCAAATCATAAAGAACGATATGGGCATGAGTATATTACCCCAACAGAATCCAAGAAAGAAGCTGGTGCAATGGATACAAAATGTGAAGAATGTGGTGAACCTTTGGGTCCTGAAGCATTCCTTTCCAAATGGCCAGTTTGTGGTAAATGCACAAAGAAACGCCATGAGAAAGCAGTAGGAAAGAGAGCAGACCAGAATATTTCTCTAGAGCAACAGATACAAGGGTTTAAAGATCGCATGAGCGCAGTGACTGAAAGACTTTCAAATCCTCCAGTTAAAACAGCCGCTGAAACTTCAGAGCAAGCTCAAGAAGGTGAGAAGGTTATCGCCACTCCAGAGCTTATTGAATCCATCGAGCGTGGAATTGACCTGCTCGAACAAAGGGTTGGAGAGGAAATTGCTCCAGAACAACAAACTAAATTAGAAGAGATGGAAAATCTTCTCTGGTCTGTTGAAGACTCTTTAGGACTTTCTCATCCATTACCTGAACACGAGAGGGTTGAACCAGAACATGCAACCGAAGTTGAAAAGCGCGAAGACGTTGAGAAAGAATCTGACATGTCCAACGTGCCTCCCCCCACCCCCGCGCCCCAGGGCTTTAGATATGCTTGGGAACCTATTAATAAAGAATGGATAATGGTAGCTGACCCTAACGCAACTGGCACAGGAACAGGTGGAACGTACTAAAAAGAGCTTGATATGAAAAAGATGCCCACCGCAGTTTTGCCAGCGGATTCTGAGTATGTCTACGTACCTGATACGGACAGTTGGATTGTTCAGAAAAAGTCAGGTAATAAAGTACTGTCTAAAAAAGAAGCTTCTTTAATTATCCTCGCCCGTTTAGAAGAGATACATTCTAACTTGTTGAAGCAAGCTATTCAGCAGCAGGATGTTGTAGATTTTTATCTCCTTTCCCTCCTACCTCCAGACTACCTACAAGGTGATGAAATAGGCACCGAACATTACGACGCCCTTTCTATTTTTAAATCGATTATTATGTCCCTCCGCGATGAATACATTGAGCGCGGTATGGATGAGTTAAAGGATGAAGCTAAAACTACAAGATGGGTTAAAGCTATTCCTGAAGAAGACATGCCAGAGGATTTGAAACCGTATTATAAATATCACGACGAACCATTTAGAAGTCGTCATGAATTTTATGAGGACGATGATAGATCATGGACTTATACGTGTTATAATTGTCAGAAAGGTTTGGAAGAAGGTGACGCTTATATTTTTAATGACGAAACATATTGTGAAGATTGTGAAGGCGAAGCTATCAATGACGCAATAAAAGACAATGTTGCTTATTGCACAACTCACAATGTGTTTGTAACGGACGACGAGGGAATAAAGGAGTACATGTACGATTATCCAGTATCTGATGCGGAAAGTCATCCGGTAGGTCCAGAACATCAATTGGTTCGTTACAAAGAAGGAGTTCCAATTTGGGATGAGATTCAAGAAAATGCAAAGAAACAATTACAATTAGAATTTGCGAAACGAAGAAAGAAGAGAGAACAAAAACAACCCAAACAATTAAATCTTCCCCAACCCACTTCCATGGCGTTCCCCGAAGCTTCTTTAAAGCAAGCTGGTGAAGGCGGTAGCAGCGGTCAAATTCACAGTGAAGATGGATGGTGGGAAGCACCACATAATTTTGACGATTATTCTTCCACAGATTTCTACAAGATTTTTGCATTAGCCCCTTGGAAATCCATGTATGGTGGTCCTTTGTGGGCTGAAGTAGCCAAAACCATTACTCAGATGGAGGGCACAACCGATTGGCAAAAGCTTATGGTTCTTATCGACCATTTTCATGACTTGGGCCACAATACAGGTAAGCTCTTAGACAAGTTTTCAGAGTGGCATAAATGGTTTAAAGAATTCTTAGACGAGAAAGCAAAAAAGAATTCTCTTCGATATCTTCTTCAAAGAGCTTCTGGTCCAGTTAAAAACCTCGTTACGGATTATTTACGAACATATGGAAAAACCTGGGTGGAGGAAGAAGAGGAACGTGAGTCTGCTGAAAGTAAATTGGAAGTTGGCGATGAAGCTATTTTTAATGGCCAAGTAGTTACGATTTTAAAAATATTTGAACCATCACATGTAGCTGATGTTCAATACACCGATGGTAAAAAAGACAGAGTTGTGATTGAAGATTTGAAAGAAATAGACATGCCAGCAGCCGTTTCAAGTCAGAAAGTACAATTACGAAAACTATCTAAAAAGCACGAAGAAGAAGCCATTTGTCCATCTTGTGGGGAATGGAAACCAACTGATTTCTCTCCAGAACAATTGAAAGAGATGGACTGGGAATGTCTAGATTGTTCAACCAAACGAGCCCTTAATCCACAGGACCTTCCCGAGAATAGAGGACAGAAAGAAATTACAACTTTTGATCCTGAATATCAGTGGCTCCTTAAACTCATAAACGTTGTAACGAAGGCAGGAGTTCCTGCCCACGAAATAAAAGCCTTGAGTACGCAACATCCATTTGTTACAATTGATGACGCAGGTGATTTGGCCGCACAGATTTGGACATTGGCAACTGAAAGGTACCACATTCCACGAGAATGGTTGATGAAGAAATTGCCTGAAAAAAAAGCTAGTTTAAAAAAACAAGCAGAGATTATAGAGATTGGACTTACAAGCACCTCCCCACTTTTTCCTATTTTTATAAATCCAACTCCCAATGAAGCTTTGGGGTTATTGGCACGATCTCAAACAGGCGAACTAAGATATTTATTTGGTGAGGATGGAAATACTTATCTGTGGGATGGGTATCATGGCGTTCATTTTGATGTGATAAATGAATTACATGCGTTGGGTTTTGATGTAGATGCTCACACACCACAAGGAGAAGTTGTAGGTGAAAAAGCAGTTAGACAAATTTTTGGCACTTTAAATACAAAAGCTTACGAAGGCGGATATCCAACCGAGGAAGACGCTACTTATATGGGTGGCGGTCCACAGGGTACCGTTGCTTATGAACCTGCTAAGCATGATTCTCAAACAGGTAGACGTGAAAGGGATGATGGAGAACCAATAGTTATTTGTCCCAAATGCAAATCAAATAAAGTAGCAAAAGAAGGCGAACAAGTTAAGTGTCAAGCTTGCGGAACTAATTTTATTCCAGAACCAGATAGAGGTTCAGACGACCCAACAGTAAACGATTATAGCCAGAACTATTTTTTCGGACCTAGGGATCTCGGAACGGTGCCTAATAAGCAGCCAGGAGATTCCTTTTGGCAACCTTGGGGAACTGAGAACTCCGACGGAGTTTCTTCCAATGTTATGATGAGTAGTTTCAAATCCTTTATGCGTAAGCAATCCAATTTAAACAAAGTAGCTCACTGCGGCCCTTGTTCAGTCCTTAAGATGGAAGCTCTTCACATTCTCATCGATCTTTATTACAAAGATAATGATTTATTCCCCGAAGAAGTTATAGAAGAACTTTCTGTTGCTACAACCGAGCTTGAGGTTGATAATTTTAACGACATTTTAGAAAGTGTTATTGAAGAATATTTAGAAGAGAAAGCTGAAGAGGTCGGAGATAAACTTCCAAAGCTTAAGAACCTTTTGATTGCTCTTAAAGATATTGCGCCTAAGCTTGGGAATGAAATTGAGATTGTGGATAAGCAAGCAATGCTCAAACAAGCCTTTGGCACCGTTAAAAACGTTTTGATTATCTGTTCTGGTAATACATGCCGCAGCCCAATGGCCGAGAATATTTTACGTTCCATCCGTCCAGACTTGAATGTTGTTTCCAGAGGTCTTTACGTTTCCAAGGGAGGACCTATGAGCCCTCCCGCAGAAGTCGCTTTGAAAGAGAAAGGCATTCCCTATCAGCCTCACACATCCAAGCAAGTAGACGCTAATGATGTAAACGCCGCTGACTTAATCCTTACAATGGAACAATGGCAGAAAGAAGAAGTTGTAAAACAATTTCCACAAGCTAAGAGTAAAACGTTCCTGCTCGGTAGCAAAGAGATTCAAGACCCAGTTGGTGGGAAGGCAGAAGACTACCAAAGAATTAGGGATGAGATTGCCCAGGAGTTGGGCAAGATGGGCTCTTTGGATAAACAGGCAAAAGAAGTTCCAACCCCCTCAAACAAAGAAGAATATCCTAAAATTTCAAAACCTAAATCAGGGTATGTAGATAATGGCATAGGTTATACATGCGGTCGTTGCGAATATTTTAATCCCGAAAGAGAAAAATGTAAAAAAGTAGAAGGAACTATTAAATCGTTTGGTTGTTGTAATTTTTGGGATGGTGAAGGTAAATTCAAAGAAAAAAATAAAACAGCAGAAAAAGCATTAGAGACGGATAAAAGAGCGTTAACAAAAGAAGAAGCAGTTTATGTTCAATATCCAAATGTTGATTATCGTTGTGATGAGTGTGCATTTTTTAATGCAGAAGCTAAAACGTGTACCAAAGTAGACGGAGAAATCTCACCAACAGCTTCTTGTAATTTTTGGCAACCAATAAAGAATAAACAAGCTAATTTAATAAAACAAGCCAACCCTCCCAGTAGATTCTGGATTGCCCCAGATGGGAAAGAGTTTGAAGTATTCTCAGCAGGGCACGGCAAATGGATACAACAAAATCTAAAAACATTAAAACAATATGGCATTAATCCGTCTGAAGATTTAGATAAAATGAATAAAGAAATGTATGATCGGGGATGGTCCAGAATATCTAATGAACCAGCAGGATCTGGATTTCAAATTCAAGTGGCAGATGTAAATAAAGTTCCTTCCTACCTAGACGATTTTATAGCAAAACATTTCAAGAAAGGCGAGACAATTTTAGTTGGAGATATAGATGGAGAAGGAATAGAAATAACTGATCCCTTTCCTACTCTTCAAAAAGCTATAAATAAAAAGCCAAAATTTTGGGCATCTCAAAAGCAAGCTTCTCTTCTCGATGAAGTATTGGACCAGACAACCCAAGATGCAATTGCAAGTGAGTACGGTCCAGCAATGCTAATCGCGTTAAGGTTCTACAACGACGGTATAAGATACGGGCAAAATCCTCAGCGTTCCATGGCTTACGCACTTGATGAAATTAAGAAGATGGGAAGACCAATAAATCAAAAAGATTTCTTGGAAGTGTTGGATACTTATTTTCAGTAAGGGTTGACGATAGGGGCGATTGGTGGTATAATAGAAAGAGAATGGATATAGCAAAGGTTATTGATTACACTCTTCTCAAACCCCAGGAACCTCTAGGCAGTTATACAGAGCTAGTCCGTAACGCAATTAAATATCAGGTTGGTACAGTTTGTGTCAATTCCTTTCATGTTCCTCTAGTTTCTAGTTTGCTTCATTCCTACATCCACACAGATACAAATTTGAATATAAATGTAGCTTCAACTATCGGCTTTCCATTTGGCACATCAAGTATTGAATCAAAAGTGGCAGAAATGCAGCAAGCGTTCAATGATGGGGCCGTTGAGTTCGATGTCGTAATCAATTTGAGTGCCGTAAAAACCCACGACTGGTTGAGGGTGAAACATGAATTAGAAGCTCTACGATCAGCAGTTCCAGATTTTATAAATAAATTTCATCCCACCCTTAAGATAATTTTAGAAGTGGGAATGCTTACAGATGACGAAATCAAAAAAGCATCTGAATTATGCATTGAAACTAATTGCGACTTTTTGAAAACGAGCACAGGAATCAATGTAGAATTGGCACCAGCCAAGACAGCCGAGTATGTCAGAATGCTCAAAGATTTCTCAAAGGGTTCTAAAATTAAGGTGAAGGCCAGCGGATATATAAAAACGCTTAGTGATTTCAACATGATGTTGGATGCAGGAGCAGATAGGATTGGAGTATCAAGAACAGTGCAAATTTTAGAGGAGTTTTTAAAAGGAGAGAAACGATGAGTGAGAAATATTACGTGAGTGATGGAAATGGCGGTAAGGAAGTGTCAATCCCAGTTCGTGAGGACCCATTTAAAGCGATTTTAGCGAAGCCAGAGGCCCCAAAGAGCGAAGAAAAGGCCCCAGAGCCTGTCCAAGTAGCTGGTGACGATTTAGCCCAGGAATCAAAAGCTGCATTTAGTGGAAAAGAAGAAGGAATGGTTCCCGAGCAGCCAAAAGAAGTTGTTTACGGCCATTGCAATAATTGTCGTTTGGAATTGACAGAAGATAAAGTAGTGAAAACTCCAATCGATTATATACGCGCTGAGGATGGAACCTTAACGAAAGCGGCTTCTCGTTTCAGTATTTTCTGCAAAAATTGTATGAAGTTTGTTACGATTATTGACCGGGACGCGCAAAAGCTTTTGAACGATATGATACGTAAGAATGTTCGCTAAGACCAGGAGAAATAGGTAAACTAAAATGATCGCTACTGCCGAGGTTCCAATGATCAAATTCACTGAAAATAGAATTTTATGTCCTAATTGTCAACGCAATAACAATTTTGAAATTGTTATTAAGCAAGAGGATTCTAAATACTATTTGGGTGAGAAGTGCCCCAAGTGCGACCATTTTGAAGATTTTAGAGAAGTGACGAAACGAGAAGCTTTAAAGTATTTAGTTTTGGAAGACCTTCAGTAACCCCGCCGTATAAATCTGCCGCATAAGGAATCCCGTTATGAAAAAGTTTTTATTGGGGCTTGTCGCCCTTTCTTTGTTGTTTTCTGCCTGTACGCCCCATGATGTTGCCGTTGCCAAGAGAATTTCCAAATCCACTGTTCTAGTTCACATTCGTTTAAGAAAAGGTGAAAGAACAGGCGGAGCACTTTGTAGTGGTGTTGTAGTCTCTCCCAATGAAATTCTTTTAGCGGCCCATTGCGTCAATCCCCCAGAAGGGATTTCAATAGATAAAATTTGGGTTCGTGATTTTAATGACAGGGTACAAGAAGCAACAGTAGAAAGAAAAGAACCACAGCAAGATTTGGCAATCCTCAAAGTTAAGAAGCGGGAAATACCTGCAAGAATTGGTAGTGAGGTTCGTGTAGGACAGCCTGTAATTGTTGTTGGGATGCCGCTTGGCGTTGAGTGGTGTGTCACAAAGGGAATAGTTTCTAAAACAGATGTGAAAGTGGAGACGGTTCCTTACGCCATATTTTTCATTACAGATGCAACAGTGCTTCCAGGAAACAGTGGTGGTGGAGTTTGGAATGAACGTGGAGAGCTTGTAGGAATTGTTAGTATGAGCACTTCTATTCTTGGGGGATTTGGAGCAGCGGGATTGGGAATTATTGTTGATACTGAAACTGTAAGAGGATTTTTGGACAGATAAATTAAAAATGAAAAAGATTGTAGCTAATATTCTCGATTGGCCTAAGCCGTCACTTGAGCCAGCTATATGGAGTGAAGATAATACCCTGAAACCAGAGGTAAAGAAATTTATCCTCGATTTCATTTCTTCGTTTGCCCAAGCGAATAATTTTAAAGCAACAGACCAATGGATTACTGAAGTGAAGTTTGTGGGGTCTTTGACAACCAATTGTTGGAATTCCAATTCTGATATGGATATTCACATTGGGGTGGACCTTCCCAAGTTTGTTGAAGTAGAACGACCCGAGATGTCTGATAAAGAAGCCAGTAATTACTTGGACGAGATTCGTAAACAGGTTGACCAAGTAAAAGCAAAGGTACCAGGAACAGAACATCCCACTGAAATTTATTTTGAAACTGAATTTACAACTCATGCCAGTCAAGCATTCTCTGGTACCTATTCTGTTTTAGAAGATAAATGGTTGGTTGAGCCACATATTGTTGGGCAGGATTTTGACATCTCCACATTACATCCAGACCTATTAAATTTAGCTAAAGAAACGGCCTCCGAGCTTGATGCTGCTTTCGGTGAAATTAAACGCGATGTGGCAGATATTAAAGAGCTTAACGAAACCATTAATGATTGGCCAGCCGAACAACGATCCCTTTTTGAGAAAAAACTCCAAAAACGATTAGAGGACCTCGAATCAGAAATTAAAGAGCTTGTTGTTATTCGTGAAGATGTAGCAGAGAAGCGCAAACATTATGATGCAGTATCGGAGCAAGAGGTCCGATTTAAGTACCTCCAGAAGTATTTTTACATGCACGTTCTCACCGACCTTAAAACCCTCCTAAAACAATCCCCCGAACTATCTGTGAAAGATATTCCAGTTGTTGAGAATATTATGCAACAAGCTAATCTAAAACTCGCCTATCATGAAGATGAAAATAGAATCCTTGTAGATATGGATGACACTATTTGTCATGAAACTTCCGATAATGAATGTGGTGAACCAATGGAAGGAGTTAAAGAAGCCCTTACGAAGCTTAAAGAACAGGGTTTTGAGATTGTTATTTTTAGTCACCGCGCAGATGAGAAGCACGGCGAAGATGAGATTAAAAAATATTTAGAGGTTCATGAAATTCCCTACGATTCTATATTCCAAGGGGAGAAGCCACTAGCTAAATTTTATGTAGACGACCGAGCAATTCATTTTGATAATTGGAACAGTGTATTAAAGCAGATTGAGAAATCTGCATCCCTTCCCAACGGATACTGGATTGATCCTTCTGGAAAAAGATACCCTGTAACTGGATTATCTGGCGGCATGTCCCACGTTGATTTTATTTATAAGCATTTTGGGGTAGGCCGAAAAGACTTCGATAAAAAAGAAAAGGAGATGTTTAAAGAGGGTTGGTCTAGAATTTCACACGACTATACAAGTGAGCAACAATTTTTTATTCAAGTTGGAAATTTAAGAAACCTACCACCGTATTTAGATGGTTTTATCGCTGAATTTTATAAACCAAACGATCCTGTTAAAGGCATTTTAATGGAAGATGGAAAGGAATATATTACTGTAAATGATCCTTTCCCCTCTCTACAAGAAGCTGTTAACGAAGAATTGAAAAGGCCCAAAATAGAATCCTCAATCGATCTTCCAATTATCGACCCCAAGACTTTTCAACGTAAAGAACCATATGCCCTTTTCATTGGCACAGGTGATTATGGCAGTGCTGGTAAAATTGATATGTTCAATGTGTATGGCAAGCATCCCATGATTACAGAATCTAATGCCGTGCCTACAGTTACATTGGATACATTGGTTAAAGAGAATATTCCAGTGATTGGCAAGGAACCTCGTGCAGGAGATAAGCAGCCAGTGCAGGATATCTCAGGGTTGGTTAAACAAGCTCAATTAGGCTCTAAATACGATTATTCTTCTACCCATTTTCTTCTACCAACCAATATTGCCGAAAAGATTATTAGGTGGGGAGTGGAAAATATTCCAGAGGAGGAGATTGTTCACGACCCAGATGGAACAAAGGGAATCCAAGTTGAGAGTCACGTTACGCTGAAATACGGATTGCTAACCGATGACTTTGAAGAGGTAAAGAGAGTATTGGATGGTGAAAAAGCGCCTCATATTAAATTTGGAAAGACTTCTTTCTTCGAACCAGAAGGCAAGGATTACGATGTAGTAGTTATTGAGGTTGAAAGTGAAGATTTACAGGATTTAAGCAAAAAGCTTTGCTCTCAGGTCAAATGCAATGATGAGCATGATGGATACAATCCGCATGTAACTGTTGCTTATGTGAAGAAAGGACTTGGGAAGAAGTATGAAGGTAAGGACATCATAACCGGAGAGGAAATTTATCTAGATACTTTAACCTTTTCGCCCAAGGAAGGCGAACCAAGACAATTGGAACTGAAGAATAAAGTGAAAAAAAATGCGTCCGATTATGTGCATCGAGCGTATAACCCACAAAATCCTACCGCACCAGATATATTTATTTATAAAAATCCATCCTTAGAGAAATTTAAGCAGCTATATATTGAATCTGGTATGGGCCTTAGATACTTTATAACTAACAGCGGTGATATGTGGGTTTGGGATTCTTTAGAACTTATACATCAAGACGTAGCAGAACAATTGGGTTATGATTACAACACAGCCTTTGAAGATTTGGGACAAGTAGAAGACGACAAAACTTTTAATAAATTTATAAAATTTTATTTTTCTAAGCCACAAAAAGAATCATCCTTCATGCCAAGTAATACCGATCTAGCTCCAAGTAATGATTGGAGTGGAGATGTAGGATGGCCTGGGAATGAAGAGATGGACCCCGTATGGCCCAGAGGTGACGGAGAAAATTATTATTCGCCAATGGATGATCGTCCACGAGAGAAAAGTGTTTGGTGGAAGCTTTTAAATATGTTTAAGAAACAACAGCCAATGAGTAAGAAAGATGTTGTGCCTGTGAAAGAGGCTTCTTCCAATGTTTTTATGTTAGAAACAGATTCTGGATTGCAAACCAAAGCATTAAGAGATCCCACTCCAGAACAAGCTGGAAATTTATTTAATAGTACTCGTGGAGAGGTTCACCAGCTTCGTTGGTTTATCCCAATTGATGGACACCTTTATATGTGGGATGCCTATGATTTAACCCATTGGGATGCCATAAAGCAAATAGGAATTCCAGCTACTAAATTAGCTGAAGATATAAATACTGGAGTTGCACGTACAGATCAGGAAGCCGAAATAATTGCTGAAGAATTTAAAGAATTTGGTTTTGTTAATATGAATAAACAAGCAAAACAATGGACAACACCTAAAGAACCAGTTAACCAACCAGGAATGTCTTGGCAATGGGCTGATTATATTTACGATTACATAGCTGAAATGTGGAGAGATTTGTTGCATGACTGGCTTGGACTTGATCCAGATAATTATGTGAAACCTGTTATTTTAATCCAAGAGATTTACGAAGACGAAGGCGTTGTATCAGCCTGGGTCCATTTGGAATTCATCAATAAAGCTGGCACTTCGGATGCCTTTATGAAGTTTGTTATTTCGGCCAAGATTGAAGGTGAAGAGAATGTTGAACCAGAAGGCAGGGAATACTACGAACACTTAACGGATTGGGAAATGGAAGTGGTGGATTATGGGAAGAGTGACGAACTAGAGAAGAGTTCTAGTTATGGTCCAACAAATTACAAAGGGCCTTCTGTAGCTGATGAACTTTACCAAGATTCCCCATATCGCATGAATGTCACGTATTCGCCCGAAGAGGATGAAGAGTTGATGGATCAAAACGGGAAAGGTGGATACCCCAATCGCTGGATGAGTAGGCACCGTGGACCTTACTACACGAACGAAGGCAAAGTAGTAAAGATGCTTGAAGAGACGAGCGCCCTAGAAACTTTACCAGAACAACAGCCAATGCCAGAGCAAGCTAATACTGCTGTTATGACGGATGACGGATCTATTTATTATAGTAACGATCCATACATGATTCATGTTAAGTTGATTAGAGAATTTGGCATTCCTGTTGAAAGAATTATCAGTGGTGGACATATAGTAGATGGAGTTTATTATGATACTGGTTCTAGGTCAGATACGATGCGATACGTTGAAAGGGAACTTGCTAAAAAAAGAGTTGAACAAAAGCACAAAGCATTAGGAAGGAAAGATATTAAAGCAGACATTTCAGGTCAAGTAATTAACAATATTTTGAAGCTCATCCAACAAACTGGCGGAGCTACGTACAATTTAAGCAAAGGAAATCTCGTCGGAACAAATGCTTTTGCTGTGGCTATTTATCCTGACCGAGAGCAGATAGTTGAGGGCATTGATTTTGATACGTTGGAAGGATACGTTGCACAGAACGAAGATTTGCTTTCTAATTCCAATAATTCTTTTGGTGCGTGGGTTTCAAATGGGAAAGTATATCTGGATGTGGTTGCTACCGTACCAACGAAAGAACAAGCGATGGAGTTGGGTTACAGGCATAAGCAGCTTGCAATCTTTGACCTCAAGAATTTAGTTGAGATTCCATTGCAGAGAGTGGCAAAATTAGCTGCTGCTGTAAGCGATAAAGAGCAACAGGCATACTATGATAAAATATTTTCAGATAGGTGGCGCGATTCATCCGATCCCATAGATGGCGGTAATGAATACAACAAGGGTTGGAGTGAACTTAATGGCAATGATTTTCCAGGGCCAAAAGATTTGGATAAAGAAAGAGCATTGCTTGACCAACTTGAAAAGCCTGTTAATCGTAATAATCCGGTTGGTTTGGGTGAATATGCAATCACTTATTATGATGCTTTTCCCGACCAGGGTGACCAGGGCGGTATCTAAAACCCCCCTTAAAAATATAATAAAATCAGGTATTATTAGGGAATGCTGTACCTACGCCCACAATTTTTATTTTAGAAGTAATTTTAATTAGACGTTTTTGGAGGTATCAAATGAAAGATGTAACTCGTGAAAATTTCGAACGTGCTGAAAAAGAATTAAAGAAACAAGCTGAAGAGCTTGTTAATAAAGTTGAGCCCACTCCTACTATCCCAGAGATACAGGAAGTAGAGGCCGACCTCAAGGATTTTTCTCTTACTGATAATGGAGCTTATTTGTCAGTCGCTCATCCAGCATTGCATGATGCTATGATTGGCGTGGTATCCAAGAACGAATACTCCAATGGCAATAAAGAAGCTATTTTACGATCTGTTTTAGAAAATAAATTCGCTGATTACGTTTCAACGCACTCCCTTAAAATTGTTGGTTCTTTCACAGAACCCACAATCAATCCCGCCCCTAAAGAAGAGGTGGTTGTAATTCCTGTCGAAAAGAAAGCTTCTGAAGAAAAACAAATTGAACCCGCCAAAGAAATAACCTCCGACCTTCCTCTACTCCGGTCTGCTGATTCTTTTCGCCAGAGCGTAGAAACGGTCGCTTTCCGATCCTCAGAAAAGCTTAATCGTTTTGTTACTGCTGCTACCAACGGCCTTGTTGAACATCTCAAGGGATTGCGTTATGACATGCCAAAGGTAACAGAAATCGATGCTGCTAATTTGTCAGAAAATGGTGAGAGTTTCAACGGTTTCATTACTGCTTCTGTTTCCTTAGAAAATGCAACAGGACCCAAATATTTAAACCTTCCAATTACAATCTCCGCTTCTAAAGTTGTTTATCCCAACGAGAAAGAAACAGCAGATTTTGTTTCTAAAGGCATTGATCTTCGCTCTAAACTTGAAGAAACTCTTGCTCTCGAAACTCTTACAGCAATGGCCAAGGTTGACGCTGAACAAGAATGGATTGACGAAAATGTATCGAACATCCTTTCTGAACGAACGGCTGAAATAAAGAAACAGGCTTCGGATTACACCGACGGAATCGCGTCGGTAAATCCAGGTTCACACATAAAAATGCAGAAACACCTGCTTCCAGGAGAATTAGAATCATGGGATGTAGGCGATTGTATTTACTCCGACGGGAAGAAATTTAAATTGGTTAGTAAGGGTGACGGCATAGACAGCAATGATAAGAACGCTGGAAGTGCGAGTCTTTGGGATTTCGTAGAATGTCTTCCTGATGAAGCTAGTAAAGAAACAAAGGCTGATATTCCCCGCTAAATAAAAATGAAACATGCACACAACTTTGTTGATTTAACAGGACAAGTATTTAACTTACTTACAGTTATTAAATATCTTTATACTAAAAATAAAAAGGCCCATTGGCTTTGCAAATGTGCATGTGGAGATTCAAAATACGTTATTGCTTGTACACAGACCCTCAAGGAGAATCGTACCAAATCTTGTGGTTGTTGGAAACAGGAGTCTTTCCGCAAAAGATCCACAACTCATGGTTTTAAATCCTCCGGCATATTTGAAAGCAATTTTTATGATTTGTGGGGCGGTATGAAGGCGCGTTGTTTTAATCCCAATCATAAATCTTATCCCGACTATGGCGGTCGCGGAATAACTGTTTGCGATAGGTGGCTAAAATTTGAAAACTTTCGAGATGATATGTGGAAAGAGTATTTACAAAGACGACAAGCTGGTGAAATTATTTCTCTGGATCGTCTTGAAGTAATGGGAAACTACAAACTCTCTAATTGTAAATGGGCCACGGATATAGAGCAGGGTAAAAATACAAGAGCCTACGCGCAGTCAGAAAATCATAAAGAGCATGTTTATTGGAAAAACTACATTGGCTCTTCTCTCAGCAGGTTGATTGCCCACCGCTGTAAAAGATCTAAAGTTATTGAGCCTTACTTAGGCTGTTCATTTTTAGAATTTAAACAACACATTGATAGCCAGTTTCAACCAGGAATGTCCTGGGATAATTATGGCCGGGGTGTTGGAAAGTGGGAAATCGACCATATTTTAGGTTGTAACAATTTCGATCTTTCCAAAGAAATAGATCGTTTAAAATGTTTTAACTACACAAATCTCCGACCTTTTTGGAGTAGTGCAAATAGGCAAAAGAGTAGAATTTTAGTATCTCGTTAGGAGCCTCACAAAATGAAAAATTTACTAGCTTCTTGGTTTCGCAATTTAACCGCCTTCGACGAAGGACCTGTTGAACAGTCCTTCAGTATTGTAGACCCTACTGCGGCTCAAGCAGATGGATTGAACACGGTTATACTTTCTGTGAATCCTTCTGATGAGAATTCTCCTACTATTGTGTCATTAAGGTTTGACCCAAGCGGGGTTAAATTATTTGAGAAGAAATATCAGAATGACGCCGAAGCACAAACCGAGATGGCTGCAATGGCTACAGATTTAAATGAAGCTTCTTCTCTTTCTAAGGCAGGAAAAACCGAGGAGGCCAAGAAATTGGCCGAAGCACTATTTGAAAAATATAAAAGACATTCAGAGCCAGTTGTGAATGAACAGCCAACATCTACAATGACTCAAGCTTCTCAAGACTCTTTACAATATAAGGGTTGGGCCATTCATAAGCGTCCCGAAGGTGACTGGATGGCAGAACACGATGTAATTAGTTTTCGTGCCGACAGTGTTGATACTTTGAAAGCAAAGATTGATAACGCTACACGCAAAGCTATAGGCCGTAAGCTCAAAGCGGGCATTACAATGCAGAATCTGTTTTTTGATACCGTTGATGAGGCTATGGAATTCCAAGAGAAAACAAAAGCTCTCCAAGGTCCAGAAGGTTCTGAGGAAGGCAAGCCATTATGGGAACAGATGGGTGCAGGAGAAGAGCAAGTAGCTCCTTCTAATGAAACAGAACCTGAAGAAGATACTGAGCTTGCTCCTCCAAGCTTAAGCTTTGATCGCATTGAGAAAGATAAAGCTAAAACTGATAAAGACATCGGCAAGCGTATTAAAGAGCAGGTTAAAACTGAAGTGGAATCCGCTTTGGAACAAAAGAGTGCATCCGTGTTTGGTCCAGACCAAGAAGAGCTTGTTGAAGCTCTTCGTAAGAATGGCCGCAACTGGGATGAAATTAAAAAGATTTTTACGAAAGAACTTTCTTATAATGAAGATGACACAACTGTATTTTTAGACAGCATTCGACAGAAGGAAGAGGGCGGTCCCGCAGAAGGATTACCCATGGCTCCCAAGCCACCCGAAGATTTAGTATCGCCTGAAACCCATGATAAATTGGTTAAAGAGATTGAAGATAAATCTGAACCAAAGCCAGAGCCTTTGCCTTTAGCTGATGAAATCGCTCGTGCAGATAATGCTGAAATTAGAAAGGTTGCAGATGTTACAGATTCTAGCCGAGGTCGTAATTGGAAAGTTACTTATTATGATAAGAATGATAAAGTAATTTCTTCTCATACAATTAAAGATCGCACAGAAGCAGAAGCTTCTAAAGAAGCACAGGGAGATATGCCTTCAGGTTGTGAAGATTGGTCCATGATGCCAGTTAAAAACAAAAAGTCTTCACAAGAGAAAGTAGCACTCAACCCACTCCAAGAGCCTCCAGCCGTTGGACAAGCTCCTGGTCAGCCTTTGGCTGCTCCAGTAGAAGAAAATCCAACATTTGATTCTCCAGTTCCTCCATCGCAAGACTCTAATCCAGAACCTGAATTTCTAGAAGCACCTCAAGCAGGTGACAGAGTTTATGTTATGGGAGATTATGAAACTGGTGAAGATGGATACGAAGGAACGATGGTTTCTGATTATACAAGCAAAGGCGATGAGTATGCTGTTATTTCTAAAGATAATGGAGAGAATGCAGAAGTTGCTTTGCATCGTGTTGTAAAGGCTTCCCAGAAGAAAGTAGCTCAGGTTTATTATGAAAAAGTAGCTTCTGAAATTTATTGTAAAAATCCCGATTGTAAACGCAAAGCTACAGTTCGTAGGCCGGATGGAAATTGGTGTGAAAAACATGCTCCCACCTATGAGAAGAAAGCTGCTAAAACATGCCCTAATTGCGGAAAAGAAATTTGGGATGTTTCAACTGTAGATCAGCGTTTAAATAAATGCTGGAATTGTGGCATACGTTTTGATAATCCAGAGGAAGAATCAATTGAATCAGAAGCCGATCTAGAAGTTGAAGGTAAAGGCAACGAAGATGTAATTAGAATGTTCATTTCAGATTCTTTCCCAAAGGATAAGATGCCTGTTTGGGGAACAAACAATCTTAAAATTACTAAATACCCCAATGGTTGGGCTTTGGTTAATTATCAAACGCCCATTCTTTATAGAGGCAATGACAATCCCGATGTAATTGTATTTAATGCACATAAGTATTCAGTTACTACAAGTAAGATTCAGACTCAGATTCGACGTATGTTTACTGGACAGTCTGTTAAAGAAACAGACGAATCTGGAATCTATGCCGCAATCGACCAGTCTAATTTAGCCGTTCCAGAACCAGAGTTTACTACAGAGCTTAAAAATGCCAGTTTAGCCGGACAGGATAGAATTGTAACAATGGTTTCTCAAATTATGGGTAGAGAAAAGAATCTCAATCAAGAAACCGTAGCCGATCTCGGTTATATAAAAATGTACGCGGAAGATGAACTTAAAACCACTTATGGTACTGATCTTCAATCTCTTCATGAATCTGCTTTAAAATTACAGGCTGAATTGGAACATGAAGGTGAAATTGCTATTTATTTTCATAAAGAAGGGATTGAAAAGAAAGCCGATATTTATGATGATTCTGCATTTGAAGCCAACGGATGGTGCAGGGTTTGGATTCAAGAACTTGCCATTACCTCAGATGCAAAATATCCAGAAATTTTAAAAATAGCTGATGAAAATGCTCGTATTACAGCTTTGAAAGAATTTGCAAGAGAGTTAGCTCACGAGGCATTGAGAGATGCTGATAGTGCTGCTAGTAAGGTTGGAGTACAATCTTGGTTTGAATCCTTGCAACCTTCCAACCATGATAGGATTGATTGGGTTTCTTTGGCTAACCCAACACAAGAGAATGTGGAATCTTCTCTTAAAACAGCAGCCGATTCAGTTCCAGAAGTATCTAAAGAAGTTCCCACACAATTTAAAAATTTAGAAAGAGCCCCCGCTAAAACAGAGCGTGAGAAAGCTCAACCCGCTACCGAAGAACAAGCTAAGTTGGTTCAGGAAATGCAGAGTTCTTTAAGCAGCCTTGAATCTATCAAATCAATGGTAGCTCAAGCTAAAGCCAAATTAAATGAAGAAATTAAAAATATCGAACAGTCAGGTGGAAGAGTTAACCTTGAAGCAGGACTTAAAGAAAAAATGGAACGTCTTGCCAAGCTCGTCGAAGCTACAGAAAACCAGATGATTAATGCTGGAGATACCGTAGTTCGTTTAGTGCAAGAAACCAAAGAGAAACCTTTTAAACCCTCAGATGCTTGGAAGGTACAGAAGCTTGTTGAGAAATTCGCAGGTGCCCAGGAGTATCTAGATAAGGCAATTGCTGGTGCTCAGAGTTTGGCCACAACCGAACAAGTTAGGGACTTGGTATTCTTTCCTCGCAAAGTAAGTAAACTTCACAAATCGGCTGGATTTGTAGAAACCCTTGACGCTGTATATAACGATGTTCTTGAAGCACTAAAACTTATTATTGGAAGTGACGAACCAGCGGTGGCGTAACTGTGGACACATTATTAGAATTGCTCGGAAGTATTAAAGTAATCGGGCCCATAGGAGTTATTGCTCTTATAGAGATGTGGGCCATCTACTCTTTGTTCAATCGTCTACAGGACCTTCAAGACAAAAGACTGCAAGACTATGAAAAAATGAAGGACGAGTACACGCAGCTATCGCAGGATATTAATCGCACTTTAGACACTGTTTTAAAAGTTATGGGCAAAAAAAATGGTAACGGGAATGGTACTACAAATGGATAAAAATGAATTGCTCGTAGGTAAAATTAAAGAACAAATTTCTCTAGCTGGTGTACAGGTAAAGCAACGAATGCAAAAGATTCAGCTAGAACTATTGGAAGAACTGAACAATGAGAACGGAAACGGGGTTGATTTGCATTAATTGTGGTAATGAGTATTGGCACGTCTTATACGATTTTCATATGGGACATGGCGATGAAGAAACTCATTTGGAATTATTACGCTGCATGGATTGTGGCGTCATAAGAACAGAAAGATTTGAAACGATAAGGTAAAAAACTACATGTATGATTTCTCTACTTTAGTTTCGTCCAATTATGACGAAGCCAAAATCACCAATTTATCTAAAGCTGCCTATGACCCTAGCTTTTGGGCTTTACAAAATTTGGGTGTAGACCTTTACGACAACCAAGTGGATATCATTGAAGCTTCCTGTGATATCGGTGTTAAATATCTGGCTATCCTTTGTGCTCGTGGTACTGGGAAGTCTCACGCAGTAGCGGTGGCTATCGTTAAACTTTGTTTGGATTATCCAGGTCTTGCCGTAGGTATATTTGCCCCAAAAGAAGAACAGGCCAATCGCATTATTAAAGAAGAACTTATTGGGCACCTCCTTCTTCCATCCTCTCCTTGTTACAATTTTATTGACTGGAGCAACACGTCCCATTCCCACGTTCGTTTTAAGAATGGGTCAGACGTTTTAGCTCTTTCAGCTTCAGAACAAAGTCAGCAGGAAGGATATCACTTTTCAGTTGTAATTGTAGACGAAGCCCATGCCGTAAGCGACGCAAGTATTGCTACTCGTATTTCAGGAATGCTTGGGTCGTTTAAAATCTCTAAGCTCATTAAACTTGGAGTGGCAGTGGGCAGAAACCATTTTTGGAAAAGCTGTGCCGCTCCTAATACCGCTTTCAAAGTTATCGTAAAAGATTGGACACAGTGCCCAATTCTTCTTAATCAGGGTTCTCTCACTTATCAGGGAATGGAACTTCCAAAAGAAGTAATTGATAAGATGCCCATCACTTTGAAAAAGCAATATTTTCCTGATAGGCCTGACCTTCATTATGATTCTGTTGTAGGCATGACGGAATTGGATTTTAATTCCCACTATGCGATGATTTGGGAAAATGATGCCAATTTGGTTCTTAATGAAGAGAATCAAATTAGATTGGTTTCTGGAGATTTTGAACCACTTGAGAGAGCTAATAAAGCAAGGATGGATAAGTACTTCTTTGGACTTGATACAGCATCGGGCTCAATCCTTCCAGGTAGGAAGGACCGAGATTTTAACAACTTGGCTATTTGGCGTAAGACCCACGATAATATCTGTCAGAAAGTGGCTGTGTTTGAGTGGCAGGATGTTCCACCTTCAGATTTGATGGAAGATATAAAAGCAATCATTCATCCAGAAACTGGTTTGTTCCCTTGCGTATTTGGACTGGCCGACTTCAGTAATATTGCGATTAGTATGGTGGATTTTTTTAAGAAAGAGAAGATTCCAATAGACGGAATCCAGTACCAAGCTACTGAACCAACAACTCATAAAAATTATAAAAACGCGATGTTCGATCAGTTTGTATTTGAACTTGAATGTGGAAGGGTGCAATATCCGAAGCTTGAGAAATTTCAGCAGGATAGAGTTTTCAATAAATCCTACCAGGAATGGTGTTTTATTGAGAGGCATCAGAAGCAAGGAATCAATGCAATTATTGAAGCGCCCTCTGCGGATTTTCACGATGATGCTCCTAACGCAGATGTTCTCGCAGTGTGGGCGGCAACACGAGTAGAAAATTACCAAGGAACTTTTGCAACTCGTCCAATGATACAACCTTTGAGCGGTCCTGGTTCTATAGCGTCCCGAGGAATCCCAAATCCCGCAGACACCACTTTGAAAAGTAGGTTTTTGAAATGAGAAAAGAACGAGCATTGAGCGAATCAAAAAACTATCTAATTTCTGTACATGATACTCTTCGAAAAGTTTTTAGAGATGCTGCTCCAGAGGAACAAGTATTTATTACTGCTGCTTTAGAAGGCATAGAGAAAGATGTAAAACAATTAGAAATGTTAGAGGATATGATGAAGGTTTGGAAGGCAACTAAAGGAAAGAATCTAGAAACGATAACAGAGGAATAAAATTATGGGACGACCCAAGGGCTCAAAAAATATTACTAAAAGCGCTGAACAAGTAAAAGCACCCGTATCTATTGTTACAGGTGAAGGAATTACTGGCTCCACCACTTCTTTTGGTGTAGATGCAGGATTGATGAAAATTGGTTCTTTGAATAAGCAAGCCAATTATGGTGTATCACAAACTTCTTCATTTTTCTACAGTCCAGAATTAACCACAGAATCATGGCTCCTTCCTAAGTCCCGCCAAGAAACTTGCCGCTGGGCTCGTGTATTCTACAATTTAAATCCTATTGTGCATAGCGTTATTAACATGCATTCGAAGTATCCTTTTTCCAAATTTGAGCTTGTTTGTGGAGACCCAACGGTAAAACAATTTTACGAGCAAATGTCATTTAATAAAAATTTCAATTTGTACGATTTTATGTTACAAGCTTCCCTTTCCTACGAAAAATTTGGTGAGGCCCTTTGCTTTGGTACGATGGAGAAAAAGGGTGACAAGGTTCAATGGACCAAGTTCGTTCTTCTTGAGCCAGAACTCATTGATGTAAAGTCGGATATGATGAGCGGAAAGCAAACCTTTGAGATGGTTCCAACATCTGAACTCAAACAACTTGTTACTTCCACTCGTCCTGAAGATTCTGAGGCTCAAAAGCAACTGGAAGAGTGGTCCCCAGAAATTGTAAAAGCCATTAAGGAAAATAGAAACATTCGTCTTTCAGATGAAAATGTTTCTATTATTGCAAATCTTACTGATCCTTCAGCCACTCGTGGGACAAGTCGTATTCAGTGTCTATTTAAAGATTTGATTCTAAATGACTTCATTCGTTTGGCGCAGATGGCGTATGCTCAACGTTATGTATTTCCAGTTGAAATGTGGTCCATTGGAGATATTGCAAACAACATCATTCCAAGCACGACCGATTTACAGAACTGGAAACAGCTTATCAATCAGTCTATTCAACAGCCTCCATTTTCACTTGTTACACCTCCATATGTTAAGTATGAAGCTTTGAGTACAGCAGGAAAAACATTCCCGGTAAACACAGAATGGTATGAGTATACGCTCAGCCAATTGATGATTGGGTTAGGTGTAAACAAGAATTTGATGACTGGTGATGGACCTTCATTCAGTGCAGGACTTAAAGGAATGTCCCTTCACCGTTTAATGATGGAATATAAAGCGGTTAGAGACAAATTTGAAGATTGGATTATTCATAAATTCTTTGAACCAATCGCAGAAAAGAACCAATTTTATACAGTTGAAAATGGAATGAAGAAGCTTATTCTTCCAGAACTTTCTTGGAAGAAATCCCTCGACATTGAAGATGCTGAAGCAGAACGCGAAATGTTCGTAAAAATGTGGGAAGCCGGAGTTATCAGCACGGAAACTCTCTTCACGAAATTCCCCACTCTTGACTTCAAGACGGAACAGAAGAAATTGGAACTTGAGCGTGGAACTATTTTTGATAAGGGTGATGGTGCTAGGTTGCCTGAGAAAATTCACAAGTCAGTTGTTAAGCCAGGAGGCGATACTGGATTTGGTGGAAAAGGCGGTGGCGGAGCAGCCCCAGGCGCTGTGAAACCAATAAAGCCAGTAAAACCCACCAAACCTGGAGAAGTTCCTGAAGGTGGAGAGCCAGCAGCCCCAGGCGCACCTGAAGGTGCTGCCCCAGCAGGTGGTGAAGCTCCAGCAGCAGCCGTTACACCAGCAACACCGACAGTGGAGTAAACATGGCACTCAATAAAACAGGCAGTCCAACCAAACTTACAGTTTTAAAGCAGAGCGCATTTGAGGTGGATTTAAACGTTCTAGCAAGTGTAATTTCTGACAAATACCCAGAAAAGAAACTCTCTATAAACGATCTTCACGAAGTTCTTAAAACGCTTGGAGTTACTGATTACAAAGCCGAGGATATGCAGGAACTTGCTGGAAGGTTACATGCAGTAGGAATTACTGTTATAGGAAACGTCTAAAACCCCTTAAAAATATAATAAATTGTGGTATTATTAGGGGATATTGTCCCTAGGTAATTTTAAAACAAAGGAAAGAATAGATAGGAGAATTTATGCCAAACGAGAAACCAAGAAAAGAGATAAATTTCATCACTATTGATGAACATGGAAATGAGCATTTGAATCTGCATATTTTTATTGAAAGCTTGCTTACATTATCAATGGGCACAGCCCTAGATATGGGACGTTTGGCTATTCAGCACAAAGAAGCATTTGAACAATTTCAGCGAACTGTGAAAGACGATTCATACGACCGTATTGAATTTGCACACAAAATTTTAAAGAAGTATGGTTACGAAGACAACACTAGGATTTAAAAAATGCAAGAAAGCAACGAGTGGTCAGCAAACTTAGCTGAGAAGCACAGCATTTCGAAAATTGCTGTTGCAACAGAAGTGAGTTTGCCAACCTTCCAAAGATTATTGGGAGATGGATACACAATTGCTATTTGGAAAACTATTAATCCAGTGCCCTGTATGCGTTGTCAGGATTTAGAAGCACAACAATTTAACTTTGCTGATTTTGTAAACAGTACGACGCACGATGCCCCGATCTTCTCCAAATCTCATCCGAACTGCCGTTGTGTCATTATTTGTACCGGAGATGGGCTACCTACTCTTCAAATCGATTTTACAGGAAATCCTTCAGAGGCTTAATTTATGGCATTGACAAAACGTGGAACCATTTTAAGGATTACTAAGACTGCTGCATCTGCAACGGAGCTTCTTATTGACCGCCCTCTAATAGAAGAGACAAAAGTGGTTGAGGGAAAAAATCCTGAGTTTCTATACTTTGTTGCCAAAGCAATTGCAGCAGGGGATGAAGGTCCGATTGATAAAAATGGTTCTAGAGAGCCTAACTACAACGGAAATGCCGACTACTTCCCTAAGAAAGAAATTGAAGGCGCATATCAAACATTTATTGGCAAAGGTATTTACCTCGACCACAACGCATCCAGCGTTATGTATTCTGTTGGTAAGATTATCGATGCTTTTCCCACGGTAGACCCAGATAATAAAGAGTGGAGCATTTCTTGTCTCGCCAAGATTGATAGAAAGCTCCATCCAGAAATTGCTCGTAAAGTAGAGACGGGTGAACTAAACACCGTTTCTATGGGTTGTTCTTGCGGTGAATCAAAGTGTTCTGTTTGTGGAACAGTCCTTAGAACTGACGATGATCCAAAATGCGCTCACCTTTCTCCTGGGAAATTGATGCATGATTTTGAAGCAGAGATTGACCTTCCAGAGTTTGGAATTCATAAGGGGCAGACCGTAAAGAGTTTTGCTATTAACTCTGAAATTAATTTTAATGAGCTTTCGCTTGTCGGCGTTCCTGCATGGCCACGAGCATTTGTCACAACAATTTTAAGTAATCTTAAGAATACAATTAGTAAACAAGCTTCTCTTACGAAAGAGGAGCAACTCGATTTAGTAGCGCAGTTTGAAAAGCTTGTGGACACTTTAGATGCGAACACAAAAGAACAGGTCAAAGCCGAATTTTGCGGTTGCCCAATTGTTAAGGAGAACAACATGTCCGATACCCCCCAGAAACAATCGAACGACGAAGTAACAGATTTATTGAAGAAAGTGAGTGCTTATGAGATGGAGAAGCTTGAGAATTATATCCAACATAAGACACGCAAAGCAGAAGCGACCGCTGCTGCTGATACAAAGACCAATGATTCCAATTGGATGAACGGCATCCTTGAGAAAGCAAAAAATACGGCTGCTGGGAAGGTATTTGCAAGAACGATTCAGCGATTGGCTGAAGAGGAAAAAGTAACAAAAAAGGCAGATACCGATCCTGATAAATGTGCAATTTGTGAAAAAAAGCTTGGCGACAATGATGATTATATATGTGCCAAATGCAAAGTTGAAGATGAAAAGAAAGATAAAAAATCATCCCTCACAGCTACATTTACAGTAAACAAAGCAGAACCAATGAAATCTTCTTGGACTCTCCTAGACGGTAATGACAAAGTTATTTTAGATGCTTCACTCCATGAGATTTGGGGAGACCAGTTTGAAGCAAATCAAGATTTTGCAATCAGTGAAGAATATGGCAGAGCAATTGCCGCACGATTTTTAGATCCTAAACTTGGAGGCGTTGAGAAACTTGCCGACCTTTGGGATGTTTCTTATAAATTAAATAAAGAGGCTATTATGGACAAAACATCCGAACACGGCGAATTTTTCAAAGCTAAAGATTTCTTTGTACCTGGAAGTGATTCTTCTAATAAATACACTCCAGAGGAGATTAAACATATGCAAGAAAAAGAACACACAGAAGCGAAGGGTAAAAAGGTTGAGGCTGGGCATATTGACGAAAAATTTGATATTACGGAAGGTAAGGGCAAACTCTTTGATGCAAAGAATTTCTTTGAGCCCGGATCAGATTCCTCAAATAAGTGGAATGATAAACGAGTTAAAATTGAATACAATATTAAGTTCCCTGGGCAAGAGGAAGGTCAAAAAGGTCCAGCCGCTCCCAAGAGCAAAGATGTAAAGACAGAATACAATATTCCAGGTAAGGCTCCAGAGGCTGGTCAAAAAGGCCCTGCGGCCCCTAAGCACGAAGATGTTAAAACAACCTATGATTTTAAAAAGCCAGAAGGCGAGTTCGTTAATACAAATAAGAAAACCAAACTTGACGAAGAACATGCTAAGTCGGAAGAGAAAGTCAAAACTGGTTACAAAGGCGATTTGATGTATGATGAAGAGAAAAAGTCCGAGAAAAAGGCTGCTAAAACTGTAGGGGACGCTCCCGAAGGCGCAGTGGCAGAAAGCCAATATCCCAAGAAAGATGCCAAAACTTCTGGTGATGAACCAGATTCTTCTTATAATAAAACAGCAAAAACCGTTGGCGATGCTCCTGAAGGTTCTGTTGAAGAGAGCCAATATCCAAAAGCCTCCGAACCAAATAAAGATCCCGAAGCTTCAGTTGCTGAAAACAATATGCCAAAGGGCACACCAAATCTAACAAAAACACCTGATAGTTCAGTTCAGGAAAAGATGCCAGCACCCGCTAAATCGGATAAAGATCCTGAAACATCCGTAAAGGATACAGAATTTAAAAAGCATCCAGACCTCACAAGTAAGCCTGAAACTTCTTCTAAGGAAGACCAGTATCCTACTCCAGCCAATCCAGATAAGGACCCAGATTCTTCAGTACAAAAAGGTTCTAATCTTAAAGTTGCCAAAACCCCGGAAGGTTGGGAACATGCTGTTCGTGAAATGAAGAAAGAAAAGGATATTGATAATCCTTGGGCAGTGGCGAACTGGATGAAAAATAAAGGTTATACGCCTCATAAGAAATCTGAGCTTGATTTGAAAGCCGATTCTGAGATGTGTGAGAAATGTTCCATGCCGCTACATGAATGTGCTTGCATGGCCGCTCAGGAAGACATGGGCCCAGCAATGGATGCTCCCAAGCCGGAAGTTGGCTCAGCTTTTGACAAGGTTGAAGACAAACTTACTATTGGTGATGGGTACGATGCTTCTAAGGACAAAGAAACCAAAGAGATAGTTATTTCCAAAGATGGCAAGGAAATGAAGCGTCTTCCAGATGGTTTTGGTGCTGATGTTGCTTCTGTTACAAGTCTTCTAAAAGCCGTTCTTGGTCTTCCTGCAACGGAAGAGAAAAAAGATGAAAAACCAGGAGAAACCCTTTCCCCCGTAGATGAAGTTGTAGAGAAAGTTGAAGTTCATCCTGAAATGTCTTCTCCTTCCGAAACGCCTTCCCTCAAAGCCTCTGCTCTTGAAGTTGAGCTTGAAAAGAAAGCTGCCGAACTCAAGGTTAAGGAAGAGGAAATTGGTAAGAAAGAAGCTATTCTCATTGCCAAAGAAGCTGAAATTAAGGCTGAGAGGTTCCAAAAGGCTGTTGCTTCTCGCACAGATCGTTGCCGCAGAGTGATTGAAGCCATGCTTGAGAAAAATGTTTTGTCAATGGATGACACGGTATTGAAAGAGAAATTGCAAGAAGGTACATATCTCTTGGATGCCCGTAAAGCTGCTCTCGATCACGCCATTTCAGCAAAGCTTAAGGAGCTTATGGCTTCCGATGATGTAGCACTTGCAGCCATTGAGAAAACAGTCAATGATATCAAGCTTCCAGAAGCTGAAGTTTCTAAGAAAGCCAATCGCGTACCTTTTGTTAAATGGGATGCAATTCCAACAGAAGAAGATGAAATAAAAGGCATCTTTGATCAAATGGGCCGTAGGTCGCATTGGAATCAGTAATTTAAGAAGTAAAATTTAAAAACCTCAATTCGAGGAAAGTTGACGGTTCGATATACTGCATAAAAGAATGAAAGCATAGATTTCCTCAGATGTCCTTTGGAAAAGTTGTTAAAGTAATGAGTCTCTGAACAACTCTCTCCTTGAAAAGAAAAGCAAAGAAAAGCCAAAACTAACTCATGTTGTTAAATTAATTAAGGAGTTACAAAATGGCTATTACCATCTACAAAGAAGTAAATCGCTCACCAGGAGCACCAGTTCTTTCGGGAACTATCTCTGGTGGTACGGTTCTAGCTTGGGACCCAGCTAATACAGGTAAGGTTTTGCCTTTCGGTACAGGCACACCAACACCTCAACAGCCCTACGGTCTAGCCTGTGAATCCAACGTAATTCCTCCACTCCAACCCGCGTCCGGTCTAGTTGCTGGCCAGGGTTTTGACTACACCAACTTCAACCGCGACGGTTTGATGGGTGCATTCATTAATGGTGGAGAATTCCAGTTGTACGATGACGGTCTAGGAGCAGGAAAGCCTTACGAGAATGGCACATACGCAATCAATGATCTAGTTTATGCTGATTATTCAGCAACAGGCGCAGCTAACATCACGCCTACATCTACATCTAACGTTGCAATTGGTGTTGTTACATTCTTCGATCAGGCCGTAAATCCCAATCAGCTAAGAATCAAATTGCTCATCTAATAACAATTAGATAGTAAAGTTTTAACAAGATCGTCAGCAATGATGACTTGTATATTTTTCAAGGAGAATTATTATGTCAGAACAAGTTACCAAAACCGCTTCTCCTGATGACATTTATGCCGCTGGCCTAACTGCCGCTCAGGTTGAAGAAAAGCTAACTCGTCTGATGAACAGTCCTGGTGGATTGCAGAAGATCGCTCAGCAAATGTTGAGCCCTCTAAAGCGCGAACTTCTATACGAAGGTCGCATTCGCCAATTGTTCCAGACGTACAAACTCGCGCTAGGCGAGGAAGCTGTGTTTGACGCCGATCTAGACGTTCCAGCCGCATCCATTTCCGTTCATGGTTTGCCACAGGAACTACAGGTCGAAGCAGATCGTATCCGCGTCGAAACTGGCCCACTAGCAACCCGTCCCTTGATCCGTTGGAACGAATCAAACTTCCGCAAGTACGATGTTCTTAATCGTACCCAGGAACGTGCGAAGGCTTCCATTATGCTTCAAGAAGACACAAAAGGTTTTCAGCTTATCGACTTCGCTGCTGGTCTAACAAATCAGACCCCAGTGAACTCACTAGCAGGAACCTCTGCTGCAACCAATAACCCAACCGTTCTAACAACGACTGGTAAGTTGGACATGCAGACACTAGTAACAGGTATTGTTACACTACGTTCAAAGTTGCTCGTAGCTTCAAAGATTTATTTGAACCCACTACGAACTGCTGACCTCATGCTCTTCAACACAACCACATCAGGGACAGGCGGGGCCGGAATTTTCGCTCCCAATTTCCAGGATATGGCATTGAAAGCTGGTCGCGTAGGTGGAATCTGGGGCGTTGATGTCCTAGAGTCCGTAGTTGTTCCTACGGCTAACACATACGTTCTAGCCCCAGCAGATTATCTTGGCGTTCTCGCCGTTCGTACTGATATCTCTGTTGAGACGATGAAAGATGTAAACCAGATGGCAGACATTTTTGCAATTTGGGAAGATATTGGATTCTTGATCCGATACGCCAAAGGTATCGTCAAGATCGTAGTTAGCTAAAAGCTGTAGATTTACTGGAGAGGGAGTAAAATCCCTCTCTTGATAAATCTATAAAATTAAGGTTTCTTTTGTGGGCTTGTTCCCAATGGTAGGAGCAACTCTTGCAGGTGGAGCAACCGGAGGATGGTAATCTCCACACTCCACACAATTTTAATAATACGCCGAGGGACAAAAATAAGTATTGAGGCTAGATTATTTGATACGTGGAAAATGGGTCATGCCATTGGAAACGACGATTCAATCTCTCTTAGCCTTTACGGGCTGACCTCTGATCCTCTTGGAATGGGCGTAAACCCGAAACCCCAAGAAGGATGATTTCGCACCCAAGTGTTCTGGTGAAAATTCCAGTCTCATAAGCTGGAGAGCTAGGTTCGATTCCTAGGGGCGCAACCATTTGCCTAAAGCTTTGCGCCTGATGAAGCCCTTTATTTTATAAAGGAAGAACTTGGAAGGGATACCCAAGTAGGCATTTAGATGTTACCGACCGTTATAGCGTAGTTGTCCTACTACGAGACCAAAAAGGATAGTTTAAGGTTACGTCCTGCCGTTTATTTTCAAAATCAAGAAAAGACTATAATAAAATCTGGTATATATGAGGGGACACCCTCGACGATAAATACACAAATTTGGCTAAAGAAAAGCTCCTAGAATAGATTAGGGCTGAAAAGCCAAAATTCAAACTAAGGAGATATAAAATAATGAGTCTTTTAATACGTTCAGTTACAAATACAAGTGCAACAGTTCCACTACCACTTATGATTCCTGGATTTGATCCAAAGAATCCAGTGGTTGTGGCTCCAAGTGCCACATTGGATATACTTTCTGTAACATCCAGTGATACGCTTCATGCTATGCAGGGACAGTTGACTGCTTTAGTAGCCGATGGTCATGTCACCGTGGCTGAGTCAATTGAATCAGTAATGCTGTTTGGTACGAGCATTCCATCAGTGTCTGTGGATTTCCTTCCAAGTCAAATGGATGCAGGACAGGTTTGGTATAATACTACAAGTGGTTTATTGAAATTGTTTAATGGTACTTCAATTCTAACTCTTTCATCTACCATTGTAAATCCACCCCTTAACTCAGCATCTACATTTGCCGTTCTAGGAGATACTGCCGTTACAAATACTGGAAACACAGTACTTACTGGAGACCTTGGTATTTATCCAGGTACTTCTATTACTGGATTTCCTCCAGGTACTTATTCTGGGTTTCTTCACAATGCCGATGCCACAGCACTTCAGGCGCATAATGATGCCACTTCAGCCGCAGTAGCTTTTCAAGCTATGGGCCCTGGAACTGATCTTTCTTCTACAGATCTAGGTGGACATACGGCTGTTCCTGGAGTTTATAGTACAACTGCTGCTGCCACATGGTCTGCTGGAAACCTTACACTCAATGGTGCGGGTACCTATGTGTTCTTAATTGGAACCTCTCTTACAATGCCAGCAAGTGCAAACGTAGTGTTAACAGGTGGTGCTTTGGCGAAGAATGTTTACTTCGTAACAGGCACAACATTCACCTTTGGTGCCAATGATACTGTTAATGGTACAATTCTAGCAGGTACATCCATTACTTTTGCAGCTTCTAGCGTTCTTAATGGTAGAGCTATTTGTTATGGCTCTGCTGGAACAACAGTTACATTCCCAAGTGCAGGTACTGTAACGGTTCCTTCCTAAGCATAATAAGTTAGTTTTAAGAATCTAAATTGGAGGGCTCGAAAGGGCCCTCTAAATTTAGGTTTTATACTATGTAGTGAAAAGTAATAATCTAGGAGTCCTCTAACATGACATTGATTATTCGTAGCGTTACAAATTTACGTTCAGTAAATATTCCTTTTACTGTTCCAACTCTTTCGGCGGTTCTTCCTCCTGTAGTTTTAGCCCCGTTTGCTACCCTTGATCTCTTATCTACAATGACTGAGGATGATCTTATTGCACTACAACATTTGTTAAATCAGCTTGTAGCAGCAGGATCTATTTCGGTTTCCGCCACTATAGATACATCTGAGTTTGAATCTGGTTATACGGGAGGCGGTGGGTCTGTAGGTGCGGGTACTCAATTTCAATTAGCTTATTATGCTACTACTGGAAGTGCTGTTTCTGGGCTAACGACCCCTACGCCAAATAGTGCATTAGTTTCTGATGCTAATGGGCTACCAGTTGCTTCTTCTACGACAGCTACAGAATTAGGATTTGTGCATAGCGTAACATCCTCCATTCAAACACAATTGAATACAAAACTCTCGACAGCAGTAACAGCATTACATGCTGATTCACATACTAACTTAACAGGAGCAGTTCAATTAGTTTCAGGTACTAATGTTACTCTTTCCCAGGTTGGTCAAGCTATTACAATTAATGCCGCTAGTGGAAGTACACCTCCAGCAGGTTCAAATACAGATATTCAATTTAATAATAGTGGAGCATTTGGTGCAAGTGCTAATTTAACATGGGATGGAACTACATTCTCCGTTACTGGAATGACTCATGTAACAAATAATTTAACGGTAGATACACAAGTTGTGACAGATGCTGTACATGGACGAACTGGAGCTTTAACTCTCAGTCCATTTTCTGATAGTGGGGCAGCAATAAAACTTACTACTGCTTCTGGCACATCTGTAATGGATATTGATACATCTAATTCAGATGTAATTATCCATGTGGTAACAAATCCTGGTTTTCCAGTTCTTGTTTTACGTGGAAATAATGGTAATTTGGGTAACGGACAAGCTCTCGCATTCCAAAGCGCCACTACCAAAGAATGGTGGTTATTAGGCAATAGTACTTCTAATGGAAGTTCTAATGATGGTTTTGCACTTTTTGATAGAGACACAGCCACGAATGCATGGCACGTAAGTGACACACATCAATTGTCAATCGATACTGGTGGAGCACATACAAATAAGTTAGATGTTAATGGAAATGCTGCTATTGGTTCTGGTTATGCTGGAATTTCTGGTGCTCCTACAAATGGATTAATTGTTCAAGGAAATGTTAGTATTGGATTCCCCACTCCCGATGCAAGCGCGGTTCTTGAGGTTACATCAACAACTCAAGGTTTCCTTCCCCCAAGAATGACAACAACTCAGCGCAATGCTATTTCTTCTCCTGCTGAGGGGTTAATTGTTTATGATACAACTTTACATCAAACGTGGCAGTGGCAGAATGGTGCATGGGCTGAAGTAGGTGGCGGTTCGACGCCTACAGTATCTGATTCTACTGCTACGGTTGGTGGTGCGGCTACTGAGTCTGTCGCTGTTGCAGGATTGTTAACCACATCTACAATTTGGGCAGTGACTCAACGAACAGCAGGTGGAGCAGCCCTTCCACTCCTAGCTTGGACTAATACTACCAATGGACATCTAAATATTATTTATTCTGCTGATATGGGTTCGGGTGCAGTAGTAAGAGTATTGTTCATACCGTAATAGATTTTAAATAGATAAGAAAAGGATAGAAAATGATACGTAAAATAGCCATCTTTTTAACCAATTTATTGGATATTATTGATTTTCCTGGGTATACATTTTTAAACCTTTGGAGCTTAAGTTTATTGGTAGTGTGTTTGTGGGTATGCATTGAGACCAAAACCATACCAAATGCAGTAGCAGCCATATTTTCAAGTATTGTGTTGGCGTATAGTGCATCCAGTATTGGTAATAAGTACATGTCTAAGAATGGCAACGACTCGATTAAGGAGAAGAAAAGCAATGATAACAATTCTGGCAATCCTAGCTAAAATTAAAAATTTTGTTGTTAAATATTGGAGACAGCTTTTACTGGTCAGCTTAGGGGCTTTTTTGATGCTTAAAGCTCAGGGATGTGCGAAGAAGCTATTTCCGCCTAAAACGCCAGTTTCAGGCCCTTCTAGCCCCACTGTACCAGTACTTCCCAAAGATGATAGGGAAATAATTAAAGTAGATACCCAGCATAATCAAACAACCGTTACAACTGAAAAGGGTACTACGACGGTGACGGGCACACGAGATGTAACCGTAGAAGTTAAGAAAAATGGCCAAGTTGTTGTAAAAGAAAAAACAATTGGCTTTGAATGTCGTCCAGGTCTTGGTGCCCATATTGGCCCAGATGGTGGAAGATTGGACCTTACCGTGGATTGGGGCTATTGGAAGCGGGTAGATGGTTTGGTTGGTATTGGAACCGATTTTAAAAATGTACAAAATACGGATATTTTTATTGGTGCTGCGTACCAATTTTCTAATAAGTTGCCAAACACTTCTATTTTTGGTGGTATAAATCAGCACAAGAACCCACTTATTGGTCTTCGTGTGAGGTTCTAATCATGGAATGCCCCGCTTGCGGCTCAAAACTTGTTTCTTTATTAAATTGTGGCTGTCCAGATCCAAACTGTAAAAATTTGCTCGAATGTACAGAATGTCAAAGTGTGTTCAACATAGGTAAATAAAATGGACCTTAATTCAATTCTTCAGTTCATTTTATCGCTTATTGGTCAAGCCAAGGTTGCCAATACATCGACAAATCAAACTCCAAGCGTAAATACAATTTCAATTCTTCGTGGTCCACTTGAGCCATCAGCGGGAATTTTTGGAGATGGAAGTTTAACGTGGGATTCTTTCAAATTTGTATCGCTAGAAAACGAAAAGCTTTTTATCCCCGCAGGTACATATAAGTTAGAATGGCATGAAAGTCCTCATTTGGGAAACGCAACAGTCCCCTTGTTGATCGGGGTTCCAGGAAGGACAGAAATTTTATTGCATTGGGGTAATTTCGAAGCTTGTAGCGACGGTTGTATTTTGTGTGGAACTGTTAGAGATGGAAATGATATTGATACAACCCAAACTGCTTGTAAAGAACTTTTTGCGAAGATTAACGCTGTTGGAATTGAGAATTGTCAGATAACAATCTCATAAGATAAGACCCGAAGGAATATCATGTACAAAGAACAGAACGAATGTAAACATGAAAAGTTAACATTTGGGAGCGGAGATTTTTATATATTTTGTGTGGATTGTACAAGATCCTGGGTTCATAGGAATACGGCTGATGATACGACTTCCTACGAGCACAGTCCTTTAATTTTCAACAATGAATATCGTGTCAAATTCCCAGATAATCTCACTTTCATAGAAACGAAAGCTCAAGAAAAGGGATTGGTATGAGTGAAGAAAAGAAACGCTATCGCGTTAAAGTGAAGAATTCCAAAGACAATTTAACTTATGTTCCCTTCCCCGATTTGGTTGTGAAATATACAAATGGATGGGCAGAACCTCTTAAAATAAAAGAGGGAGACGAAATTCCTTTAGAAGCCTGTGATAAAGAAGATGTAAGAAAGTCGTGGTTAGCGGGTTCGTTAAAGCGTTATACTGATAGTGGTTGGATTGAAGAATTTATTGTAAGGCCGGAACCAAAACCACTTACAGAAAAAGAATTAAAATTTTTAGAAGCAATCAAACCTATTCAGGGAACCGGAAGTATACAATCTTCGGATATTCCCACCCCTCCTACAGTTTCTAATAAAGCGGAGGAAAAACAAGAAGTAAAACCAAATTTGCCAGAAGCACAAAGTACGTTGTCCAATTTCAGCCTCGTAAAAACTTTTGACGATTTTAGTAAACTTTCTTATTTTTTGAAGTTGCGCTTTATTAAGGAATCCAACAATAAAGAATTACTTAAAGAAATTTTAAGTAAAACTGATAGCCACCAATTTAAAAATAACATCCAAGTAAGACTTTCACACTAAGAGGAAACCTATGGGTTCAGTAATCCCCCCAGAATTTGGAGTTCCCCTTACAGCCGATGAATTGATGTCTACGATTCCCACGTCGGTTTTGTACGGCGTGACCCCTTCAAACGAATTTATTCCAATTCAAATTACCAGTACTGGTGAGCTTGTTGTTGAAGCTACCTTTTCTGGTTCTATTACCATAGGTGAAGTGGGTGTCGATGACAAATCTTCTTTTACATACGGCACATCGTTAGAGCAGCCAGTTGGAGGTGTGTATCAAGATACGTCACCAACATTAACTGCGGGGCAAACCGGAGCCGCAAGACTTACACAGTATAGAGCCTTTCATGTAAATTTAAGAGATTCAAATGGTGTAGAAATAACTCCTGCTACTCAAGTAACGTCATTAGCTATTCTCTCAGATTTAAATAAGTTTCAGTTTAGTAGTGGAGCTTTGATTGTAACCACGACAGGCGCAGCAGGAACTCCTGTAAATGTTTTCGCAGAAAATACCACAGTTCCTTCATCCATTTTAACGGCTATTTTAAGTTACACAGTTCCTGCCGGAAAAACCTTAAGTATTACAGGGGTTTATGGTTGGGGACAAGCAGATGGAGAATTTGTAATCAAAGTAGACAGTGTTGTAGTTGGCGGTGGTTGGTCTTCTCCATCATTTCGTACTTTACATTTGGATTATATAGCTGCGCCAATACCTGCAACATCAGGACAAGTTGTAACAGTGAATGTTACACAATATCAAACATCAACACAAGATTTTAAAGCAAACTTATTGGGTACATTGAATTAAAGATAAGAGGAGAAGAAGATGGCAGACATAATGCCGAATTTAGAATTGAACAAGAAACGTTTAAGTGTTCATGTAACAGAGATGAAACTTCAACTAGAACGTCTCGATTTGCGTAAATTAGAAATTGCAGAAGAACTTAGAAAGATTGACGAAAACATTAAAGCAACCAATTTGGATATTCAGAATACTCAAGATTCTATAGCGAAGATGAAGTAATAGGAGAATTACAATGGCAGATTTTGATGCACAACAACCAGTAAGAACTACCGCAACAGAGTTTACAACAGAAATAGCTAATGCTGCTGGAACAACTATTAATCCAGCCGAGGATTATGCTCAAGGTTCTACCACTTCTGGACAGAATGGTGTTTTAGATCAGACTGCTACTACAACAGCCGCACCAACCTATACAACAGGCACAACCAATCCACTTTCTACAACAACGTCTGGAGATTTGAGAACTGTTTCTAAACTTGAGGATGGATCTGGAAATTCCATATCTTCCACCAGCAGTTCATTAAATGTCAATGTTACCAATTTTCCTACAGATGCTGATGCATATGCACAAGGATCTACAACTTCCGGTCAAGTAGGTAATTTGCCTCTAGGTGCCGCAACTACCTCCGCACCTACATATGTTACTGGAACTTCTAATCCCCTATCTCTTGATACAAATGGAAATCTTCGCGTAGCTGTTGAAAATACCTCACCGACGCCAACTCCAGTTCTTACTTATTTTACAGATTCTGCTGTGGCAAGCGGCGCTACGACAACGCATTCTGTTGCAGGTCCGGTTACGTTGGATAAGATTGATTTTACAGCATCAGGTGAGATGAAAGGTACCGTTGCTATTGGTGTTACAAGCAGTGAAGTGACATATTGGAATGGTTTTAATAGCGCGTCTCATCAAGATTTTAGTTTTGTTTTGAATTTTCCTTATGTTATTCCTACAGGATCGTCTGTGAAAGTTACTCTTAAAAATAGAGACACACAAGCACAAGATCTTTACGTTACTTTCTTTACCCATTAATTAATTTAAGATAAGTTTTAAGCAAAGGATAAGAAATGGCTGATTTACCTATTACGAGCGATGCGGGTGCAACGCCCATTGTCGTTAATGATCCGACTACGACAGCGAATGTTGCTAATGTAAAAGCAGCTTCCACTGCCGCTGTTGTAGGCGATAATTCGTTAGTAGTAGCTCTTTCTCCAAATTCTCCGGTACCTACTGGAACTAACAATATAGGAGTTACGGGAGTTGCACAAGGGTCAACAACTTCTGGAGAGCATGGGGATTTGATTCAGGGCGCTGTTACGACAGCAGCACCTTCATATTCCACAGGACAAACCAGCCCGCTGTCTTTGACCATTGTTGGTAATCTACGAGTAGATGGAAGTTCAGTTACTCAACCAGTATCTGGAACTGTTACAGCTAATCAAGGAACTGCTAATACAGCGGCCAATAAGTGGCCAATCGAGATTGTGGATTCGGGTGGCGTTAATATAGCTACGGTCAATGCAACGAATGAGTTGCTTGTTACTGATACTGATTTAACGTTGACTCAAGGGTCTACTACGTCTGGTCAATTGGGTCCATTAATACAAGGGGCAGTTACAACATCGGCTCCTACGTATGTAACGGCCCAAACTAATCCCTTATCTTTAACTACATCGGGAGATTTGAGAGTTGTTTCTAAAACCGAAGATGGTTCAGGAACCGCTATTACATCAACGGCACTAGATGCAAAGCAGGGAATAGATGTAAATTTAATTGCTTCTCCGAGCCAGTCTGCCGCGTCTTCCGGCCAGATTTATGTAACATCATTTGAATTTAATCTTCCAACAAATGGAACAGAATCTCCGGCAGTATATATTAAAAATCCAAGTGGGTCTGGAAAAACATTAATTTTAAAAATAATATCTGCTTCATGTGAAGATGCGACAAATGGAGCAGCAGTAATTCGTATATATGGAAATCCAACCACCTCCGCAAATGGAACATCGCAAACAATTTCATCAACAAGTATTGGTGGTGGAGCGGGTGCCTCAGCAATGACAGCTTTTTCAGGACCTACAGCCTCCGCCAATGGTACAGTATTATTTGCAGTAAATACAGGATCTGGAAATGTAATTGAACCTGGGCATATGCCAATAGATTTCGATGGCTTAATTAGGGTAGCAGCAAATAACACTTTGTTAATTACTGGAGAACCACAAACTAATAACATGAACTATTCCTTTACAGTTATGTGGCAAGAGGTATAATGTGGCGCAGAATTCATCTGGAATAATTACGGCATTAAATGGAACAATCGTTGTTCCAATAATTGGGGAAGCTTCCATAGTCTTTAATGTTACTGGAACATGGCAAGCAACATTAGGAGTTAAAGCTACTGTTGACGGCATAAATTGGTTTTCTATTCCAGGATTTATACTAGCTACACAATCCATTGCTTCGTCATTTTCTTCTAACCAAGCAGTAGCTATTAGTTGTTCTGGATTTTTGCAAGTACAATTGATTGCAACGTCTTTTACTTCTGGTACTATCAACGTAGCATGGGCAAGCAGTGGCGCAGGAACAAATGTTGTAAGTGTAACGGAAACTCTAAATATAGATGGTTCCCCAACAACCCAAATAGTTGATAATGATGGAATTTTATTTAATACAGGTCTAGCTTTACATGTGACAGATTATCTAAATAGACAGATACAAGAACAAATGCTTTTAATGGCAGAGGCTAATTTATTATCCACAGAATTAGCACGAGAAAAAACAAGCAGGTATAATTTTAAGGAGATACGCTAAAATGCTATCAGAAATTAGAACAGGTGTAATTGTAACATCGAACGGAGCCGTAAACCCATCAAGAAGTGACAAAACAGGCGCATTGGTTGTGACAGATGGACATGGGCATTGGTCAGAAGCGGCCTCACAGCAAAAATTGTTTACTGCAATTCTTTCTCAAGGGACCACCACTGTCGCAGCGGGTAACATTGTAGGCGCAGCGGCAGCAGCTTCTACTCAATTTGCTGTTTGGAATCCTTTGGGGTCTTCTGTAAACTTAGTGCTTCAAAAGCTAAGAATTCAGCAATACTCGGGAACTCCCACAGCCGGAGGTTTGACACTTTCTTATTTTAATGCTTCTGGTGTTGCTACATTTTTATCTACTTCTGGAGCCGTTCACAGTAATTACATTAATGGACCTTTGGGGCAAGGTGTATGTTTGGCCTCTGCTGCGGGTGCAGCATTGACTGGCGGATCAGCACTAACGACACTTTTAAATACAGGTTGGTCATCTTCTGCAACAGCATTAGCGTCTCCTGCTGGTATTGGATATGTGGAAAACTTCGATGGTGAAGTTGTTGTTCCTCCTGGTTTTGGCGTAGTGCCTACATGGGCAGGAGCAGGAACTACTTATCTCGTTGGTTATAGTTTAACATGGGAAGAAGTTAATTTTTAATGGAGGTTAATTTCTAATGGGTGGACCTTTAGATCCTGAATTTTCTGCCATAACAGATAATAATGGAGATGTTTTAAATGTTAACCCTAACGGGTCCATTTCTAGCTCTCCTCTTGATGGAACTAAAAATACATATTCTTTATGTACCTCCGCCATAAGTCCCCCAACCACTGCTACAGATATTTTTCTAATTCAGGGGAGTAAAACGAAAGTAATTAGGGTTTTACGAATTGAAGTTACTGGCACACAAACTACGGCAGGACAAGTGCTACTCATATTGATAAAGAGGCTCATTGCAAATACTGGAGGTACTGCTTCTACTTATCTTAATTGGCCTGGACACGATAGTGAAAATCCTCCAGCAACTGCTACGGTATTACAATATTCGGCTAACCCAGTAATCACTGCTGGCGCTTTTTTGTTTGTAAGACAAAATACAACATTTATTCCAGCAGCACTTTCTGTTGCTGCTACTGTTCCTACGGTATGGACTTTTGGAGATAGGCCAGGACAAGCTATAGTGCTCCGAGGCGTAAATGAGCAGTTGGCTATAAATTTAAATTCTGTAACTATTACTGGTGGATCATTTCTAGTTAGTGTTGAATGGACAGAGGAATAATATATGAAAGAAGTTGGCGTTGACTATTCAACATTTAAATCTCTAGTAACTAATAAAGGATTATTGACACAATATGTTGATAATGGCAATCAATATTTTATTTTTGCCGCAGAAGCTGATATATCGTGGGAAACAGTTGTACAGAAAGATGGTGGAGCGAATCAAACCGATTTTGAAACTAATTACAAATCTACTGCCAACAAAGCTTTTGGTACGACAAAAAATAATACTGGAACTATAACGTCTTTGAATGGAACAGTCATAGCTCCAGTACAGGGCAGTTCCACTATAGTTTTTAATGTTACAGGTACATGGTCTGCGACTCTTGGATTACAAGCAACAACAGATGGTATAAATTGGTTTAGTATATCTGGCTATGTTCCAACAAGTCAAGCTATTACATCATCGTTTTCGGTAAATCAGCCTGTCATCGTTAATTGTGGTGGATTTTATCAAGTTCAATTAATAGCTACTGCTTTTACATCTGGAACCATATCTGTTAATTGGGTTGCTAGTTCTGGCGATAATTCTTTACAAGTATATAGTACATCGGCACAGACGTTTATTGTTTGGGCACAATTGAAAGATGGGGTTGGGAATAATATTACTTCCCAAGTAAATGGAACCAAACAAGCTCTTGATGTAGGCATTGATGTGGCTGGTACGCAGATTGATCCAAGATTGGTGGAAGGAGCCGTTACTACAAATCCACCTACCTACGCGACAGCCACCAATCAACCGCTATCTTTAAGTACTACTGGTGCGTTACGTACTGAACAACTTTTAAGTTCTAAACAATATTATGGAGTAAGTACTGGAGCCTTTACTCCTCCTTCTACCCCAACTGATGTAGCTATTATTACAGGCAGCGCCACGAAAACTATTAGAATTACAAGATTGGAATTATCTACTACTCAAAGCACTGCTGGAATAAACACATGGTTCATTGTTGTTCGGTCGTCAGCAAATAGTGGAGGAACTTCAGCAACTCCAACTATAGTTCCGTTAGATTCTACTAATAATGCAGCAACCGCCGTAGTTAGGAGTTATACAGCAAATCCAAGTTCGCTTGGTTCGGCTGTTGGTACATTAAGGACCTCTAGGATTTTGTCTGACACTACCACTACTGTTTCCCAGCCAGCATATGTTTTTGATTTTACGAATTCTGGAATTAGCTCAGGAATTGTACTTCGTGGCACATCCCAGGTATTGGCTTTAAATTTTAATGGAGCGACCTTACCCCTTGGGTTGAGTGTTGCTTGCAATTTTGAATGGTCCGAAGAATAAAATTATATTGAAGGAGAAATATTGTGGCCGACCCAACGACTAATTTACATACAGGTACAGAAACTGCAAGTGGAACTAGCATTGCCTTTGGTCTTCCTACCAACCAAATAGTAGGAGTATTTGTAAATGTCTCTGCTGTTTCTGGTGTTTTACCAACTCTTGCTATTTCTGTAGAGCAGTCTCCCAATGGAACTGATTGGTATAATATTCCAAATGCTTCAGGCACTGTTTCTTTTGCGGGTATTAATACTGTTGCACTTTTTAGCGTATTTCCTCCAACTGGTCAACCCTGCTGTGATACTATACGATGTGCCTGGACGATTGGTGGAGTAAATCCAAGTTTTACTTTTACCGTGGATATTGTTAACTATTAATTTTATATAGGATAAAAAATTATGCAATTACAAATGTTGTCCCTCGCTTACGATCAATGGAAACAAATGCGAACTTTTTTAGCTGTTAATACCTATTACATAAAAGACAATAAAGAATATCGCCTTTTATTAATAGATTTTGGGCGTGGTTTTATTGCCACTTCTAATATTTCTTCGGCGGTAGACATAGTAGATTTTGAAGCGAATATAAAAAGTACGGCTATTTCATCGATTTCGGTAGATGCTGCGATAGCGGCTCAAATAATTGGATGAGCTAATGGTTACACAAGAAGACCTTCATCCTGGAGATTTACTTTTATTTAAAGTGAAATCTTCTTCGTCTTTGGTCTCCAAATTCATCGGATGGGGACAAAAAGTTTTAGGACATGCACCAACAAAGAGCGAGTATTGCCACGTTGCTTTAGTAGCTTTTGATCCAACGTATCTTATGGAAGCAAGATGGCCAAAAACAAGAATTTGGAAAATTGATTGGTCGTACCTAAATAAAGAATATGATGTTCAATTGTTCAGAGTTAAAAATGTAACTCCAAGACAGCAATTAGATGCGATTCATTGGGCTGAAGATCATTTAGGTGAATGGTATGATTTGCCTGAATTGTTGGGTGGTTGGATAGCTTTTAAACATGCCCAAATATGCAGTACTTATGTTACCCAAGCAGAAAAGGCGGCGGGAATAATTTTTAAAACAGAAGAGAATGGGTTTATTACCCCAGATGAAGTAGCAGCAGATCCTCTAATTTGGAGAGTGAAATGATTAGAAAAGAACATGAAACAAAGAACGTCGAAGTAATCAAAGATGTTCTGTGTAATAAATGTGGTGCTAGTTGCAAGGCAATAGATTGTGATAATTTTAATTGTGCAGAACTGAAAGTTCATTGGGGATATGGAAGTACCTACCACGATGGAGAAATTCACGAAGCTCATTTGTGCGAACAATGTTGGGAAGGTATTGTTAAAGAATTTAAGATACCAGATTTAGTGGTAGAGAATCAATATTAAAGGAGTAAACAATGGCAAATATTCAGATTTACAATTTAACATGGACCGAATGGGCAGCTAAAGGCGGTACCGCTTATTATATTGATTACGGAACTTCCTATCAACTCTATAAGGTTGATAGCACTCTCGCCAATCAAATACTTTGGGCCACGCATATTTTTTATGCTCCACCATTGACTTCTACGCAGCAGATTGATTTGACAGCTTTTCTAGCTATTAAAGCCGGGTCTACTCAAGTTGATAGCGTTGACGAGGTTGTGTCAGCGAATTTCTAATAAGGATCTAACATGTCTTTAAATCTTCCAATAGCTCCTATCATTAGTGGGATTTCTCCAACAACATTTACAGTATCTACTGGAAATGATGGGAATCCTCCTGGGACATTTTATAGCTTTCGTGTAATCACGAACGGTCTTATTAATTATGTAACTAGTGCTGGCATTTTATCCTCGGCTAATATGTACAACAATCTCCAGACTATCACGGTTGTTAACGTTGCACCATCTACACAGTTCATGCTTTCTGCTTCTGCGGCTCAAGATGCCCAGGGAACAAATTCTACGGCGTATGGACCGTTTACTACATTTGTTACTTTACCTGCCGGAGTAGCAACATCTGGACCTTTTACACCACAGCAGCAAATTATTATTGAACAAAGCAGATTGTTGATGCCGCAGAAGTTTAGTGTTAATTGTAGTGATGAACGTATTCTTGCATTTGCTGAGGTTGTATTGGCAGATATTAATTTATTTCCGCCTCTTCAAGGATTTACGACAGATACTTTAACCCCGGCAGCGCTGCCTCTTCTGTATTTTGGGATTAGCTTGATGGCAGAGTTGTTCTTTCAAATGTCGGCCACACTCCAAGACTTTAATTACAATGATAATGGACTTTCATTGAATATTGACCAAACCGGAAAAATTGCTCAGAGTTACCAAAATATGTTAGAGTTTTACCGCCACATGATTACCAATTTTAAGAAGACACAGATTTTTGCACAAGGAGCCTTTGGTATTTCAAGCCCCAGGTATCAATCGCAAATTGGGCAGTTTTTGAAAATTTCATTAGGTTCCAGTTTCAATTGGAATTCACCGTCGTAACATCCCAAACCCAGGAGTTGTCTATGAACGATAAACTACCATTCAGTGAGGCCAGCGGCAAAAAGCCGTTACATGGCACTTACAAAGTATCTTTTACGATTAATATAGATGTGGAAGATAGGATTCTCGCTTCTGATTTTGGGTATTTTATTACCGATGGTTTTGGGGAAAATCTTGTGGAGAAAGTGGCCTCGCTTGACGTGGAGAAAATTTATAAAGTAGCTAAGGTGGAACTTAAACCTGGGGATTTAGTTTACTTAAGTCGAGATATTTCTGTTACAGCCACAGTTGTAAAAGATAATGGTGGTATTTATTGTGTGGGATCTGTTGGCCAACCAGTTTGTGAGAAATACACTTTGAACTTGCCTCGTGGTATTGTGGCAGAAGTGAATAAAGTAGCTGAAGGTCAAGCAGAACTTTTGGGCTTCGACAATGTTATTGAAGCGGCGTTTATCAATCCTGAAACAGATGAGCCTTTTTGGGAGAATGTACGAATTGATTTAATAGCTGTAGATTTAGATGCGGTAGAGAAGATTGAAAATACTCCGAAGCCTGTGGATGACGGGGAGGTAGCCTAATGCCTTTAAATACTCCCGTAGCGCCAACAATTTCTGCTATAACCTCGTCTGGTTTTACTGCAACTAGAAATCCAGATGGAAATCCTGGAGGTACCTATTACCTTTGGATGATTTCATATAATACTTCCACGTTTTATGCAGATGGAAGTGGAGGATTAAGCAGTACGCCAATTTTTCTCTTGGGGTCGTCCCAAAATGTATCAAGTATTCCTCCAAACACAACAGCTTCCGTTGCTTTAGAAGCTGCTCTTGATTCAAGTGGAGGAGGGCATACTGGTTTTGGTCCGGCAGTGGGTCCAACTACTTTGGCTACCGCACCTATAGCACAGCCTTACCAAGCTATTTTTTCAACAACCGTTACAGCCTTTTGGCTACCAAATGGTAATCCCAATGGGACACAATTTGATGTCCAATTGTCAACAGACCCAAGTTTTTCAATTGGAGTACTTGATTCTGGCTGGATTACAGCACCGACACATGAATTTACAAATCTTCTTCCCAGCACTATTTATTACGGTCAGGTAAAAGCTCGAAATTCAATACTTGTAGAAACCTCCTTTACATCTTTAGGGCCAGTTACGACTCTTACTGGGCCCTCCAATGTTAGAGCTTTACAAGTAACAAACCTGCTTGATAACAGAGGTTTCTTATTGCAATGGGCTCCAAATATTGAAAACAATATTGTCGCTTACAAAGTATACAGAAGCAGTTCTCCCACGGACATAAGTAGTTTTTCTTTAATTAATAGCACACCCGCGAATGTCACGTCATATATCGATAACGTTTCATTTACCTTTGGGTTGGTGTATTACTACATTGTAACTGCTTTGGACAACGGAGGAAACGAATCTTCTCTAGACACAGCCAATCCCACTCAGGATATGTCTTTTCATTCGTTCGAGGAACAGCCATTTCCTACTGTTATACTGTCTTCGGATGTAATTAACAATGAAACGCCAAGTGGGTTAGTGAACGGAGCGAATACTTTATTTACTACAGCATATCCGTACAAAAATCAAACGCTTTCGGTTTATCTAAACGGAGTTAAATTAATGCTTACTGTGGATTATATTTTAACTCCTCCTCAGCAGTTTACTCTTTTAGCGGCTCCCCTTTCTACAGATTTTCTTCGTATTGAATACGTAAGATATTAAGAGGTAATTATGACAGCCAATTTTAAACATATTAATGCGGGAGAACAAATATTTGATGGGTCTATTACAGCATCTCTTTTAGCTCCTAATGCAGCCGTTTTATCTGTGAATGCAGATAGCAATCCTAATTTAACCGGAACCATTCAATTCGTTTCTGGAACCCATGTCACTCTTTCTCAAGTGGGGCAAGTTATCACAGTTAATGCAACAGGTGAACTTTCTACAACCCTAACATCTTCTCATATCTTTGTAGGGAATGCTTCAAATATTGCCACGGATACCGCCTTATCTGGGGATGCTACTCTATCTAATACTGGAGTATTAACGTTAGCCAATACAGCCGTAATCCCTACCTCTTATACGAATGCTAATATTACTGTAGATAGTAAAGGTAGAATTACAGCCGCTTCTAATGGTGTATCTAGCGGCATAACACAATTGACCGCAGATGTTACGGCAGGACCGGGAAGTGGTTCTCAAGCCGCTACCGTTGTTAGTGTTGGTGGAAGTAGCGCAGTCAATATACATAGTGCTGAGTTGGCCGCAAATGCCGCTACAGCATTAAATACGCCTTCAACTATAGTGAAACGTGATGGCAGCGGAAATTTTGCAGCGGGAATTATTACAGCGTCATTAACAGGTCATGCCAGTCTTGATTTAGCTCTAACAGGCGGTACCTTAACGGGCGCTCTTGGAATTGGTGAGTCACCAATTGCAAGTGCTATTTTAGATGTAGCTTCGACCACACAAGGTTTCCTTCCTCCAAGAATGACAACAACTCAAAGAACGTCTATTAGTAGTCCTGCTGAGGGTTTACAAGTTTATGATTTGACGGATCATCAATTATATCAGTGGAATGGAAGTAGCTGGGTTATTTTAGGATAAAAATAGAAAGGTAGTTGTAATTCTTGATAAGACCTGATATAGTATGTACAGGCAGTAAAATAACTCTAGGAGAGAAAAGAAAATGAATGAGAATGACAAAGTACAAGATGCACAAGTAGTGGAGAGGCCCGTTGCTCATAAAGATACACTTGCGTTAGAAGCACTTCGTACCCAGGTTACAAATGCGCGAGATGATTTCAAGAAGCAATTAGCTAATGTTAAGGACGCAATCGAAACCCGCGAAGAAGAGCTTAAGAATTTAAATATTAAGAAGCTCAAACTTCAAGGTGCGATTGAAGCTTCAGATATTTATCTAAAGCCAGCCACCCCTGCTTCTAAGTAATTAATCTTCCATAGAAATTAAGAAATCCTTCGCTGTTTAAAACAGCGAAAGGTTTCCTTTTGTTTTGTAATACAAACAATACATTAAGTTTTTAGAGGTTTTAAATGCCTTCTCCCACTTGGACATTTACTGGTTCTTTACCCAACACACCTAGATCGGGATTTGGATACTCTGTTCTACAAAATGGAAAAGTATTGATTGCTGGAGGAGATTCTCCTTTTTCTTCTCCAACCGCTTTACCCAATGCTACTCTATATGATCCCATGACGGGAATATGGACAGACACCGGATTTTTAAATACGGCTAGACGAGATGTAATGTCAGTTACTTTACAAAATGGTAAAGTACTTATTGTGAGTGGAGCAGATACTTCAAATACTCCTTTAACTTCCTGTGAACTATACGATCCTACCGCCGCTACTTGGACATTTACTGGTTCATTAAGTGTTCCAAGACAGGGTATTATACCAGTTTTATTGTCCAATGGAAAAGTATTAGTTACTTGTGGAAATGATGGTGGTTCTGTTCTTTCAACTGCGGAAATCTACGATCCTGTAGCAGGTACGTGGAGTATTACTACTGGCGCTCCAATTCATTCACGATCAGGGTATAGCGCAGTTGTATTGGGCAATGGTAAAGTACTTATTGCTGGTGGAGAATCTCCTATAGGCACAAGTCTTTCAACTTGTGAACTATATGATCCAACGACTGATACTTTTTCCACGACGGGAAGTATGGCATTCCCACATGCAAATTTAGAAGTGGGCGATAACGATTGTTGTTTATTGCAGGATGGTACTGCATTGTGGGCAGGTGGTATTTCATCTGCTGGAACTACTGCTGCGAAAACATCAGAAGTGTATGATCCAGTAGCAGGTACATGGGGACATACCGCGCTCATGGCCTCAATGCATGATGGTAGTATTCCTATAGTTTTGGGAAATGGGTTGGTTTTATTAGCAACTGGACATTCGTATCCACCCGTTTCCACTACAGAGTTGTATGATCCAATTGCAGTATCGTGGTCTATCACTACCTCACCAAATACCCCACGAGTGTACGCAGCGTTTATTAGATTATCATCCAATATTGTTTTGATGGCTGCTGGAGATAATGCATTTTCTAGCGATTTAGTTACAGCCGAGTTATTTAATTATGGAGGAGTTATTATGGGAACACTTTATTCAGTCGATGGAACAACAGGAAATATAGTTACAGCAGGAAGTATAACTGCTGCTGGTGGAATTACTTCAAATACTACAACATCTGGTTTTCTTCTTCCACGATTAACCACTACGCAAAGAAATGCTATAGTTTCTCCCACTACGGGGTTAGAGATTTTCAATACAACAACTAATGAAATTGAATTTTATAATGGGACAATTTGGACAGCGGTGGGTGGCGGAACGCCAGGATCTACTAGTGGAGCAGTGCAATTTAATGCGTCTGGTTCTCTTGGTGGCGATGCAGCTAAGTTTTTCTGGGATGACACAAATTTTAGACTTGGGATTGGTACCAATACTCCAGCAGTATCTTTGGATGTGGTCGGGGATATTTCTACTACCACAAAGCTTAATACGAATGAAGTAAAAGGTAAAACTACTGGATCTTTAGCATTACAGCCTTTTGACAATTCTTCTTTTGTAAAAGTTCAAACATCAGATGGAACTGTGGATATTATTTCAATAAATTCCTCAGACAGCAATCCAGTAGTAAAACTTAATAGTGTTCCTTCTGTTACATTGGATGTTCCTGTCATCACTAGTACTGGTGATAACCTTAATATTAATGCGGGGCTTGCACATATATTCATAAAAGATAGTGTAAATAATACGGTTATTACTGTTAATGTCGGCGGTTCCCTAGGTTCTCCAGTACCAGTTATTTTTAATACTGCTCTAGATATGAGTACCAGCAATAAAATTATTCATCTTGCTGATCCTACAGCAGCACAAGATGCCGCCACAAAGAATTATGTTGACACAAATTTCTTGATGCTTACTGGCGGTACACTAACGGGAAATTTAACACTTGCTAATGAACACGCGGTTTTATTTCAAGATACTGGATCTAATACGGTCACTTTAGAAGCTCCTACTACTATTACTTCCTCATATACTCTTAAATTGCCCATTGCTCAAAGCAGTGGATCGCAAGTTCTAACAAATGATGGTTCTGGTAATTTAAGTTGGACAACTAGTGGCGGGAGCAGTTCACTCAATTTAGTTTATGCTAATGCTACTGGCGAGGTAATTGTTTCGACTGGAACAGATACATTCATTGATCTTCAAGCTACAATTACTCCTTCATCAAACACTAAGAAAGTATTGGTCCGAGCCGTGGTTATGTGCGCTATTATCGATGCTGGGGCTGTTTACTTCGATTTCAAAATATCGAGAGATGGTGGTGTCACATTTGTGTATGTTGCTGATAGGATTATTGGTGATGTAGCTTCTACTGGTCAAATCGCAAATACGGCTGTAATTGAATGGCTCGATTCTCCGGCTACATCTTCTCCAGTCACTTACGGTATTTATGCTAGGTCAGAGGGTAGTGGCATAAGATTGGATATTAATAGTGGAAATAATGCCAGCAGTATCACATTGATGGAAGTATAAAATAAGTTTATTAAGAGAGGTATATTCCAATCGGACACATAATGGAAATTTTGCCTGACGTTACTAACAATGGGCCAACCAATTTTGAATATTATTTTACTTCTATTCGAGATAGGTTGAAATGGTTGAGTGCTGCTGGACACGAAAGAGTATTGCTTTTGAAACGTAGATATGATGGTCAGCTTTGTCCATTTACCTCTACTGTTCGGCATTCCAGTCAGCAACACGTTCAAGATACTATTTGCTACGGGACAAATTTTATCAATCCAAATGTGAACTTGGCAAATACTCCAGGATTTAATTCTGCCAGTGCTACGTCAGTAGCTCTTCCAGATGGCTTGGGTGGGTATTATCATTCCATAGAAATTACTGCAAGTTTGATGGCTGGCGGATACAATAATGTGAATGATAAAGATGTAGGTTGGAAACGAGAATACACACCCAGGTCTTGGACACTTTGGGAACCCACATTGGAAAAGGGTGATGTAATTGTTCGTCGAAATGGACAAAGATTTATGATTACCCAAGTGGATCAGTGTAGGTGGAGACATTTTGTTACCCACCAAAAGTTTGATATCACGCTTTTAGAAACTAATCATCCAGTTTATCAACTTCCTTTAGGATTATAAAATGGGATACACGCCCGACTATGTTGTAAGGTCACAGATTATCACGAAGATTCGTGATCAAGTTATTAATAACATTCGTAGGCTTCTCTCTACGGACCCAAAATATACTTACGTAGAACTTCCTAGTGGAGAGTATGATTTTACCAACACAAAAGTAATTATCTCGGATATTTTTCCCCAGGATCATGCATTTTATCCTGCTATTGTTGTTGAAAATATAAGTGGCGCTGAAACTCGTTATTTGGGCCCAGAATCGGAATATATACCAAAAAGCTTGCCTCCTTCAGCAGAAGATAATACAACGTCCACACCTTTCAATGTCACAGCGGTGATAGATTCCACACATTTAGGTGTTAGTTCGTTGACAGGTCTTAATATTGGCGATGTTATTATGCAAGGAATAAATACCACAACCATTGCTTTTGTAGGTCTGCCCATTACGATTTCAAGTGTGCCGGATTCCACTCATATAGTTGTTTCTTCTATAGCAGGAATTAAAATTGGAGATACAATTGTTCAAGGCGTACATACCACGACCGTTCAAGCCGTAGGAACAAATTCGGGCCCAAATTATGTACAGGTGGCAAGCTCTTCTGGTTTTGTGGTGGGAACCGCGTATGATACAAATGTTCCTCAGATTACAGTTGGTAGCACATCTGGATGGGCAGTAACAACAACCAATCTAGCCGGAAATGAATTGTTGTTTTCTAGCATTGTTTCAACCGTAACAATCAATATTTATACAATCGATGATTCGATCCAGAGAGATGAAATTACTGATTTGCTTTACAACAATTTTAAATACACTACAACGGATTTAGCTAATTTTGGTATAGAAATAATCAAAACGTCATTCCCAACATTCGCTTCTGCGTACAATGAGGGGAGATGGTTCTTTTCAGGTAAGCTTGTAATGGATGTTTACAGTGAGTGGAATGGTGTGGTAGCACCCGCTGTGAATATAACAGCTAACAATGTTTCTGTAAGTTTAAGTGAATAAAAAACCCCTTAAAAATATAATAAATTGTGGTATTATTAGGGAGTACCATACCTACGTAATTTTACACAGTATTAAACTCGATTTAAGTAATTTAAGTTAAGGAGATTACCCAAATGCCTTCTATCAATAATCAACCAGTTTTACCCGGAGTATTCACGCAGGTACAACAGCAATTGCTCCCCTCAGTTACGGGCGGAATTCGTGTAGCCGCTTATATTGGAACTGGGCGTTTAACAAATTTAGTAACAGGTGAAGCCGTTACTCGCGGTAGCGGAAATGACGACGCTCTTTCTCATACCGCAGTTGCATTAGATGGAACAACCATTACAGATCAAAATTTCGCCACGTATGAATCAGGTGTGGATTATTCCTCAACCCCGGTTTCTGGTGGAATGGCATGGCTTACTGGTGTTACTTCTTTAACAGGTACCACACATGATCCTTATGCAAGTCTTAGTGGATTAAATTTTCAATTGCGTATTGCTAATGGGGCTATTCAAACCATTCCTTTTACCACAGAAACTACAGCAGCGCAAGTCGCGGCAACTTTGAATTCATCTATGACTGGAGCCGTTGCTTCAACCACTCCATCTACTCATGCTACTGGAATCGTTACAGTTGTAGATTATACAAAATTATCTTTAGCTTCCGCTAAAGGTACAGCCACAGTCGTAGATTATACAATGCTTGCTGGGGCTGTTCTTACAATTCATGGCCACGCTCTAACCGAAGGTGTTGAATGGACAGCAGCTACAAGTAATTCAGCTACTGCTACAAGTTTAGCATCTGCTATTACTACGGCCACAGCAACAACTCTTTCTACTGGATCTGCTTTAGGAGCCGTAGTTACAATTACGGCCAATACCGCTGGTGCAGTAGGAAATACAATTACTTTGACTACATCCGATGCGGTCCATCTTCCAGTTTCTGGAGCAACTTTAACTGGTGGACAAAATAATGCAATTTTAACGGTTAATGGTATTTCTCTTACCCAAGGAACACAATGGACAGCGGCTACGAATAATAACGCCACTGCTACTTCATTAGCAAATGCTATTACAACTGCTACGGCCACAACTCTTTCTACTGGATCTGCTGTTGGCAATGTTATTACAGTAACCGCAAATGCAGCAGGGCCTTCTGGAGATAATATTACTTTAACCACATCTAATTCTACTTATCTTCCAGTTTCTGGTGTTAGTTCTTCTAATCCATATCTTGCTACATCAGCAACGTATGCCGTTCTAGGAGATACTGCCGTTACAAACACAGGAAACACAGTACTTACTGGAGACTTGGGCGTTTCTCCTGGAAGTAGCATTACGGGTTTTCCTCCAGGTACATTTTCTGGTTCTCTTCATCAAGGTGATGCTGCTGCTGCACAAGCTCATACTGATGCTACTTCTGCTGCAACTACGTTGCAAGCAACAGGTCCAGGAACTGATATTACTTCAACAGACTTAGGTGGTTTTGTTGCAACACCTGGAACGTATTCAGCAGCCGCAGCAGGAACATGGTCTGCCGGAAACCTTACACTCAATGGTGCAGGTACTTATATATTCTTGTTTGGTACAAGTCTTACAATGCCAGCCGCCGCAAGTGTAATATTAGAAAATGGTGCCACTGCTAATAACGTTTACTTCGTAACAGGTACAACCTTTACATTTGGTGCCAATGATACCGTTAATGGAACTATTCTAGCAGGTACATCCATTACTTTTGCAGCTTCTTCAGTATTGAATGGTAGAGCTTTAGTTTATGGTCCCAGTGGAACAACCGTTACATTTCCAAGTGCTGGTACTGTTACTGTTCCGGCCAGTTCGACTTTATCAGGTGGAGATAATTCACTTGTAATTACAACAACTGCTTCATTTAATTCTTCTATTTCAATTGAAAACGGAACGGCAAATTCTATTCTTGGATTTGTTGCGGGTTCATTAGTTTCTACTCCACAACGTCCAGCCCTAGGTGTTGTTTACTTTGTAAATTATGAATGGGCTAAGGCTGTAGGTGATGGACAGAATTCTTTTGAGCCACAGTTTTTCTTTCTACAGAATTTTAGTTCAGTTACAAATGCTGTGGGAACTGTTGGCGGAGGAGATTCTCAGACAGCTAATATGGGAGGCGCTTGGACTCTTCCAATTGCTGCTCAATTGGCACAAGAAAACGGAGCAAGCATTGTATGTTTAATGCAAATGAATCCTGTTGATGGTGCCAATGCTTCTCAGGTTCGTGCAGCCCTTACGAAGCTTCTAATTCCAAATATTAATATTGTTGTTTCTTTGGATGCAGCAGACAATGCAATGCTAATTCCAGATATTACGAACCACGTCATTACTGCCTCAAGCACAATTAATCGATTAGAGAGAACGGCATTTATTGGTTTTTCTCGCCTATCAAATCCTAGCGATACAACAATGCTTGGATATGCAACGGCAGCTTCCAGCAATCGTGTTGTTGTTGTGAATCAAACGAATACAACTTATTCCATGTTCATTGGGACAAACACAACAGCTTCAACTGTAGATGGTACAATGATGGCTTCTGCACTTGCTGCTCTTCGAACAAATCCAGCATTTGACGTTGCCCAGCCTCTTACTCGTGAAGTGGTTTCAGGAATTGCAACAACTAATACTTTGGCACAATCTGAAAAAGTTATTCTTTCCAATAACGGCGTACTGATTGTGGATAATATTTCTGGTTCGCCAAAGGTTGTATTTGGTACAACAACGGCATTTGATACTATTCTAAATCAACTTTATCAGGTGACAGAGATTGCAGATTATTGTACTCAAACTATTCGTGGTCTTCTAGATCCTATTTTTATCGGACAGAAATTGCTGGCAAATACACCTTCACAGGTTGAAACTGTGACTTCCGCAATTTTGTCAGATATTGAATCTAGTAACATCATTGAATCATTTACACAACCAATCGCAACAGTAAACCCACTACAACCAACACAGATTTTGGTGAATGTGGGCGTACAGCCCGTATTGGAATTGGATACAATCTTAATCACATTAGGTTTGAATTTAGCCTAATAATAGATAGAATTTAACAAAGAAATTTAAGGAGAATCACAATGGCCCAGCTAGGTGATACACAAGCACGATTAAGTACATCAGTTTCACTTTTTCTTTTACCACAGAGTTTAAATGCTACCACATTAAATAATCCTGCGGCTCTTCTTTCATTGGCGCAGCAATCTACTAAGATTGGTGCTGTGCAATCATTTACCCAAACTCAACGTCGAAATACAGATTTTCGATTTGAGTTGGATTCTGATCAGCAAGGCAAGCCCGTTGAAAGATTGCCTCGTACAGTGGATGAATACAGCCTTCACGCGGATCGTGTGATGTTGTATTTGTCAGATGCTCTGGAAGAGTTGGGAATTTCTGGTGACGACATTGTAAACAACAATGCTCCAATTGGTATTTTGAAACAGGAAATTGCACCCGCAGGTTCAACGGCTCCTACAAAGAGTACGATATTCACTGGTGTTTGGATTCATTCCGTTTCTGCCACATACAACATTGCTGGTGGAGACCTAAGAGTTCTAGAGGGCGTTGATTTCGGATACACTTCGTCCACAGTCGTTGGAGAGCCAGCCTAAGAAGCATCAGCAACAAGAGGATAATAATGTCTAAAGAAATACAGTATTGTTTAAACTGTGATGGATATACCCTTCTTGAAGAAGATGATTACGATTTTTGTAAGAAGTGTCAAATTGAGACATTGCAAAATAGAGTGAACATTAATAAACAATTAGCGGATTACCTCATACAACAAATTCCAGAATCTAATCGAGAGCAGGTTGCAAAAGCAGCGTGGGCCAGCATTAAGTAAAAAAGATAAGAGAGTAAAGGAGTCATAAAATGGACTTGAAAAGTTTCTCAGCATTGAATCGTATTGAGAAAGAATTTGAGATTGTAAAAGACTTGAAAGTATCGATGCATACACTTTCGGTATTGCAACAGCAGCAAGCATTGTCTGAATTGATTGTTTCTCCAGCCGGACAAGATCCAGCACTTCGCGCTGTGGTTCTTCAGCAAGCTTTACTTGTTTAT